AATATATATTAGCCCTTGTTACCGGTTCTAGATTAATATACATAACTGGTATAGTATTCTGAGATATATATTCGTAAGAATTAATAAGTACTTTTAGATCTACTATATTACTACCATCCCCTCCATATATACGACAAGGTAAGTCATATTTATGTTTAGCTAGTAATGAAAATTGTAATTCTTTAAACCCAGAACTAACACAGGTATGATTAATAGATGCTACCAAATCCCTGTGTTCCAAAAAAGATACATTTATATTGTGTCTAACAAAAACAATTTTTGGGTATATTTCAAACCTTAAATCGGCAGTAAGACGTGAAGAAAGTAAATAAGCATTTAGATCTGAATAACTAATAGTATTCAGATAAACAGGCAGGTCTTCAACGGCAAAATTAGTCATGGTGCCCTTTAGATCCTTTATAGTTTGAATACCTAACTTCCCTACTAGATGGAATGGTAAATTAATAGAAGTTATACCGTAGATATCAGCGGACAGGTCCCCATCATATTGTCCTTTAGCTATATATATCTGCAAGTCTTGTATAGCCCAACCCATGACTTCGGCTTCAATATCTACAGGCTGTATAGCATATAAAAAAGCTCCTACATCACTAAAATAAGTAGCTCGGAGAATACCATTTAAATTTTCAGTGTGCCAAGCCTGTATAATAGATTGTAAGTCAGCAGCTTGCCAACCATGCAACATTAAATTAATATCTCTATTACTATGCTGCCAAATCTTATATACAATAGTATTTAAATCACTAGTTTCTTGAATGGTAGTCTTAATATATTCAGAAATATCAATTATATCAGATTGCCATGACTTTACAGTATTAAATAAGTCTTTAGTGACCCCAGTAGACCAGCCTTTTATTATTTCAGTAAAATACGCTTGTTGATGTTGAAAAACCTTTAAGTGTTTTACTAAATCAACTTGACCTGTGAGACCTTGTTTTATATACCAAGGTAAATCTTTAGATTGTTCAACTATCCAACCTTTAAGGGCACCAGTAATATTACTAATTACTTCTTTACTCCAACCCTTTAAAGATAAATCTAAATCAATATAATCTGTAGTGCCTATTTTAATATAAGCGGGTATGTCGGTAAAATTAATAGACCGTAATATTACTGAAAGGTCCCGTATACCACCATAAATACAATCACTTTTAAATATCTGTAAACTTCCTGAAGTGTAACCTACTACATTAGTATTGCAACTTTTTAAATAATCTTTTGGCTGTTGATACACTGCCACACCATTAATAGCATTATTAAGTGCTACTTTAACTAGTGTAGGGGAGAATTTAAAATCAACACTAGTAAAATCTGGGGGAGTATACCCACTAGAATCAAACTTAAATGGTATTTTTGTACTTTCTGGTGGTATAAAATCTACCATTAAGCACCTCCTACATCAATCAAATCTTCTGATACTAATACTTCATTTGTCCGGCCCTTATCTGTTAATGTATATTTATCCCATAAAGACTTAGTATCCAAATCAAAAACAGAAAACCCAGCACCTTCACCACTAGACACTATATACATCTTACCAGATCCAATACTGGAAGCCTGATCAGCCCATATACCGGTAATATTTATAGAGGTACCTGCTAATTCATTTGTATAATGATCAACTTGAGCTGAGTCTTCATCAAATATATAAACCCCTGAAGATGTTGCCACAAATATTGTATTATTGACCCCACTGCTCGCTGTTTGTAGTGTAATAAATATATCATTTATTACTACATTGGGTAAAAAAGAATCATCAGTTACATAACTAATATCAGGTGTATCCCAATCAAACAAGTAAGAATTTACTTTAAATACCCCATTAATTGAAGCATTATTAACTGTATAATACACCGATCTATCGGCTGTTGAAAAACATTTTCCAATTTTAGTATTAGAGGTGGAACTTTTAAAGCCCCCACTAGTGTTGTCTACCAGGTCCATACCAGAAGCAGTGACTATGGATAGTTTATTTTCAAACCCATGAATATACCTAACATCTGTAGATGCCGGAGCATAATAAGTGTAGCTATTTAAAAAGGCCGTTAAGTTAATTGGAGAAGCACTATCCCCTAATATAGAAGACTTACTTAAATATTTAACCCCTCCATTAGTACCTAAATAAATAGTATCTTCTGATGCCCATATGGTGGAAAAACCACCTACTAATGACACATACGCTATTTTTTCAGTTGAGTTTATATCTATGATGTCTAGTCCTTCTGAAGTAGCAGCGTAAGCATAATTTATATCCTGCCAAACCTGATTAAGAGCGCTATCAACAGAAACAGACCATTGAATATATGGCTCATCCGTCCAAGAATAGGAAGGGTCATCCACCCAAGAATATAAATCTACCATATATTATAACCTCCCAAGAGGTACACCAATATACATCCCAGATATAGTAACTAGCCCCTCGTTATAAGCGAAAGTCCCTGAAATAACAGCTGGCTGCATACTACCATAAATTAAATCATTATAATCATTGCCGGCTTCATCGTCCCTGCAAACTATATGGTGCTTATCAGGGTAAGGAGTTTCCACAAAGAAATACCCCCCAGATGAGGTAGTTTTATCCACCAGTTCTCCAGTGGATGAACGATAAGCCAAGACCTCTCTGTCTATTGGGATCTCCTGTGCGTCAATGTCTTCGATAACAGTGCCCTCCATATAGTACTTATTAAATTCTGGCCATTGGTACACGAAAAAATAACTATAAGTATTATAAGATACTCCTCCAGTTTTTATTGCTGTTACTGTATTACTATCTTTAAAAGAATAGTGATGATACCCCTCATCAAAGGCGGCAGCTGCTGTAGTATCCACACGACCCTCATTTCCTTGATTACCACTAATTACCATTGATCTAGTCAAATCAAAGTTATTTCCCCTAAGGTCTATATCAGTAGATGTAGTTGTTGTATTCAAACTAACATCATTCCCGCTGGCTTTAAATCCTCTAGCAACTAGTTCTTTTGAAATTTGGATTACCTCCACATTTACATTATCCATGTTATAATAAGAGACATCGTATTTATTAAACTCTATACTCTGAAGTGTGGGACGCATTCTGTACATACTCCTGCTGGGGTATGCACCAGCAGCGGTGGATGTCCAAGAAGCAAAAAATAAGGTATTATTTATATTGTAATGATTAGGAATATCAACTACCTGAGTGCCCTGGCCTCCCAAACTAGTTTCATATATATGCTGTACTTTCCAGTAACTATCGTCATCAGGACATTCTACCACATACCAACCTACGCACATCTGTTCTCCTGTATAAGTCCTAATAAATTCCAACTCGGTGGAGCTTTTAAAATGGCCACATATAGCATGATTCCTTATAAAATTTTCCCATGAGTCACTATAACCATAAAAAACTAAAAAAGCTCTATCTAAATTAACTTCGTTTATAGTGAATATTTTTGTATACCCATCAGCGTACCCTGCCCCATACTGAATTTTGATATCTTCACTAAATTCAGTAATATAACAAGTAGTTTTTCTAGTACTAGTTGCGTCACTACCGAATCTAACACTAAAAGTGTCAGGATCTTCATACCTATACACAGATCTATAAAATCTAACAGGCTCATTATCACTGGATGCCGTAGATGAACTAATAAAAGGTACACATTGTTTTATATTTTGACCTTTTGTTAGAGGGATAATTAAATAACCATCAGTATTATCTGAAGAAGCTATCTGTACAGAGTTAATAACTGACTTTGTCGGCGTCATTTTAGCTACATCATACTCTTTTTGATAATGCTGGCCAATCCAATCAATCATAATAAAAGAACCATGAGAAGTGTAAGTATGTGAGGGCTTTGACTGCTCATAGGTTCTATTATCGTAGTCCGTAATTCTAATTGTAGCAAAAGAATCTGATATGCCGGTGGCAGCCGTAGTATCACACTTCATACTACTTTGCTGACCTGTATTATAACAAGTTAAAGCATTAGAATGATTAGCGAAATCTACAGAATATTCCCCAGTAAGTGATGCCACATTAAATGTTGCACTAAAGTGTTGCACATGTTTACTCTTTTGGTTAAATTTAACCACTGTAGTATAATAATAAACAGTATAATAAGATGCATCGTATTTAACTAAATAAGTGGGTTTAAACTCCCCTGCATAATAAGCACTGATAAAACTCCTACTAGGTGTAGTGCTAACATTAGCTGAAGCATAAGATGTTATGATGAATGTATTGGAATAATCCCAATTATGGGTGTCGTCGTATATATTTTGATTAGCGGAAGTAAAATCACCTTTAAAATGTACTGAATCGAAGTTATCTTGTAGATCCTCTACAATAAAAAAAGACACATCTGTTGCATAAGTAGAGGTATACCGGTAGAATTCTACTGTAGTATTATCTAAAAAGCCCGTACGCACCATATTCTGACGACCGTCGGCAGATGCTCCAGCAACAAAAGTCGCAGAAGTGATAAGACACTTATTAATATCGGACAGCTCTTCAATCTCAGTAGTAGTTGTAGTAGTTGTCTTTAAATAGCTATTCTGATGTTGAACTTTAACTTGATCCGGCCAGAACTCTACTACACTCACATCTATAATTTGAGCTGTGGTATCCCATGCTTTAAAACAAACTATTCCTGGAGATACTATATACACATTGGCCATATTTTGATTTATATTATCCCCACCAGTTCCCCTAGTAGATGAAAAAATAGCACAATTTAACCAGTTTTGGCCTTTACTTAATACCCTAGCACCAAAATAGTCATCAAGAGTAAATCTAAAATTTTCTACTGACTTAACAAACGATTCCCCGGGTTCGCCTCCTTCAGGAATAGGTGAGTCATTAGTACCTATATCTACAGTAATACCCATCCAATCTACCGCAGTAACATAAGCAGGATAATTGGCATAAACAGCTGCCCCTTTTGTATACTCAATAGAGGCTCCGTCTACTAACTCAACAGAAACAAATGCTTCTTTCATGGCAGCTACCACAGTTTGATTAGCCCTGCACATACCCTGTGGCATGGATGAAATTACCATACTATAGTCCATATCACATATAAATGGTACATTATTTGGTTGGTCTCCCACAGCCCTAGTCTGTGTAGCGGTAGTAAACGACGTTAAAAAATGATCAAAAGGGACATATATTTTTTCCTGATCCAAGAACTCTATAACCTGGCAGTTCCAATATATAGTGTAATAAGACACATCTTGCTTATCACTCCGTATCGCCCCATTAGAGTATAGAAATATTCTAGTAGTTCCTCTAGTAAGATAACCAGTATTAACGCCTGCGGAGGCATAAGACCCTAAAAGGAAGGTCCTTAAGGGGTCAACACATCTTCCATCATCTATGGTTAATGTTTGACCAGCACTAGTGTAAGAGCTATCTTTATGTGTAACTTTAAAATTATTAACAAGGTCTTCAAATAAAAACCAGTGACCCGTACAGCTACCATCTACGTAATTCCTATAAAAATCCATGGATGTTTCATCTAGTACACGTCCTCTAACTACTAATGCCCTGTACTGTTGAGAAGATGATGTAGTTTTCCAAGAAAAAACAACTGCTGCCTTGTCTTTACTATTTAAAGAGATTGGTAATGTGACAGTATCAGTTGTAGCAGAGCTATTATCAAAAGTACCTTGTTGTACTTTTACTTGAGATGGGTAAAATTCAACCACATAACATTTAATAGTAGCAGTAGATACTCTTAAATTACCTCTACTGAAATTAATAATACCATTAATAAAGGTACCAGAAAAGTACATATCAAAAAGCTTACTATCAAGATAATCATTAGTAGAATGTGACGTCATGAAAGGGACACAGTTTCTATAATCCTGTCCTTTAGTCAAACTACTACTAACATCTAATTCAGTAGAGAGTACATCTATTTCTACATACTCAACTGATTTGACGATGGTGGCCATAAATTATTCTCCCATTATAAATTTAAATTTATAGTTCTGTTAATATAGAGGATACTTTATTACATAGCCGTAGTGTATAAGGTTCCTGAATTAGTGACTTGTATTAGCCATTCAGATTCATTAGGTGCTTTCACAATTATACCATCTATGGCTTCTATTCCAGATGCCGTAGTTCTTAAGTATTGCCCTCCTGAATAAGTAGTGGGGGTATCATCTAGTGCAATAAAATTGTTTTTTGCATCTAATACTTTAACCCAACTAGTAGATGTATCTAGTATTAAATCCAATATTTGGTCATCTATAACATTAGTAGGCACTAAATGGGTAGCAAGTTGATCTGAAAAAATTAACGCGGCATTAGATATAACAGAATCATAGGTTGTGTTGGTTATCTCATCAGTAGATCCATGTATTTTTATATTTTTTGCACCAGAAGTTTCATAACCGCCCCCATTATGAGAGTTATTAACAACCACAGAATTAAATTCAATAGGGGTATCTAAAACACATATTATTCGTTGATTTGTTACAAAGCCATTACCGGCCAGCCATTGGTTTTCTGACCAGGATGCTGTTTTAGAAGTAGATGTTATAAATGTATATTTAGGGCCATAAACTGTTGCATACTCAGAAGTGGAATAGCACGTGATATCCTCGTCAGCTAAAGAAATTAATGCATCATCATTTTTAAATTCTACTGACCTAATTCCTAAAAAAGAAGTGTCTCCCCAGTTATCTGTAATGTCTATTATAATGGATTTAAAAGAAACTGACTCGGGAGGAACGTCACTTTTTTCGTATATATCATTATCATTGGTAGTTATATAAAAATCCCCTACATCACCGGGGCATACGACCGAAGGTGGTGGTGCACCAGAAGAAATATTAGCAACATGTCCCCATTGAACCCCAGAGCCGGTAGATTGGAGGTATTGACCTTCTGTTCCAGAATAGGTAGAAGGTGTGTCTGTAAGAGCTATAAAAGTATAGTCGCCCCCTCCTTCTCCTTCTCCACCACTTATATTACCTATTTTTCTCCAAGCTACATCATCCACTTGAAATGCCTGAATTTCGTCCATTGCCGCATAGTTTGCATAGACAGTTAAAACATTAAATCTAATAAAACTATATGGCACTGAATTAGAGAAGTTTATATCATAAAACGCGTTCACATTATCTATCTGGCCAGAAGTCAGTAAATCCCAATCTGCATCGTTATTGGAACCATAAACTTCAAAGTCTTTAACCTGGTTAGAAGCTCCTTGATTCATAGGTAATACACTCAATTTTGATATAAGGAGGCTTTCTGGGAATTCATATTTCCACCAGCTCACAGCACTACCACCCATCCAAGAAGTAGAAATATTACCATCTACTGCTTGAGCGGGAACAAGTGTTGAAAAGGTACTACTTGCAGAAGCAGTCCCTCCGGCGTCAGTAAATAAATTTGTAGATCCATAAGTAGGATCATCTTTTGTGTAAATATCATAAGTAACTAAATCTAGGAATAAATCCTCTGCGGAGCCCATTTCTTGTGTTGGAACCCCAGAAGCTGTAAGCCAACTAGCACCGTCTAATCCATCTAGCCCATCTATACCATCTATTCCGGAAGTTACCGTAATTGTAGCCCACTCTACCCCAGAACCTGTGGACTGCGCATACATATTCTCAGTACCAGAATAAGTAGAAGAAGTGTCAGTAAGATCTAAAAAATTATAAACAAGACCTGACGATGATGTAATATACCCACCATCTCCTTCAGTAGTTGAATGAAAATGGTCGGGTAAATTACCCTCCAGTCCCGGCTTAACCACACTGTACCATACCTCTATAAGATTAACTGTTGCTGCAGCCTCATCTATAGTAATCAAGGTGCTAGAGGTAAAAGTAGCTGAAATTATAGAAGCATACCTAATACCGTCTTCACCGCAATCTAATTTAATCCGCCTGTTCTCTAAGAATTCAGCAGTTTTATCTCCATCAACATTAAATGAATTAGTACTATTAAAAGTTGCTTCCATATTTATTCCTCCTTACTCCCCCACCAACATTTTAATTGAGTTACATACTCACTGTTGGCGGTCCCTGGTGGGAAATCTGTTTTAAGATAGATGTTTTTTGAAGTCTGTGGCATAATATCTTCGAGTTTGATGGGTTTAGGGACTCCCACTAAATCAAGTTCTGGAGAATGCATTAGTTGCGCTTTAAATCCATCAAAGGCCTGTGAATTATATGCAACATGATGAAAGGAATAGACTATTATTTTTATAAACCTCGTCCCACTTGGTACTTTACTTTGTAACCATTCATTATACCATAAACCATCTGAAATTTCATAGCCATGTTTAGCATACAAACTAGTATTATCTATTTCATGTGACTCCGTATCATAAAATTCTACAGTAACGGTGCTGTAATAAGAGGTGTAATGCATATCGTTCTTTTTAATCCAATAGTTAACATTAAATACATACCCTTGTAAATTATTATCTAGTAGGTCAAAATCTATACCAGTATAAGTAGATAAATCTATATATCGATGTACAGTACCATCGTTCTCAGACTGAATTAATCTAAGGCAGTATGAGCCCTCTCGTGGGTCTATAGTGGTTATCTCAAAACCAGAATTAGTTTCTACCCAACCAGTAAGGTCACCAGTCTCAAAGTCGCCATTCAAGCATAAGTCGTTTATAACTAAAGGTGTAAAATTATACTTCAGTTGATGATAATTAGCAAAGGGTAACAAATACCCGTCACTTTTAACCTCCTTCCAATCTATGTCAGTACCAACTCCCCATACAGGATCAGAATTTATCGGTAAAATACTAGCTGATTCAGCTTGTTCTAGGTATTCTTCATAAGACATGTCAATTGGGCAAGGGACTGGCCCCATAGTATCTAATCCAGTATAATCCCAAACTCTAGTTTGTTCACCATTAGAGTTTAATTGGTAGGTTTTATTTAAAGAGGTACAATGTATTAAACATCCGCCTAGAAAAGCATGTATACTAGTAGCTGAAATATATCTTGCTTCTGATATAATTAAACCATCAAAAGTATATTGAAACACATAACCATTATGTGTCAATACCCAAAAGCGTTCATGAAGAGCGGTCGTACTTTCCTCAGAAATACTATAGTCAATATCTATAATTTCATAAATAGAGGAAAAATTTATTTCTGCTATTGTTTCTCCAAAGTAATCTACACGTGTAATAAGTGTAGTTCCTACATCTACAACTAAACATCCCCCATCATATAGAGAAGTCAAATACGTGGGGTTATTCATAGACTTACTAACCAACATTACTCCATCAGCATCAACATGTTTGAGCATCTTGACCCCAGGATCTGTAAACCAGCAACTAGCGTATCTTAAATTAACTGCTAAATCTGTGACAAAAGGGATAGCCGCGTCGGTCAACACAGTAGTTGCTTCTAATGACACACCATTTAAGAATCTTAATTTATACCCAGAATTACTTACATACCCCCAAACATTACCATAACCATCCACAGCCCAATTATCCTTAAACTTATTATCAGTAGAGCTAGTGGAATAAGTTATTGCACCAAAGGCACTAGCTTCATTGTATTTATAACGAACTACTTGATTATTTATCAAAAGAATCAAAAAAGTGCCGGAAGTTTTATCAAATAGTACTGTGTTATCCGCAGTAGAAGTAGTTTGAATAGTTTTATACTCTTCTAGCGCACCATTAGCTAGATCAGCTTTGTAGATACTCACAGTAAAATCTACTGAAGTACTTGTAATAAAAAATTTAGTGAATGCTATGGGAGCCGTATTGGAACTAAATACTTTAACTGTAGATTTATTATTTGGGTCCCCCCAGGTAATATTAGTACCACTAGTAATAGTCTGCCTAGTAATTAGAAAAGAAGACATTAAAGGATCTCCCAATGAAACTACAGGAGTAGTGTAATTATAAGTAGACCCATAGTAATTAGGATCAGTCTGTATAGTATCCCCAATAACTACTGTACCATCAAACATGCCCCTAGACCAGGTATATTTAAACGATGTGTCGTCTGTTTTTATAAAAGCTCCATCAGCCAACCCTTCATATTCACCATCAAAAGAAGGACTTAAGGTTAAATAAAAATCAGACTCATTTTCCTGATAGTCTACTAAAACATAAGCGTTCACTACAGGTGTATCAATAGCAGCATTATTAAAGATGGGTAAAGTAGTATAATTTCCATATGTGTGATCAACTGTAACTAGTGACTGATTTCCATCTTCACCAAAGGCTACCTGATCATCATCGTTGGTCAAGCTGATCTCAAGTATAGTGCACTCCAATGAATCTATAACTATCCTACAAAATCTTGGGGCGAATAATTCAGGTAAATTGATAGGATAAAAAGCATCGATATCTTGTTCCTTAGAACATAAAGTATAATCATCAATTATATTATTTTTATAATAAAAGTTTACACTTACTAAAGATGCCTGACGATCAGGCACATTTATGTATAATTTAAAATCTTCTACATTCACCCTATTATATAGATCTATATCTATATATAAAATATCGGTATCGATGAGCGTTACCCCTGAAGTCACTGTGTTACCATCATACAGAAGAGTAAGTTCTTCAGTATTTAGTTGTTTAGTGCCTGAAGTGTTAGTTTCAATTAATCCACTATGTATTAAATTATAATTTGACATATATTAGTTTCTCCTTATACTGGTACCTCCCAATCAACAGTGATGGTTCCTGTGAATTGATTATATAATTCAGGTTTAGTTTTATCTACTTTAGTGTAAACTTTTACCTCATCACCTGGTTGAATAGCTTCAAACACCATTGGTAGCTCCACTGAGGTACTCCCATAAAAAGTAATATTATCGGCAGACAAACGTAAAAAGGAGTTAGAAGACGCCGCATCATATATTTTAGGTGCTTGTTCATTTAAGTCATACTCTTCCTTGCAGTAATTATACAGTTTAACATTACTAAAGATGGCGCTTCCATCATCATTATCATTGGTAGATAAGTATGAGTTCCCCCCACCTAATCGTAGTAATGTTCCTTTATTATCTGAGATCCCCCACGTTGAATTAGAAGAAAGACATTCCACTCCATTTATAAATAAACGCAAAGTATTATTATTGGACATTTCTGTACCATCATGGCTCCAAGCTAGGGCTACATGAAAAATATCCCCTATACCAAAAGTGAAGTTACTTAAATCATACTCAAGCGCATCAACATACAGTTGAGAAAAACCCGCCTTGATATTTCCTATGCCTATCTCAAACCAATGGGAGCCTCTTATACTTAGAGTAATACACTCATCACTATTATTTATTAAAGTAAATATAGTTCTAGAAGCTACATGTTCATATATATCAACCCCATTAGACCCTGTATATAACTTTAACCACATTTCTATAGCACCTCTCCTAAGGCTGGTGCCGCTTAAAGGCATCTCTGCGAACTCACCCCAAGTTAAACATAATCCTTTATCACCAAAAACTACGTCGTCGTAGAAATAGTTTCTTTCTATTTTTATGCCGTCTAAAAACATATGAAAACTTTCACCTTTTCCAGTAAATACCATACCAAAAGAAGAAGTTCTATTTACACGATAATTTAATACAGAGTCTAGAACCCCAGTATTAATATCAGCAGGCGGATAAGTAATATCATACTCATCAAAACGTAATCTAACCCGATTCCAGCCTGTTTTTAAATTCATATCGCTAAAATTCCAAGTCTGTAGGTTACTCTTGATTTTAATCCAATCAAAGGATTTATCTAAGTGATTATCCCATGTAACTACGCTAGCCCAGCCTTCGAAACAACCAAATGCTATACCTCCTGTAGTTATATCTAGTTTGTCCACATCACTCACGTATAACCACATGCTTAAAGAGTCTTTAAATGAATATTGGTCATCCATCCCAAAGGTATCTCCCTCTATAAGTCTAATAAAATCTGACCTATCTGAGTCTGGGTAAGTTATTTTCAGGGAACGAAAGCCCTCTTTAGTATTAATAGTATCATTCTCTAAAACACTCATACCAGAGTCCCACCACCAACTACATTCTGTAGGACGAAGATGGTTTGTTGTATATACTAGCACTTTTTTTAAATAATCTATTCCTGGAGCTATCCCTCTAGCATCCTCATCGATGTATTGTGATGGGTCTCTCCAATCATACGTAAAATTCTCTGCAGTAATTCTACGAAGAGCCAGCCATTTTGAGGTTGCCTGGGCATTTTCAAAACTAACAGCTCTTACCCCCCAGGTACCTGTAAGACTTGTAGGTAAAGCCCTTACTTGTACTGTATAATAACCAGACTCAGCCAAATTAAGAGTGCTAGATTGAGTAACCCAACCTTCCGATACTATAGAGGAAGTAACTGTGTATGAAGAAGGGCCAATAATATCCATGTGTACTAATTCAGAGGTGTCAGGTCTATATATACTCCAACGTATTGCATAGTTTCCCTTGGCTAAGAAAACAGAGGATGTTAATATAACAGGACCTCCGGTACGATTAACATCTAAGTACTCACCAGAGTAAAAGAAAGGTACTGAAGCTTGAGCTGGTGATGTAAAAGAGACCTCGTTAGCAATAGAAGTGGGGTCATCTGAGTATTGGTAGAATTCCTCATCATTACGCCAACTCTTTTCCCAAGGATAATCCCCATATAGTTCTAAATTATGCCCTGTAACATTAAATGCATGTCTTAGATCCAAACAAACTACAGGGTGATCTTGTGAATTTATTGCTATATTATCATCTGCTTGCCATATCTCGAACTCTCTTAAAAAGCCACCATCTATGGTTATAAATTCAGTCGTATCGCTTTGGCCTTCCACAGTAATAATTGGTGCTACAGCTGGCTTAGTGTAGGCATCTATTTCTAGTTTTATAAAAGAGCATTCAACTGCATCATCAAGGTAATGTTCTATACTAGACTCAGTGTTACCTGTTACTTCTACTAAAGGACTAAATGTTCCAGAAATAGATGTAGCGTATGAAATAGTATAAGCAGTGTTCATCCAGTCAGTAGCTTCTGAAGAAGCTTGATGAGTTAATACAAATTTATTAACATTATATATTCCACCTAAATCTAAAGTAAGTGTAGGTTTAGGATCAATTGATGGAAAACCCCAAGAATACTCATACCCTTCATTAGATGCGTCACCAGACAAACAGTTGTATGGGTGCCAATCTTGCATCCAGTAAGAATCTGGAGTAATTATTACATCATCGAATTTAATTTTCTGATAATTTAGACCCCAAGACCTACCAGTCATAGTCCTTATTTGAAATGTAGACACATTAGTTTGTTCAATTAAACTAACAGTATGACTTACATAGTCATTGGCAGTAACCGCTTGCCAAGTAATAGTAGCAGTAAAAGCTGACCAATCAAAAGTAACTAGAACTTTATACCAACTGTCATTACCTGAAAAGGGGTTATCGTTTATTACTTCCCAGCCATTAATAGATTTTACCATCCATTCTGGAGAATTAGTAGCTAAACCTAATATTTCGTCCCCATTACTGTCTAATATACTAAATCCGCCGCCACCTACACCTTCATTATAGTAACGAAATTCAAAGTTCTGGATCTTTCTACCAATTATTAAATCATCTAAAACCAATACCGGCCCAAAGTCTGTTAGGACTTCAGGAGTAAGATATTCCAGACAAGAGAAGTCTTCATCATCATCTATAGGCCTTATCCCCCACCCAGCTGAGCCAGAAATAGTAGTATTATCTACAGTTAGTACTGCATTAGTAATATTAATTGTATTCTCAGGAAAGTTACCAAGCTTGTCCACCGAGTATTCAAAAAATATAGGGTCATCATAACCGAAATCGTAATTTTCATGGTCCGCAAAAGTTACCCACTCATTATCTACACGATTAAAGTAGGATGCTGTGAAAGTATACCCATGTTTTCTAATTTTAAATTTGGTGATTTCTTTAAGTAAGTCCGATATAAATGTGTTGTACGTCACATACCAAGCATCCTTCCAAAAATATATCACTGCTGAACTTCCAGAAACTAGTTCTCTTTTTAGGTACATTGTATGAGATCTATCAGCATTATATATATGCAACTCGGTAGTAAGTCTACTAGATGACACATGATTAATGCTATAATCAATCTCGATCTCAAACGTAGCCGCTCCTGATACATCCTTAGTTCTAAAACTACATACACCGTCCTCATCTGAAGTTAGGGCTATTTTTAATGCCTTAGTCTCACGAGATATGCTAGAATATAAACTAGTAAAATCTTCAGAGTAAGACTCCCAGATGGGATCAGGAAATTCACCAGAAAAATTAGTCTGTTCTATGCCTGAAGCAATAGTAACTGGGTATGTTAAGTTGTTCCAACTAGGCAGACCTGATGTCTCAAACTCATAGTATTTTTCTGCTATATTTAGTATTGTACCGTGTGGGGCAAGATTCCTAGCACTTGTGATATAATTAGTAAGTCTACTTGGTACTTCAAAAGGTACCCACTCACAATTATAGCCTCCGCCAGGCATATACGCCATTGTTATCTCGGGGTATATACCTATGTATTGCAAATAACGGTCTATATTATCACCACAAACCATTGGTATTTTAAGCCAACGAGCACTAGTTTTATCTCCCACTACAGTACTAGTATATGCTACTTCTGGAGGATCAAAACTATGTTTCCAATAAGCATGTTGTTTTATGATTCTTACTTCATCTAAACTACCTTTAAAGTATGCTTCATTAAATCTACCTAATATTAGTGGAGTGGCTGCCAAATTTACCTCAACAGCTGTACCTATATAAATACTATCATGTGCTGTACCATCTATGTATAAGCCTAAAGTACCATTGAATCTAACCAGTGCTACATGGTACCAAATAGAAGTACTTAGCATAAACTGAGACTTTAACTCAAACAGACTTCCACCACTATACACAGTGGCTACTAAATAATCGTCTACCCCGAAAGTAAATGAGAAAGAAGAGGTAGAATTTAATGCAGACGTGCGAGAAATAATACCTTCATAACCAGCGCCTGCTCGGAGAACTCTAAAATCAATAGTAAACTCTTCTGCGTATAGATTAAAATCGCCAGAGGTATCAATAGAGATAGTTCCACCATTGAACACTGCATGACCATTAGGAGTTACTGCACTTCCTATTGTACTAATAGTAACATCCCCCTCCTTTACTAGAACATGCTCAGACTCAGAACTGTCCGTAAAGTTTTCAAAATTAAGCAATAACACAGGGGCTGAACCTTTCCATTCAACTTCATCTATATTTGCAGTGTCAGACCCAGAGTAATCTATCTCTGAAGTATTCCAAATATTTTTTAAGTTTTCGTTTGGACCGGAGTTTCTTAAAAAATCTACATTATGTAGCTGCTGTAGATCAATCGCCAAATAATTAGTATAATCTTCCTCAGTAGCAGCAGTAAGTACACTATTTTCAAAAGTTTTTATGAATTCTGGGGGAGTAAAATCTTCTGTCCATAACGCCCTACCATTATTAACCCTAAACGCATCCATATACCCATAGAACGAATAAGACCCTTGGTTAATAACCCTGCCTATAATAAATATAGAGTCGGGAGGTGATAGAACCCCTTGAACTAGCGTAGCAGGATCTGCTACCCCATTAAGATATAGTTTTATAGTCCCCTCATGCCCAACAACAGCTATGTGGCTCCATTGATTTAAAGGTATGTAATGAGAGGAATACACTATACCGGCAGTAGTATCCTGAAAATAAAGAGTACCGTTAGCATGTATTGTAACTATCATTCCGGTCCCACCTACTGAACGTGTTGAACACACACGCCTGTATGTAGTATGTATTGTCATATATATCCAAACATCGATTGTAAAATCATTGTCAGCAAAATCAAAATAAGCCTCTGAAGCAGGCGAGTCCTCCCCCACTTTAATAAAACTGTTACCCCCATTAAAATACATAGAAGAATTACCAAATTTGGCAACAGTAGTTGAATGCGTAGGAGCCCCAGCTTTATATAGAAGGTGAGAGTAATAAGAAGAGTCTATAAATTCAATGTCAGTGGCTTCATTATCTGAATGAATTAATAATATTTCTTGCTCATTAGTGATCGAGTTATAAGGGTTGAAGTCATTAAATTTACGACCAAACCTCATTTTTTTTGATAAAAGTAATGTATTCCAAGTGTTGTCTTCTTTTCTAGGCCAATAAATTATCAAGAATCTATAGTAATTATTGTTAGTAAAATACTCTTCATTATAGGCATGAGTAGACCCATACTTATTAATATCAAACTCTATTAAAAGTTTATTACTAGATGACTCAGGGTCAAAAGTATCTCCATACTCATTAGTACCATAAACTTGCACTATGTCAGGTGTTTGATAAGTAGTACTGGCATAAGGAGTGTAATAAAGATAATTAATAACTCTTGCATTTCCAGCACCAAAATCATACTTTACATAACAAGAGCAATGAGTGAAATAAAAATTCCATGCGTCTGAAAAAAGATTCCAGGGGTTTGAATCAAGAGCATTGTTACCTGAGTTATAAAAACCATTATTACTATATATACTACGGCTAACAGGTGTCAAATCTCCAGTCTTAGCAAAACTATATGCCCAGAATATATAGTCATCCTTATCCAAGTTGCCTATCAAAATAGCTGGTTTCAACAACTCAGATTGAGTATGTACTATTTCAAATTTATCGACAGGTTCACTATCATTAAAATCAAAAGCTATAAATTCTTGCGCACTTAGATAAGGGAGTGCTTGAACAACCACACTACTGGTACTTACTTTAGTAGTTTGAGTATAATATTCATCTGAAGACATGTTTTCATAACGTATATTTAACTTGCTAACCCTATCAGGGAATGAAAGTTGAGATGTAGTATTAAAAATATTAGCACCATCAACAGTGTCTAAGGAAATATAAGAAAAAGTATTACCAACTTTTTCTACACTAAATATTAAATCTTTTGAATCTGGGTTTGTGATTGATTGCCCTCCAGCATATAACATGGGGTCGGTGCCCCAATACTGTAAGTGTTTCATCTCTTGACTAATTGGGTATGTTGCCCAAATATCTAAAGTAGCTGTATCATCTCCTTGGCCGGTTAATTCCATAGTAAACAAAACTCTTTCATCTTCATCTAGTAGCTCCACAGTGTATTTTAAACTACTAGGTAGCCCAAATTTAAAATGTATGTCCACACTGAAACTAAGGGCACCTGGCCAAAAGGTTTTATTTATTGCTGCCATGCCCCACCCATCTAAATAAGGAAATATACTATCATATGCCTCTACAAGATTATTATTCCCGGGATTAAGCCCGAAGTCATAATCCCAATAATCTAAATAAGTACTGTTAGAAAAATCATCCTCTACCACACTTACTGGAAGTATGTTGCCTGTAATAGGGTCAATAGAAGTTTTAAATTTACCACTAAAAAAATCAGTACGTGCTTGAATATATATATTATAATTATCTAATAAACTAAGGCCATTATATAATTTAAAACTATTTAATTCATAACGACCTGTGTCAAAAACCCCTAACTTCCAATATTTACTAGATACTTTATCGAATGAAACAGAGTACTGTTTTCCTGTAGGGTCATTAGTATAAGCTACATCTTCATTATGGTGTAATGTTTTGTAAAAAGTCCATTTGTAATTATTTATAAATTGATATGATGGTTTATTATCAATCATATTTTTTAAATAATAAGCAATACAATTATTCGCTATTTGACCATCAGCCATATATAAAGGATAGTCTGGATTTTTACGTACTATAGCTCCTGGACCTATTTCAGCATTAATAGTAGAATCTTCTGAGTCAAACCTGACCCAGGACAATATGTCATCTTGTTTAAATAAACTGGTAGGAATATCTACTATTAGATTCAAAGGAATATCATAAGTATTTTCTATAATCAGCTCTTTTGATTCTGTTACAATACCTTTAGGTGCATAATCAGCACTAATAGTATTATAGCAATCTAAATCTTTTATATATTCCATAGAAATAGTAGCATTTAATTCTTTGAGTTTAAATATATCTTGTGATTTTATTTCGAGTTTAAAATACCTAGGACTGCCCGAAACATGTGCCGTAATCTTTTCATCGTCGTCCTCATCTGCAGTAAAAGACAACTCATGCCATTCATTACTATACACTGAACTGTACATACTAACATTATCTAGTAAAGAAGGTTCTATGTATAAATAACTAAACACCTCTATTTCAGTTATTTTAGTACTTTTATGCCACTCATTATGATATCTGAACCCATAACACTCGACAGGCTCAAAGTAGTGTTTTAGAGTATTCATACGCTCATTCATTAGAGTCTGATATATATCCCAATTAGTGCAAACACCATTCACATACTCAGGTTTGCCCCAAGGCCATGGATTAGAAAAATAAATATCATCATACTGCTGACTTCGTCTTTCACCATCAGTCAAACCTTCATATAACATGGTACCATCTAAATCTACAGAAGTAAATGTTGGGACATACTTCCAATGTATCTCTTCGGCATCTCCGTTCCCTCCAAACTCCCCAAGGTAATAAGACAAAGAAAGATGTTTAAAGTTATTAGACTCTTTAAAATAAATAGCAGTTTTGTGTATTTTAACTTGCCGGCCAGGAGGAAATAATAAGGTAAATGTTAAGGGGTCAAACTCATAATCATAAGGCTCGCCTGTAGTCCAGGGGCTTTGAAACTCCATATAACGATAAGCAGCATCCTCATCTCCGGTAGCCCCGCATTCAGCACTGTTCCATTCCCCATCACCATTAACATAAAAATAACTATGTTCTCCAATAGTAACCAGGCCGCTATAAGTATCTGGATCATCATTTTGAATGTAATTGGAGCCGTCCCAGTGCAGACTCCCTCCATGAGAATTACTTGTATAAGTACTGCCTTGTTGACCATTATCTGGGGTAGTTATACAATCATCTAAGCATTCCAAACCATAAGCTTTATTTCTATGCTCTACTTTACGGCCTACCACTCCGGTATAGCAATGATTTACATCGTGCCAATGTGTGTCATTATGTAAATTGACTTCCCAAGTTACATCTAGGCATGCAGCTACATTATACTCATAATCAGTTTTCAATTCCTCACCATGAACATGTAAATCAGCTATATTAGCTCTCCGACCTAGATCTATTTCCAACTGGATGTTCTCTTGAATTCTACTACTTCTTGCATAAAAAGATAAACCTATTACCCCTTTGGCTGCAGGTTTTCCGATTGAAAATTTACCTTCAGGCATTCCAGCCACTTCAAAGTAGACAGCGTTTGGCTGCCGCTGTTGCATAGAATGGGGGCACAGTACGTTAAAATTATAAAATCCAATTAAATCACCTTTGTTTACTAACCAATCTACTTCTATGCTATATGTAACATCATCTGAAGTATGTACAGCGCCTTTTTCTGGATCTTCAATAGTGGCTGTATAAATTATTTGAACAAAGGAAGTTTCAACATCAGTCATTCTATAAGTCCTTAACAACACCACTTTACTAAAAGAAGAACTAAATCTTGAAGAAACAAACATATTCTCGTCGACATCTTTACATCTAGTTCCGTTAACTTTTATTAAAGTAAGTCTTCCAGAATCATTAACTGGATGAGAACCGTCTATGATTAATTTATTATTACCATCTATCTCTTTATAGTAGTCTATGTCAATTGGCCGGGGAGCATGGGATGAGCTCATTGAATCGATAAAGTCAGATCGACCAGCTTCCACAGTATATTGATTAGGATTATGATAATAAGCGGTATGTTCTTCATCCGAATCGATCAAGGCATTTATCTCGAAACCTTTTAACCTACGAGAGGCTGAGTAATCAAAACCAGATGCCGGAGACTTACCTATAGTCTCAACAGATACATCTTCCCCTAACTCATTAAAAAAGCCCAAGATTTCTGCTGCTGGACCACCTATACTAATTGTCCCACCTTCAGTAGACGAACCTGAATGAATTATAAGTGTATTTTGAGTATAATCAAACGTAGATTCTACATAAGTATACTGCCCTACGTCTACCAAACTTATTCTATTTACTAATACTTTTGCCATATCACTACCAGTTATATTAGTAAAATTACCTAAATTTATTTGCTGGTCACCGTAACCGTCTATATTAAGTAGTAACTTATCATTGAGTCCGGATACAGTTGTAAAAGTTTCTTTAGGAATACCTGAAGTAATCGATGCCCGTTTGCCAATACCTTCACAAGGATGGCTATATTTAGAATAGTAGTCGCACTGTGTATTAATACATTGAAAATAATCAGTAGAATCAATATTAATAGCCTTAATAGTAAAGCGTATTTCAGGCTTGCCATCAGTAAAAGGATAAATCCTGACGTTATTAATATCACCTTGCCAGTATTGAGATTCTCCAGTGTTTATTATATAAGAATACCATTGGTCATTTACAATAAGATCGAAGTCTATAGATTTTTGTTCACTCCATGAAGGATCAGCTACCGTCTGCCACATGAGCCTACCTTTGGTAGGAATAAACTGTTCAGGGAGATCATCAGGTAAAGTTAATTTCATTGTAACTTTCATTATATGATATGATTCTGCTGGAATAGGTATAAATATATTAGTTCTACTAATGTAACACTCCCTATCTAAAGAAGTACCGAACAGTACTGTGTCCCATACACCATACAGACATATATTAGAATATATATCCCAGCCATCCACATCACCATTCTTACTAAAATCACTCACATAACCATGCAATGAGTCATACTGACAAGTAGATATATTCTTAATACTATAAGCGTCTTTTAGTAGATTATAATTAGTCTTCAAGGAGATGTCTCCTTACAGAACAGCCAGCTATTACATCATTAGTACACATTCCATCACCATCAAACAAACCAGGACAGAGGCCGCAAAAAGTTAAACCGCTATCCTCACTATATTTTACAGAATGATCTAATGTACGTACACAAGAATCAGAACGCATTTTACCTAAAGTTTTTAAAGCCACTGCTTGTCTAGAAGCAAAATAATCTTCAAAAAAAATTTTCCGTGTAAAACCACATTTATTACAAGCGAATATCATATATCTAGGAGCATTTTTAATAACTAACTCGCCCGCTTCCGACATTAATACCTTTATGTCCTTATTGTATTCAAAAGTAGTGGCTATAGAATTTTCATAAAGCTCACTATCACATTTAGAACAAATTAAATCCATCATCTATTTACTCCTTAATTATATTATTTATTTTTAAATCACCAGGTGGCATCAGGTCCATATATGGACTCCTGAATTGAGCCCCAGGAGCCGCCTAAAAACAAGTTTCGGACTGGGTTGCCCTTTGTAGGTGCTACTACTGTCCCTAGGCCACCTACAAGGGGCTTAATATCCATCTCAGGATAAATTAAAGTAGAAAATTCTTCTTCAGAGGCTTGGTATATCCTATTCCCTGTACTTCTTGAGTACCACCTCACATAAAGACCAACATTCAAATCTATGTTCATCTTTCTACGCTGTAACATCCAATAAGTTCCCATATTATATTGAGTTAATGATTCTACTGCTGTATGAGACGACATATCATCATAATTTGTATACCTCCATGCAAAAGTATCTCCTCCATAACAACCATTATCCCCAGCACAAGCCTCCGTCCAGGGCTCGCTAGCTATATAAGAATGCCCTTCTGCCTGCATTATGGGGAATTGATTTATCCCTCCCAATGTAGATATTAAAGAATTTGTTAGCACAAGAGGACCAGCGCCCGCGAAGTTAACACCATTTTTAGTAAGAAGTTCTTGCAAACCCGGGGGCATTAACGGCTTCATAGTAGATTGCTGTGTTGCCTTTTCAGCCGCCTGATTGTATAACTTATATTGTAAATTTTCCATTTCTGGAATAGACCCTGAGTCTAATAACGTTAAATCTTCCCAGGTATCAAAAACAAATCTTCCCCTGCATTTATTTATAAATACAGCTGGGCCGGCAGAATCACGGATTCCTTTTACCCCGTCCACATCATCTACTTGCCAAACTGTATGAGGGAAATTTGGAATAGCCGTCAGAGTTTTTTCATCGCCTCCCCCTTGAGGAGGACCATCAGCAGAGGAGCCGTGGGAAACATAGTATTTCCTTTCCCAATTTTTTATATTCTCTTGTGCATTAATCAATTGTTCTTCATATACCTGAGTATTCAATACATTTACAAAATTAGGGTACTTAGTATATCTGCCTGGGTCTGTTATACTAGCATCAAGTGCGGTAATTTCTGCTATTGTAGGGGTGACCCTAAATACAACATACAAGCCTGATCCGCCCCCAGCTATATAATCCCAAGTATTCCCCCATTCTATGGTCTCATCTCTTACTTCAAAAGAATTAAGACTTGTTTTTGGACCATCATATAGCTCCATTCCATCAGATTTATACAACAAAGTTGCTCCCTCTGAACTGCCTAAGTCTGATTTATAAATAGATACCTCTGGCATATGATGGTAGCTGTAAACAGCAGGTACCTTCTTGGTAGTTGCTGTTGCAGGTATCTCCGGTGATACTAATTTAGGGCCGTATTCATAACTAAAACTAAACCTGCCCACAGTACGAACTATACTATCAAATGTAAAACCAATAGATAACTCATCAAAGGTACCACACATTACTTCCATGAGTTCACCCAGTTTGGTGAGTTGAGTCAAGTGCTCAAGTCTTAATGGTGCGCTACCTAGCCCATTCAAAAGTAGTTCTACGTTTAAACCGCGTTGAAAATAAGTATTGATTTTATCTCCAGTAATAGTATTAATAGTTACAACATGGCGCTCATCTTCTATGGCTGCCTCAATAGAGTCAGCATCATACCCTGTATCAAATAAAGTTACCTGCTCTGCCCAACCAGATTTAATAGTACCCTCGAATGAGGGATTGCCGATACATGTCTCATACAGTGTTACATTATATTCTTCTTCCAAGGACTGGCCCTCTGCTAGTTCTCCGTCGCCATTATTTGGAGTAAGCCATTCACCAGCCCAATTAATTCCTCGTTTTGGGCCATTATTCAATTGTAAAGAAGGGTAGCCTAAATACTCACCAGTGTATTTATCTTTCTCTTCAGGTGCCCAAAACCTAATAGAGGACTGCATATTCTCATCACATACAAGTCTAAATTCTTTATTTTGCCAATCATACTTATAGTCGGGATACTCAACTTGTATCATTCGGTGACTACCTACTACCGAGCCGCTATTATCTAAATAGGTACCTTTAACGTTCCCTACCACCCCTTTTTCTAGATATAACGCTATAAAATCACTATAAGAATACCCCGCGCCTTCCTTAATATTTCTTTCTAGAGGTTTCCAAACTTCTTGCCAAGCCCATTGAATGAAAGTAGACGAGCCGCCTGCTTCATAAGCTTTAAAATTATAGAAAGGAGAAATTATTGCGCCTCCAGTAGATACAACGTATTGCCCTATAGTTTTAGGATAACCTAAATTTAATTCATTTTGTACGGTTATGATATCTTCAAATCTAAAACGATTATAGTAGTCCACTGTCTCATCAATAGCCATACCATCAAACTCATCTGCAAGATAAAATCCTAACGGATTAATAACATTTGGGCCACTAGGATCACAAAAATAATCCCACATAGGGTCAGAATCAGCAGTTATATCTGATGAAGAAAACATTTGTGCCGCCGGCATGAGATGCCAATCTGTTCTAGGTTCAGAACGCCCTGTTTTAGGGTCAGTATCTGTTCTAACATATGGAGCTTGGTCCGTAGTACGATATGAACGAAGAACAGAACGAAATTCATTCCCAAACTGCATTATAGGGTAACTACCAGTATCTATCCAAATTCCTATTTGATAGTCATTAACTCCAGCCCTTATCCTACCATACCCTGTGAAATAAGGCTCCTCCGTCATATAATTGTTATACGTCAACATAGGACAAGCACAGGGTTTAGGTGGACAATACAAACCGCTGGAGGCATAACGTATATGCGGCCCCATCATGCGCATATCATGTGATCCGTGATCGTAACTCTCATTGCCCTCTGTATCTGTAGATTTGGTTTTAAATAACCCAATCATTGATACGTCCCAATTATCTAAATTTGTGACTTGATTGTACCCCGTGTATCCTTGACACATGTTATAAGGCCACCAGACAGCAGCAGGATAACACCCTTTACATTCAAAGTGATCGCCACATAAAGGTACGTTTGATATTAAAATACCAGAGGCTAGAAATTTTTCTGATCGAGGACCACAACATGTACATATAGGAAGATTTTGCCATAGGTTATACACCGCGGTCCATTTATAATATATCTCTACGTCTGGGCAAGCTACCTGCTTAACCATACCTATAGGTTTAGTTCTTGACATAGTAAAAGGCCTACCAGTACTATCTTGCATAACCGTAGCTAAAGTAAGAACAAATTTATAATTTTTAATAGTGAACTGCTCAGAAGTACCCTCAAATTCGCCCGCCTCTATAAGAACCTCATTTCCATTTGTGTCTATTTCTTCATAAGTACCAAGATCTATATCTGGGGGCTGTTCAAAACTTCTTTTTTCCATATACGTTAAATCATTTATTTCCACTAAAGTATCACCACATAATGAATTAAAATCACTCATATCCTTAGGTTTAACTAGTACCTGACCGCTAGCTAATTTACGATCCCCTCCATGGCGTACAATTTGCATTTCACACTCAGTATACTCGGTAGTTAGGTTACCCTCCTCATCTATAGTATCATTACCATAAGTAGCTACTATTTTTTTAGCTTCCCAATTCTCTATAACATTATTAACAAATAAGTCATTCAATGTGATAAGAGCATAGCCATTTGAACCAATAACCTTAAATTCCTGTGGGGAACCTGGAACAGTAGAAGTTTCAAGTGTATATTGAGGTATAGTAATTTTATATTTAGTACTACCAACATAGATAGGATCGTCTACAGGATCAACATGGCGGACATCGTTGTATGTATATAACGCATCTGTTGCAAGACCTGCGTCTATAAAAGGCTCGAAATGAAACGACATAGAGCCGTTGTTATTTAAATTAGTCATAAAGGATTTCTCAAAATTAGGAATCGGTTTTCTAACTAGTTTCTGATCCCCTATAATCTGAAAGTCATCTTGGAATAACATACCCCCTACAACTCGCTTAGTAAATGTTACTTTATCGAAAGTAAATATATTATTGGCTTTTTGAAAGACCAAAATGGTATTTTTATTGGACCCGTCATATGTACGGTCTTTAGATAACACAGGCACATCCATTAAAAATGTTCTGTCTTCATCAGGTAAAGAATTAGGAATTACTTTTTCAGGGGATATTGTCGCTATTGCTTTCAATGTAGCCTCTAACTTAATATTAAACACCTCATAAGCCTCAGGTCCTAGTTCAGATTCTAGTATGTATATATCATCAAAATAATACAATTCCACAGGAAGTATGGCCTGTACCTCAGCATCGCTCAAATTAATGGCATAAGCTACAGTAGAATAAAATAGTTTACCATAAATTAAAGTACTAATCCCTTCCGCTAGATAAGGAGTTTCAAAGAACCCGATATCTACATCATTAGAGGTAGTATGCTTATTAAACTCTGTTTTTATTATGGGGGATAAAGGGAATAATTGTAACGCTCTTACTAAGGTAGGAAAATTCTCTAGTGTGCCAGCCACCTCTGTGCCTTGAGTCAACTCCACATTCTGAGTTTCAATAGTGAACTCTTCAAATGAAGGCATAGACACTTTAACTGCAGGAATTCTATACTCTTCTATATTACCATCAGAACCAACAGTAGTAGATAATATACCATGTATAGAGGCCCCTCCATCTTCACAGTCTTCTTCCATCGACTGGCTAGATCCATCTGTTGCACACTTACCTGAATCAGCAGAGCCGTGCCAAGTAAAGATTTCTCCTTCATCGATAAATATTGCTTGTATTGCTTCTTTAGTCCAGTTATTTTCTCTATGATAATATCTCAGTTCATGTATCTGTTCCGCTAATATAGGGTCACCATCCTCCATTTTCTCATCTATACAGTACTGCCAGCAAACCCCAGTATAGTTAGAACACTCAGGCTTACACCCATTACATGGGGGACCATTTTCAAGTGTAAATTCACTATAAGCACTAGTATCCTTAGGGCAAGAACATTCCCAATTACCTTTTAATTTCACTTTACCTTCAGCGTCAACTGCAAATGTGCCCGGGTCAGTTCTCCACCAATGACACCTAGATAGTGCCGCTCGAATATTATAGATAGTAAAATTAGTAGGAAGTCTGAAACCAAATTCAACATCTAAAGAATAATGACCGGACTCAAAAGTGTCTAAATCTGGGCTATCTGAGGGTTGAAGGGTGCCAAAACCCATATGATATGGGGCATAACCAGAACAAGTAGTATCAGTACCAGTACCGTCGCACTCCCCCTCATTGTACCCATTTATTGTGTCAAAGTCCCAATCAAACAACTCAATGCCGCTATCATTAACATCACCAGTTGGTTCGCCGACAACTACCCAACTTTTTCCAGTAGCCCTATTACATACATGTCTTCTAGGATCAGGTAGAATACATCTTGCTAATACTTCACCTGGGGAAGATGCTATATAGTGAGAACAACTGACAGAAGTACCAAGTAAATTACAAGCTGGAGAATGATTTGGAACTTTAAGGGCATTAGCCGAATCTTGAGCTGCGGCTGCTGCGATTGCTTGATAATTACACGTAGTAGCACCATCATCCCAGTATATACAAAGAGTTGGTTCATATTTATTCCAGTACTGGCATTTATTAATAGAATCTGTTTTCATTAGATTTACCCGTTATCTACGACCTCCATATTAAACTTACCAGTAGACTCATCCACTATATAATGAATCTTTTTAGCGCCGTCGTAGTAACCTACACATCTACGTTCAATTCTAAAAGAAGCCGCTATACCAGGTACCATGGAGGCTTTATTTTTAATAAAATAAGCCGCCTTACCAGACAAGTCCCATTGCCGGCCGTCATACAACAAGGACAAACGCTTAATCTTGACTTTAGGTACTTTTCTCCATTCAATATTACCTTCCTCCAGTATAGAACCATCAAGAAGTTCTACTTGCCATCCTCTTCTCATATAGTTGCACCCCTTATATATTATTTGTTGGTTTTTTTAGTACCCTTTAAACCATAGTTATCAAATGCCCATCCAGGCCCTTTCAAAATAAAACTAGATCTTGAAATAATTTTTTTCATATCCTTTCCACAATCCTCGCATTGAATAGAGCTAGTCCCCATAGGTACTAATCTATCTAATGCGTTCCCACATTCACACTCAAATTCATATAACGGCATATGTACTACTCCTTATCTATCCGAAAATACTTTGCAGAAAAGTTAATTCTGGTATATCTTCGGGGTTAACTATTGCTCTTTTTATTGCACGCTCCAACTGACCCTTTGTGAATAAAGCATCAGTAAAAGAGCCATCATTATTTTCTAATCTAACAGGATAATATTCCAGGTTAGATCCAAACTTCCTGTATTTATTATCCACTACTTCCTTTAAATAAATTTTTGATTTCATCCATTACTCCTTCTTAATATAAGTAACCCTAATTAAATGTCAAGTACTTAACCATAATATAATTATTGTAACGATCAACTATAATCGAAGTAAAGACGCATGTTGATAGTACTATTAGCGCCTGTTTCTGAACTTCCAAGTCGAATTCCTGTCCAAATTGGATCAGACATTAATCCCGTATTACCTATACTCTCACTGTCATCTGCCGTAGATACAACAGATAAATTAGCTTTTGTATTATACAAATAAGTTGGTGCAGTATTATCATCTATATCACCAGGAACTACATTAGGCCACCATTCGATACCATTCGATGGATTAGACCCTGAAGTATTATCAGGCCCTACAGTTCCAAACCTAAACTCAGTATCGTTATTACCTGCATCGTGATGACTAAAAGTCCCATGATTTTGAAGACCGAACTTTACAGTAGACATTTCTACCGCTCCAGCTTCAATTTCAAATACCACACATTTTACACTGGACTCCGTACTGACCGTAACATTACCGTAGTTAAGGCTAGTTATGTTATAACTAGTAGGTTTAGGGGCAGTACAAATTACACGGAATTCGTCCCCAGCATTAAAATTGTCCGACCCATTAGGATTAAATACCACTGATAGGCCCCTGGTACCTAATTGAGTAGCTACACCTGAAGAAGTCAAAAAGGGAGATGAACTCATCTCTCCACGGTCTGATGCCCAAACATACTCTGCTGTGGCTACGGGACCCGAAGCATTAGTTCCCCCCACGTAATCCGGTTTTTTACAACCTATAGTCCATGCAGGACTAACTTGATTAAATACTGCGTCAGTAAATTTAACCATTAACCCGTAATCACCTACTTTGTACCAGTAATTAGGAAAAAGTAATTCAGTACTAACTGTTGAAGAATCACTACCTGTAGATACCCAAGATATTCTTGGAACATTTCCCCATCCACCACCCATAGTAGAGCCATTAGTTACATCTACATTTATAGTGTAGGTTAAATCGGAAGGTCCATTAAATACACCTCCGGTCATCATTGAACCATCATAACTATTAGATGAATCTTTTACTGGAGTCCCAATTCCCCTAGGAGCCACCCCTGCTTCACTATATGAATCATTTGTAATTACTATTGTGTAAGTTTCATCCAAAAATCCATAGTAGTCCCCTGTAACCGTTATATCCCCTGTAAAACCATTAGAGTCTGCTAAACCACCTTGCTCCATGGCAGTTGCATAACCTAACAAAGCAGAGCCATCGTTAGAGCCACCAGTAGTAATTACAACACTAGACGAAGAGCCCAATGTACCTGAGTATATCTCAAAACAATTACCCTCTGCTTTATTGTTTGTCCAAACACATTTGGCCGCATCCCATCTATCATTATTTTTACCTAAATCATGCATCTTCTCAGTAATATCTTTTGCCAAAAATCTTGGGTCAAGGTTTGTTCCTGAATACATAGTTATATACGGACCTGTATCTCCATCTATTGAAACATATAATCTATTAGATGTCGGGCCTATTGTAAAAGTATCTGCTACACTAGCAGTTGCTCTACTATAACCTTGCTTACCCTTATACGTGCTTCCATTACCGTCTGTAACTTCTCCTCCAGCATCTGCCGGAAAAGAAATCCACCTTGTGATCGCTACCATAATTTACTCCTCCTTAATATTATCGCTTTATACCAAGCCTCGTGCCATTCTCTTTCTGAGTTAGCTCTTGAGTTACAACTACTATAATGTCCTTCACTACAAACATAATCTAGTTTAATTCTATTAGATTTATATTTTTTAGAAAGTAACTTGTAGCCTCTTAAATCAAATTGATCTTCTACTAACTTATAAGTTAATTTATTCAAAGCCTTCTCCTATTTAGTTTGGGTCCTCTATAGTAAATTCATATTCTAAATCTGGCATAGTATTTCCCGCAAAATCTTTTACATTGTGTAACCTCACAGTATAAGTCTTTCCATAGAAAAATACTGTACTTTGAGGTACTATTTTAAAAGTCAGATCTTCAAAACCTACCGGTGTTATTGAACAACCTAAATTAAACGATGTTAAATCAACCGTTCCAAACTCAAAAGCTGCTCCAGCTAAACCAGGACAAAACACTAAGTTACCTGCTTCTGCTCTAACTAATACCTGTTTATTAGGACCCCAATCAACTACCTCATCTAGCTGTAAATCATAGCCATATAGAAAATAAAAATCCTTTTCTTCTACTTCACCCATACTATTCTCTACATGAATAGAATAATTCAATACTCCATCAGAGTAAAAATCATTCAATGGGTTATAATACATCCGTTTACCATTTGGTATGTCTTCAAAATAAACTCCGCTTGCTAAAACACCCTCTACATAGAAAAAAGTGTTATCAGTATTAATAGGGTATAAATAATCTATAACATCTACCCAAGCAATCGAAGACGCTGTTACAAATTGGTCTCTTTCTACAAAAAAATCTCCGGTAAAAAGACTTCTAGTCTTAAAATCTACTGAAGTCGGTGCTGATAATCCTAGCGATGTAGAATAAATATCTAAATTAATCAAAGTTATACCCCCAGTACTTACTTCTAAATCAGAAAGAATACCTCTAGGATAAGTATCAACACGATAATCCAAATAATCATATGTACATCCAGAGTACGTTGCCCCAGAATACGTAGTACCAGAGTATGTGTTTATACAATAACCCAAATCATTCTGTACACTGCCATAGTATGAAGTACCTGAACATGTGCGTATACAGTAATCTAATGCTTCATATACACAACCAGAGTATGTACTACATAAAGCCAACAACCCAGAATACGTTGTGGAGCAAAAAGTGGCACCTGGGTAATCAGTACCGGAACACGATATACCTGAATACGAGCAACAGTGTTTATTAGAGCCTGATGGAGCCATCCCCATCGCAGTGCTATAAACAGATGCATTTAAGTATGAGGTATCAAAAGTAGCAGTATAAATATCAGTTGATAATCTAGTTATCCTACCATCTCCTTGCTTCACATCTATGTCTATTATCCTAGGTGTATCTGTAAGACAACAATAAAGATCAGCAGTACAACTGTAGTAGGTCACATTAGAAAAAAACATGTCTACATTTATATCATCTCTAATAGGTATTACCCCTAAATTGATCCTAAAATCCATATAAGTGTCATTAGATACAGTACTAATATATGGGCTTAAATACCACTCAGTATCTATATCATATGCAAAAGAGTTTTTCTTTGCTAAAAATGCAGTACTTACTATGTCTAATGCCTTATCCTTTAAATCAGCCACCTCAAGTGTATCAATAATAGATGTATAAGAAACTTCTGTATCCAGTGTAGTTACCTCTACCTCTGTATTGTCTGTATCAGTGAAATCTGCGTTATACTTAGAGTAGTCCATGAATATTGAAGTTGTGCCACTATCAGTAGTACTATATACTACATTAGAGGCTATATCGGCTTCATGTGAGTCTAGTGGCCCTACAATAACAATCGTAGGTATTTCATGGTCCTGTAAAGGCATAAGTAATATACTCCTTTAAGTATATTGGTAATGCAATGTAGTCACAAAATCATAACTCCCTGCAATAAATGACTCATCTATATCTACCAACCTCGGTATAAATGCTAAATACTCTCCATACTCATCTGCCTCTATGGAGAAGATTAAATCAAAATTACCATAGTATCTCTCGTCACCTTTCAGTACTACATCGATTGCAGGAGGAAATACTAAATTATTAGTCTTCCTAAAAGTAGGAGAATGTGCAGTATCCGCCATATTAGATCTATAGGTTGCTGCATCAACTCTATAATGTTCCTCGGTCAATACTTTATTAAGTGTTGTAGAGTGCGTATCATCGTCCCAAGCTGTAAGTCTACAATCATAGGCTTCCCCAAAGGTAATTGAAAATATTATAGAATTTTCTCCATGGTGTCTACGAGGCCTAGGTACAGTTGAGGCTTCATTAATGTAAGCATCGGAATACTGATGGTATAAAAGTTCGGAAGGTTTAACAAAACTACCTTCTATTGTACCACTTACTGTTCCACTTATTGGCCCAGTTACTACCCCAGAGATACTACATGTGTCTGTAGAATTAAACATTACATGTTCAAGTCCTGTAAGTGGTATAACCATGGTACCTGAAACACTGCTATAGACATCAACATCATTAATAAAATCATGCCCTTCTAAGATGCCTGTAACCGTGCCCGAAAGCGTGCCGGACACATTAGGATACACTGTACCACTAATTACTGTACCACTTAACTCTCCGCCTACCAGACCGCTGATAGTTGTATAGGTTGAGTCACTTGTATATGTAGTAACCATACCGCTTACAGAGGTAGTCATAACTTCACCTATAGGTGACATAGTTTCAGCTATTGAAGTCTCTAAAATACCACTAAGGGTTGTACCATAATCATGACCGGTAGCTGCTACAGAAACTGCACTAGATATAGTACTGGATGCTGGAGTACCTAAACCGTCAGCTACAACTCCCGTAAAGAGACCGCTGAATTCGCCATTTAAAGTGCCACTTACAGTCTCATTTTCCACACTGTACATGATACCACTCACAGCTGCAGTTATATCTCCTGATAAATCAGAACTAAACTCATCATTAGCAATCACAGTAGTGGTATAAATTTCGGAAAGAGTAGTAAGCTCACCTACTGGGTTAGCAAGCCCTGTAATAGTATCAATTATTGTACCACTAGTTGTATTATTTCCCCACTCATTCAATATTGCGTCACCTACTACGTCGGTGAGTATTATATCCGTTATCGTTTGTCCATTAGGAGCTGTGCCAGTGCCTGACGCACTAACAATAGAGCCATAATTATCCCTATCTCTATATAGTATATTAGGGTATGCCCCTGGACCTTCTAAATCAAAGGTATTGCCGTACTCATGTAGAACTGTTAAAGTAGTATCAGTAGAGAAATCAAATGCACCGTCTACAGTGACTCTACCAAAGAAACCTTCCATTTCATCAGGTAGCTCGACGTAATCCTGATTAACTAGTTGTCTGTACATGAAGTCGACTGCTTCATACCAAGTCCCCATGTATAGGCCGCCCGGTTGCATATGAGACCTGGTACCGGCCTGATAAGGACTAGTAAAATTAGGACTAGTAAAAACTATCTTTGCGATACTCTTATACTCGGTCCCATTCCAGAAATTTTTTATTATAGTTACTGCCATCTATTTAAGCTCCTTTATACAGCCATCTTCCATTGGGATGACTTCATCCTTTTAGTCGAGGTTGAGACTATTATATCTCCTATATTATATTTACTTATGTTATCCTGTTTCAAAATTATTTTATACTTCATTGTTTTATCATGTGCTATACAATTAACATGGATAGCATGAAATAGCTTAAAGCCCTCTATTGACTCACTTACTTCTATAGTAGGTAAATAGCCTTGAAATTTTGGAATAGTAATTAAATGCCCAGTAGACAACTTATATTGTAAAGTTTTAATACCATGTCTAACACTATGCCAGCCTGTATCATATAAATTCTTACCTTTAAATATAGCACCATCATCGTAGTGTACAATAAAATATGATTTATATGGATTAACCATCTTGGCTCTATTATGTTTACCATATATAGCACCATCTACTGCGTCTAAACCTTTTATTGGTTTTACTCTTTTATCCATTATTAAGTTCCTTTATATATATAAATATCTATAAGATTCTATCGGTCTATCATGTGTAAAATCAAGATCCCATGGTATAGCCGCATACATACTATAGTATAAGCATTCATTTTGTATCTCATCGGCATCTTTTAATCTTAATCTATTAGTATAACCTGCTAAACATACTGCTCCTGGAGTACCTGAAACAACAGTTCCTGAAGTAGTAACAAGATCAGCACCTGTCCAAAATTCAGGAGGAGCTGAATCTGTAGTACTAATGGCATTAAAAACTGAATGAGGATAATTTATAGATCCAGATAAAGTAGGTATAGAAGATGTTGAAAAAGTAACATCATCCCACATCTCAAGATATAAATCACTAGTTATTAAACCATCTACATAAACACCAAAAACAAACCTATTAGTGTTTGGTTGGCCACTAGCTAAAGGCACATGATACATTATATTATCAAGTTCAGATTCAATATAAATCTGAGGCACTGGATATGTTCCTACAGTTGGTCGTAAAGTTGCCTCTCTTCTACCATAAATAGCAGTAGGTGTAGGTAATGACTGATGAATTCCTCCACCAGTATACACTTTTCTATCAGGACTAACCCCAGATCCAGTAGCTAAAAAAATACTGTGCCAATCGGCAGCAGCCTCTCCAGTACCTGGGTATGGTGTGTCACTCTCTGAATAATTATACAAAAATGTTAAAATAGGTTCTGACATTGTTTCTCCTTATCTTCCTATATATAATTAGGTTACTTTATTAGCTTAATCTATAGACAATAGGTATTATCTTAATAGTTCTATAACGACCTCCAACTTCTAGTCTTAAACTATCATATTTAATCCCAGTGTCATCTACACCATAAACTTGTAAAGACACATCTTGGTCTCTACGAAGACCCTCTATACAACGGCGAGGCTCTGTGTTATTCATATTAAACCAAGGTGTGGAACTTTCTGTAATAAAAAATTTCCAACCATCAAACAATCTATTAGAATTAGCTGATCTATCTTTTACATCAACTACCACGTTAACTGTCTGACCGTAATAAAAAATATAAGAAAGATTACATGTAATATGGTAGTTCCCTGGTTCAAACTCATTGTACTCAAATGTAGTTGATCTATTATTAACAAATATCTCTAAAGTATCAATATCTACACCCTCACCCACATCTAAACAATCAAATGTAATAGGTGTGTTGATATTAGCTTCGGGCTCTTCTATTGCTGGGAAATACTTGTCTAAATGAGGAGCTTTAAAATCAGGTATTAATTTAAACCAGTAATCTACTAAAATTTTATTTGGTATATTAGAAGTGTCATATACTTCAATAGAAACATATACAATTGCGTTATGATGAAAAACAACTGGAGGTATATAATAAAAATCAATACCATTTAATCCTCCTCCAGCATCAAACATAGTTATTACCCCATCTATAGTCACCTCATACCATTCTCCCATTCCTAAGTAAGACTCTTCCTTAAATTTTATTACAAGAGTAGTAGGGTCCAAATCACTAGCAAAAGGGCGAAGCCTAATCCAGTAATCGGTGGTCACATTATTCTTCTCAGACCACATAGCTGGAACTGCTTCTTGTACAAAAGTAAACTGGTCTAATGATACAATAGCAGTGTGTCCATATAATAAATGCCTACTAATATAGTTTTGACTGAGATAATGTTCAGAAAATCCCTCAGAAATAGCAGGTATATTAAGGTAACTCTCCTCCCTATCATTACTACATAGTAACAATTTAATAACAGTTACCGCCATGCTGCTACATTCATTGTAAAAACCTTCTACATCTATAAGTCCGGGCAAGATTCGGTGCATATCAGGTTCAGCGTGTAGTTTTATTAAAAAAGGGTACTTAAGAAGATCCCCATAATCCGGCCAATCCTCCTCCATTAATAGGTCATTTCTTGGGAACATAAAAGAAACAACTTGTTTAAGCGCTATGGTTCCATCACAGGCTGGAACTGTGGTTTGGCGCTGGACTGGGGCACCCTTAACTTGAGAGGGTATTAAGTACTTCTTAGTAAGTACAGCGCATCCACTAGAAAAATCATTTATATTTACTGCTTGCATTTCCGTCAGGAACTCATTATGTTGAGTTAAATTTATAACCCCATTAACAAAAGAGGTGCCGTAAGTGATGTTTCCGCCATCCACTACAACTTTAATTTGTACTTGTGCTTGTGAATTATAGCCAGAATCATATATTAAAAAGGCTTGACCATCGGGGTCTGACTGTCCATACCCGTCTACAGGCTGTATTACTGCTCCGGCATCACCTTCAGTGGTGAACCATATATTTTTATTAATAAGCCCTACACCGAATTGATCTCTTACAGTAGCAGTGATATTGGATCTATTAGCGACCATCAAAACATTTTTATCTGCCTGTAAAGCTATAGAAAAAGAATAAGGTAATAAAGAATCCGCATGGTAATTATAAGTGTCCCAACCTACTTTAGCGTATTGCCCCGAGTCATCTTTTTTTATGACCTCATCTTGTAATCTATAGATAGTCACATCTTTTATATCTAGATCATACAATACTATTAATTCATTCGTAACGGGGTACTCTAAACCTAAATTCTGTGACCTGGTTATTTCATAATCATCTATATCCATATGAAATAAATTTGTACCTTTAACAAAACTAAGTGTATTCATATACACATTCCAAACTGCGGCGTGTATGTCACCATACACCCCACTATATTCTCTATGGGAAACTTCCCCATAATTAGTCTGGTCTAAATGAAATAATGTACCAAATGACGTAGCTGTAGTGTATTCGACCTGAATCTCGTTAATTACAGGCCTGGTATTTCCAAACAAAAGGATATCCCCAAAGGTGGTTACAGAATCACCTTCCATATAGTCGTACTTGGGAGGAATATATCCCTCATAAGTCTTAACTACAACTGTTTCTCCATCTATACTATGTACATAAACTTCCTCTATCTCACCAACATTATCTTGATCAGCAGAGGGACCTAACATTATTGTGTCATATTTTTTTAGACCTGAAGTGGTTGTGGTGGGGATAGAAATTTGGCCTGAGCCTTTCGCGGTATGATCTGTCATAGGAGATACAGTATGTAGTACCGCAAAAGCGTCTCCGCCAAACCAATCCGTGTCATTTGAGTTTTTTATTGTGGTAGAATTTAAAACTAACCTGGCGTTAGCTTCGTCAAGTACCCATCTACGTATTATATTACTACTGTATTCTGGATGGTCATCTGTAGGTAGGTAACCTAGAGCTTCATTAAGATTATAGGCCTCATAAGGAGTGGGGCGAGGTAATACTATATCATCTATATTTTCAGGTTTAACCGGATCTATTAGTTCATATGGATGACCTTCTACATCCATCTCACGTTCAAAAGTATAAAATTCTCTATACACTTTGGCACGTCTTTCTAATGTATAAAATACTGCACCGTCAAAATAAGAATCTTGGTCCTTTGGGCCAATATATTTAATGGTAACAAACTCATTATAGAAATAACCCGTAGAACTAATGGGCGTGTCATCCTCATATTCATAAGGGCCTGATTCTAATATCCCTGGCTCATAAAATCCATATGTTCTTATTAACTCCCCGTTATCATTCCTTACATGCATGACTACTGGGTCATTATCTGAATCCACTGAACAATACGTTCCAGTTTGTGGGCCTATACAAAAGTTAGGGTTGTTAACCCTTATATTTTCAAACATTAGAATGAACCCCTTTAGTCATATTGAGTGGCTGTTACCATCAAAAATACAGTATTAGGTACTATCCCAGCCTTGTAATAAGTTTTAGCTGTTCCTACTAAATTAGTATAAACATCTTTTATTGTTATAAACCCTACCTCATCTGAGTCTTCAAAAACCACTGGTTTAATTTGAATAGGCGCACCATATTGATCCTTTACTACAGCCTCTACATCAGCTACATTTATACCATTAGCTGGCAGAATCTTAGGTAATACATCTATGGACACTGAGTCCACAAAAGGACGCATCGGAGAGGGTTGAAAATTAACAGTTGAGAAATCATTATCCACACCAAAATATGTCGCTGATCTTTGTAATCTATATAAAGTGTCACCATCCAATTGTAATGCGACTATAGGTATTATAGTGGCCTTGTCCACTTTTATATTATCTAATACCATAGTTTTATCTACTACCAAGGTATTAAGATTTAAAAAACGCAAACTATTCTCCCAAGCAAGAAGTACATAGCTGTCTGTGAATGTAGTATAAAAACAACTAGCAGTTATGGCCGCAAAATCAGCATCAACAGTTATAGATTCGATTTCTTTTTTAGGTAGGTTGACCTTATAAAGAGCTCCATCATCATAGACCTTAAATGCGTATTTGTTTAATAACCATAAATTAGTTGCAAAATATACTGGAACGCCTCCAGCGTAGTCGTGCTCAATAAAAAAGTCTAGGCCAAGTGTCTGACTATCACTAAGTGTTCCGGTAACCGTTACATCCTCATAGTCCCCCTTACTGTTAGGGCCTAATGTCACAACAGTACCAGGTACTGCCCTCTCGGTGTAATTACTAATAACTATCGAAGTATCATTTTTAGACACAGCACCTGACAAAGTGGTATTATAGAACTCTAACGTAAAAGTGTCCACATCAAAAGAATGGTCTGGGTCATTATAAAACTCTAACGTTTCTTTTAAATGTATTACATAATTAACTTCGTAATATTTTTTTATGGTGATGTCCTGGCTGGTGGGGCCCTCTTGAAGAGCCCAAAAGTAACGACCATCGAACCCCATACATTTTACTGGGGAGCCAACTATGTCTATGATGGGATATGTAAAAACAGCTAAGCCATCAGAAGCTTTCTGGTATAGAACATTATTTAACTCATCTATATAATAAAAATAACCATTACGTACTACGCAGTGGTCTTTATTAAATTTAATATTCTCATAAGTCATTACTAGACCTGTTGTACCCTTGCTGTTATCTGAATTAGTTCTGCCTCCAACCCAGATCTATATGTAGAAAGCGCCACCCCACTAGCGTCTGTATTAACATATTCTGAGCCATCTACGATAACTCCAGTAGATTGAGAAGCTACAGCAAAATAAATTAAACGGCCTACTATTGGCTGTAAAAATTGGTCCTTAACTCTAGCTTCTATTTCTGAAACACTGACCTCATTAGCAGCTATAATATTAGGCGTTGCTGTCATTGATATGGAAGCTACCATCTGATTAAATGTAGCTGCTTGATAACTATAAGTCGCCCAAGTGGAGGTAGTACCGAAATAAGTTGCTTTCTCCTGTAACCTATACACATTCTTTCCGTACACAGAAATATCAAGAACATCCAGGATATCCACCTCGTTAGCGTCTATAGTGTCCATTGCCATAGAGCCATAATACCCCAACTCTAATACAGACGAAGTTATATCAACAAATAATAAATTACTAGCCTTTACATACATCAAAGAGTTTATCACCCCGAAATCTATGAAATGATCTATCTCTGAAAAAGTGGTTGCTTTTACATCCTTGTATACCCCACTGGGATATATAAATAAAATAGACCCTGAGTAGGCATTTATTTTATAAAGCGCGCCATTATTTGTATCCAATTCATGAGCATTATTAAATAACCATATATGATTATAAAATTTAAGTTCCTGGCCCTCCTCATAATTGTACTCTAAAGGGTCGGCAAAAGTTATTACATTACCATCAACATGTTGGATGTTGATTGTTTCACTTTTTCCATTATAATTAGGACCTATAGTGGCAGACATACCACTTAATAATTCACCAGGTAATTCTGCAATATCTGATTCAACGGTTATAATTGCATCCCCAGGTAAATAAGCACCGCTTATAGTACAATGGTAGTGTTCCACAGTAAATGCTTCGCCATTAAAATTGTGTCCTGGATTGCTCAATGTAATAGTTTCTTTTAATTTACATATATAATTTTCTATTCTCCACCTACCAACGACTAAGGTACTAGCAACTTCCCCATTATGCAGGGACCAAAAGTTGATGCCATCATACTCAAGACTTAGGACCTCGTCTGTCATTAAAGTATCAAATGGGTAAGAAAATGCAGTAATGCCATCATCTGTTTTCTGAAGAAGCATGTCTGTGTCATCATCAAGCATGTAAAAATAGCCGTCTATGAAAGTCATGTGAGGTTTTCTAAATTTTAAATTATCTGTAGTCATAATTACTCCTGTTTATAATTTCTTGTTACCCTAGTAGGAGGTTCCCAATGTATATTATAATAAAAAGGATCTCCATCCATAACACATTCATCTGTAATATCAAATTCAGTATTCTCTGTAGTCAGTGTTACCTTTACTTCTGATAAATCTATGCCGGCTGAAGGAACATCGTCCTTTATATCTATATTAATATTAGAAGCTATTGAAACAGCACCACCTAAAGGCCTTATATCTGATATATATGGAGGAGTATCATCCTCCACTAAAGGAAGCCAATCAATTTGCTTAGCAATCTCTGATATAGCATCAGCAACTGCGTCATCTAGACTATTAAATGCTGTAGCTTTATGTGCATAAGCCGGTCTGATCTTAGTACCACTAGCAGATGGGTATGTAGAAGCAGTTTCTAAAACCCACTGAGGGTCACCTGCAGAATCAGTTGTTACAGTTATAGGAAAATTAATGTCAACTAACACTGCCTTATAATTACTTAAACTATTTTTAACTAAAATATGTGCCATTTATTTCACCTTCATGATTTTATCTAAATCTAGTACCCTACGCTTCTCTTCTGGAATTGAAGTCTCTATTTCTTTATTCTGTATAAATTCACTTATTGTATCCAACTCTTCTGTAAAAATACTATCAGAATTAATATTATATAACCTATTACTCGACACAGCTACTAAACCTACTACCGGCCCCATAGTATTATAGTATATATCTTTCAACTGTTTAATTGAAGCTTTAGTTTCCAAATACCTAGTATACTCATGAGTTAACATCCCTGAATTAAATAATATGCCTTTAATAGATCTTAATGCCTTAAATAAGTTAGGTTGAGTTACTAATGCCTCATATAGAGACGTAACTACAACTATTATAAATAAATTAGTGCATTTACTTACTGCTGCTTGAAGAATAGAGTTAAAATATCTTAACAGATACTGGTCTTCCACTATAACAAGCACACGTTTATCGGTCGTCATCGCTACTCCAGTAATTACTGAGAAAAAATCAGTAAAATTATCACCTAAAAAAACAGTAGTCTCTGTGAATTTTGGAGCTTCCCTACATAACGTATTACCAATACAAAAAACAATATCAGTATCAAATACCAAAGCGGCTATACCATTTAGAATCTTTTTCCTAGTCATAGTCATGTCAGTGTCCCTCCTTTAATTACTAAAATTGCTGATTCATTGCTACTGTTAATATATGCTACTAATTTATTGATGACATTAGCATCATCTTTCAATACAGCTTGATGCAATCCTAAAGGATTGTAATCATTTTCAACAATAAATAGTATAGGTACACTAAAAACTTTATTAAATCCATCAAATTGAGGCTTAAGTACATCAAAGGCTTTGGCACTCATTACTACGGCCCCTTCTGTCCCTGATAACTTAATCCCACTGACTAATCCTAGCGCTAATACTTCATCTAAAGTTGGGACAAAGTGTAAGAATTCTACATCCATAGAGTCATACATTAACTTAAAATCCACTATAGGGATACCTGAAAAAAATCTATAGTCCAAATCAATGCAGAGTGTGTTCCAAAACTTATGTATCTTCATAATGATAACCTTTTAATAATTAACTACTGTAATCTATTTGACTTGCCAATGCCTTTATACCATAACGAACCAATTGATCAATAGAAGTATACCAATTAGTAGGTACACTTTCAGGGTCTTGTTCCTTCATTAATTGTAACTTAGCAGAATTAGCTCCATAGGAATTTTCTATTCCGGTATAGGCATTGGTTCCTAAAGTAGCCACTTTAATACTAGAATCAGTGGTTCCTGACAACGCTGTAAAATATTCAGTGTTAGTGCCATCAGTGATCATAAAAGCCATACCAGCTGAAGCTCCCGTACCAGTATTTACACTCAATGTATCTGTATCAGCAGTGTATCCTGAGTTTAATAGAGTTTCTTTAACTGCTACGTTAGATAAATCAAAACTTGTAGTAGGAAGATCAAACCCTAAAACTTGAGCACAATCGTTAGCGGTTGCTGCTTTAATAACTACCGAAGATCTTAGGTTGCCTGAGTAATAATTACTGATACTTCCAGAAACTATCCAGAATTTACCATTTTTATATTCCACAGAGGCATTTCTATACGCGGTAGAAAACCCAGCGTCAATAGGATCAATAACATCACTTACAGCCCTTATCTTTGTTTCTAATTCAGCTGCTACTACTTCCCCTGACACCGGAGTATCATCATCATTGGGAGTCAGATCTACAGTATAAAAACCACTACCATCTGTCCCGCTCACTGTAGCGTCCATCCGTACCTTTAGGCTTTTATGCGTATCATCTAAATAAAACTTACCTGAAGAGCCAGCAAACCCTGAGCTTTTACACCAACCTGCAGTCATATTAGTCACATAAAGATCTTGTATACCTGTACGCTCCTCATTATCACTATAAGAGTTAGTTACTGTACTTAATACAAACTTTTCATCCCCTTCAGCCCCTATCGGGACTATACTACTTAAATCGATTGTAATTCTTTTTGTTGTTCCAGGAAAATTTTCAAGATCCTGAGTATCAATGTTTAGTGCCATTTCTTTTCCTCCTAGTTTTTAAGTATAAAAATAATTTTGAGTATTTAAAATATAATACGGGCAGCCTATAAAAGTACACCCTTGCCCCCACCTACTACCTCTAGCTGTTGTTCTTAAATAATAAGTAACCCCTGACTCTGTGTGGTCTGCTTTAGCAGGTAATGGGTCAGATGGTTTTAACTTTAACATGAGCCTGGTCTTTAGTTCATCACTTTGAGTAGAGTAAGGACATGGAGCATAACTATGACCAACTTTACCTTCATGTATTTTATTACTAGGTAAATTACCATATCTAACAGTACCTATTCTGATCAACCACAACAACCACTTATCAAAGGGCACAAAACCATTCTCACCTACCCATGCGTCATAGTCCGCTATCTCCCAATTCATTCGATCAATAGCGTCTTGGCTATCAAATTGAGTCCCACCAACAGAAGAACGAATCTCTTTCCATATCTCCTCACTGGTAGTACCAGAAACTGTTATGCACAACTTATCTAAATAACTCATTCATTAAACCTATATAAAGTGTTGTTAGAATTTATTAAAAAAGTCTTATACACTAGATGACGATGATGTATACTAATTTCGTGATCACTCGTGTCAATTACAAAGTAATCTAGAGAATCTAAATTAGGTGTAGAATTAAGGTCTGCCTCATGCTCTAGCCTGGCGTCCGACAAAAAAACCTTCGAACCATCTTCATTATAAACTACATCCCCCCACAAAAATTTAACTACATAAGTACCTTTAACAAGCATTATATACTGAGAATATAGATCCAGTAACATACTATCATTAGATTGTATCTGGACAGCTACTTGTAAAACTGGGCCTGTAAAATAAGCCCCCTTTAATCTACATATACCTGCTTGATCATATGCAGCTTGCTTCCAATGGAGCTCTAACTTAAATTGTTCTGATAATAAAAATTCATTCATAATTAACTTACATCCTGATAAATAGGGTTTAAAGGAATTGAAGTACTTCCTGTACCAGTAGCATTTTTATCACTGGAGCCTCCTCCTATCGAGCCTACCACACCGTGTTGCATTGTAGTTTGTTTTCCTATCGCTCCAGCGGATACACTACCATTTACAGAAGTTGCATAAGCTCCCCCTGTTCCAAAGGTGATACCGGTTACTCCTTCGTCAGTACACTGGCCTTGGGCTATTCCTCTAAGTACTGTTCCTGGCTCTACTGCTCTCAACGCTGCATTGCCTGTTAAAAAAGCGCTGGCTCCTATGTACTTAATTAAAGACCAACTTTCTTGTGCGGGTTGGTCTTTTGATTCTTTAGAATAATTATAACTCGTAACCATCCATGGCCCTGTTATTGGTGCAGATGTTCCGTTACATAAGCCTGGAGACACACTAGCATCGATTGTGTCGGTCATATCGCATGAATCAGATGGCTCTACATTATGTGAGGGTCCTGGGGCATATAGGGTTACACTTAATGTTTGTTGTGGTTTGAATATCATATGATCCTCGCTGGGGACCCAGCTCCCTAAACAAAAAGCATCTTGTTTACCAGGCTCAAATGCCCAGTTTGCTGATATCACACAGGCAGATCCGAAATCTACTATAGTGGACTGGCCTATAACTACTTGAATACTCATATTTTATTTCTCCTTTCTATAATATATTAGGTTACTTAATTACCGTGGATTAAGTCCTTTACAATCTAGATATATAGCATAACTACATACATACCTGTTACTACAAGTTTTACAAAATTTACGCTTAAAAACTTCCAATCTAGCCTTTATCTGTCTATCATTTAAACTTCTGACATCGACACCACCAGTTAAATCGTACGCCTCTGGAGTTACCGCTCTTGTATTAGGACTAGGCCTTCTTCGCTTACCACACCCACCGCACGCCATAAGTATTCCTCCTCTATTAAGTTGTCGCTAATAATGTTACATTTATAGTATACCACGGACCACCTAAAGCATCCTCTGTATTGGCTATAGGTTGAGTGTAGACATTAGTAACTACACCAGAGAAAACTTGGTTCCCTGCAGACACATTATTATAAGGCCATGCTGGAGCTTCTTCAGTAGAAACCAATGTATAATTAACTGTAGCTATCCCCATAATATTATAGCTTATAGATAAAGACTCGCATTCCATAAAGGTGGTCATAATTATTTAATTATATCCTCCTGCAGATTCGCTTACATAGGCCGGGCCCTCGTTTATCTTACCTTTAAACCTCTCTTCAGATAAAGGTAATCTGGAATAACTAGCGGATAAATAACCTCCTGAACTTTGGCCTTGAAATTGACTACTTGAGGGTAAACTTGAGGCACAATCGTCAATGTATACAGATGAAAGCGTTGCCATAAATGAATGAAGTACAAACACCCCTGGGGAAGACGTAGGCATTGGACTCCCTGCCCTCAAACGATACTCTAAACCACTGCTAATACTTGTCATTTTTATATTCCTCCTTAAGGATTATATGCAAAAGAATAATTAGCTACCGGGATTGATCCTGGTACTAATTCAATACTAAAATTCTGTAAATACAACGAACTACCACTATTACTGAGTCCAATATCGGCTAAAGTGCAGCCGACCTCACTTGAAGTATCAAAATTAATAGGACCGCCGGCATACGTCATACCTTTTCCTTCTGCCTGTGTCACATCAGTATAAAACCCTGTAGGGCCGGACTGTGCGGAGGCACTTAAAACTCTTGTTCGATTAGGATAAGTATTATTTAATGAGATCTCATCTAAAGTTATATCTTCAGATAAAAAAGACCTTCCTTCCCCCGCATATATAAAATACAATATATCTGAAGAACAATCATACTTACGTAACCAGATTACCTGTGTACCAGCTCGACCACCACAACCAGTATATACTTCAGTTCCAGCATAACCGGATAGGTTTAAAGAGCCGATAGTATAACCTCCTAGCATTTCATCACAGCCTGTATCAGAGTACTCTGTATTTACATTACTGTTCACTGAGAGAAAGCAACCATTAGGTAGACTTATTCCAGTATCGTTTAAAAAATTTCCAACTAAAGTGCAGCAACCTGCCATTAGTCTGTCCCCCCTGCATCAATATCACTAAAATACGTACCATAAGCTGGACCACCTGTAGCAATTGATTCATGAGAATGCACTTGAATATTAGATATCATAATTCTAGCACGTTCACCAGTCACTGCATGAAACCAAATAGTATTTGCCGCTGGAAGTTTATGTGTATAATCAACAGCTACCTTGTCTCCATGAGTCTTGGTTATAGAACCTACTTCTTCATTTTCCACATAAAACCCATTCTTAAAATCAGTAGGTTCTCCGTTTTCTTTTTTAATACTTCCTTTTCTAGGGAAATATCCCATATTATTGGCCATGTTCACGGGAACATGTAACGTATAAGACTCCCCTGCTCTTAAATATATTGAGATATTTGTTATATTAGCCATATATTTTTAAGCTCCTTATGCAACACCTTGACCTGGGTCTGTACCTACAATAGAAGTAAAGTTTACTATGACAACTTTTTCCGTTTCTGATTTTGGAGTATAAGCCTTAGCTGAAGGCATTGCAGTTTTAGTAGGCTCTTGTGCTTTTTCTATAGCGCTAGGCATGGTTGATAATACTTGATGCTCTTTTTTAAATTTTCCATCCCTAAGGCCTTCCCTAGTAACAGAGTCAATACTAATCCAAGTACTCTTAGTAGCTCTACATCTTCTAGTATATTTTTTACCTTGTAAATGACTTAATACATCTGTTCCACTGATATTTAATAATACGTACCCAGGGTCATCCCAACAAGGGGATACTGTAGATTTCTTTAAAATCCCCGTGTATATTTTACTCTGTCCACTACTACCTGCACTGATAGTAACAAAACCTCCCATGTTACTACCAGTAATGGCACCATGATCCACTTTTAAACTTGCATCAAATGAGCTAATTTGGCCTCTTGTTTTACGCACATTAAATGATTGTATATAAGGCGTACTTACAGTAAGGGCTCCTATTGTGATTGTTGCACGTATTGGTACTAATTGAATTGTCATTTTTTATGCCTCCACTGGATTATTATGTACAGTACACTGTACTACATCACCTATTTTTATAATTGAAGGTGACATGTTTATAGCTATACGTTCCCCATAGCCATCTATTCTAACTTTAAAAAACATCCCATTCCCAAGAGTATCTATGATCGTTCCTCTTGAACTAAAATTATCTGATGCCTTCATTGTTGGTCCAGAAGGCCCTCCACCTGAAAAATTTTTTACTAGTCTAGGGCCCTCATTAACAGAGACGGTATAAGACCCACTATCGGTGTAAGAGTATGAAATACTATTCACTATTCCGCCGGCGGGACCAGCCTCCCCTAAAGTAACATCGGTATCCGGACCACATACATAAGTAGTATCCAATCCAGTACCAGCGTTCATAAAATCATATAAAGCCCCCGATAAACTATCTAATTTAACGTCATCAGAAGGATCATTAAAGAACGGTAGAGTAAGCTCTACCCCACCACCTCCATCCATTTGATCATACGCTACTTCAAGAGGAGTATCATCAAAGACTTGGGCAGTTGTAGGATCATTATCTGCTTTAGAAGGTTTTTGATCTATTGGTGAGCCATTAAATGATATTGAAGGTGGTAGTTCAGTTACCATTATTGGAGTAACCCAATACTCTAAGGCATTAGCTAAATCTAAAGCTTTAGAAGCGGCACCTACAGCTCCTGGTTGTTCAGGGTCATATATTGATATAGATGGGGTGTCTAAATCCACTAGAGCGTATATTTGTTGTACTAATATACCTCTATTACCTGCTACTGGGAATATTGTCCCCACTCCTGTCTCACCAGCCTTAAAGTACCCTGATTCCCCATACTGACTAACTATATATTTGGTGTCCTGACCGTACGTTTTGGGTTCATTAGGCCTAGCATCCTTTGCAAATAGAATATAGGGTTGTTTAAAATCACCGTCCTCTTTATAAAGAATAGCATAATGTTTCCCCTCTTCGAGTCTAAAGATGATTTGATTCATATTATCTTCTGAAATTAGGGCTAATGTATTGGTATCTATAGGGTCCTGACTAACTGCAGTTGAATCATCTAGGGCCCCAGAATGTAGCATAGAAAGTTCTCTACCTATAAGCAAAACTTCTGCTACTTTAACAAATTTATCTACTTTATGGCCAGATACATCCTCAAAACGAAGAGACTCTGGTAAATTTATTATTACCCCATCTGATGTACTCCCTATAGAGTCACCCTCCATCCATTGCCAGCACTCAGCAGTATCAGCAGAATTAGGGTCATGAGAAGGACGGGGTTTTAATGTCCCCATATTAGGGCCTTTATTTGTTCTACCTCCAACCTCTATAGGTATAGTAGTAGATGTATCTAAGGTTATCTTAGTAGACGGGGTAGCGTTAGGGCAATCTATAAATCGAGCATAACCTATAATCTTATCCCACGGACTTGTTACATCATATAGATTGTCGATACCGTCATTATAAGAACTATTATCTAAGTGTGGATCATTAAAAGTTATAGTAGCATGGGTACTAAAATTATCGTACATACAATTAGTTACCATCTGGGTAGTATGATGTACATCCTTACTTGTACCATCACCCCAAATATATTGCCAATTCATTTCTTTCCACGTAGGCATTATTTGGCCGCCTCGTACTAATACACCTTTACACGGCTCTACATATGAAAATGTCTGTACTTGATAGTATATATCACTTAAATTAGCAGTACCTTTACCTATTTCTACAAACTCGACTTCACCAGAATTATTAACTATTGCTTCAAACATCCCCCCAGAGCGATCAGCCATCTCTTCAAGTAACGAGAGATTAATAACTGCCATAGCATCCATATGTTTTATATCTAGACCTTGTAAATTTCCCCCAATATTAGAATTGGCCGCAGCCGGGATACTATAAGTACCTAGTACATCTGCGGCGATACTACCAGTAGGACCTTGAGGGGGGATTTCAATCAATAATGAAGAATCGCCATATGCGGCCCAAAAACTATCTATACATGGTGGATTATTTCCCATATTTATACATTTCCCTTTAAGTTATATTTCCTGAACCTCTAGCATTTAAAGCCATATGTGCTAGATATTTTATTTCGTTAGACTCACGTCTTATACTATCTATTTGAGTGGTTACATTATTAGCTACAGTATCTACACTCAAGAGAGCCCCTGTTACACTTTCATTAATACTCATCAATTTAGAAGCTAGTTTTTTTTCCACGCTTTCATCCACAACTAAGTCTATACCCCCTTCTAAAATCTTCACTCTACTCTCCATAATCACAGAACTACTTATAAGTTTATCGTTTACATCTGATACTGTTTGGGCTAACTGATCGAATTTATCCGCGCCGACTGACCCTCCAGTAGTAGGGGCCTCAACTTTTATATTAACTACCGCACTACTAATCGCATTGCTAATCGCTGAAGCTAATCTAGCCTCTGCATCGCCGATATCTACTGAAATATTAGAAGCATCTATTGTTAGTACTTTATCCTCTACCTTAAAAACCTTATCCTCAATAGTAAAAACCTTGTCTTCCACGGTTAATTTTTTGTCTTCCACTGAGAAAATTTTATCCTCTACCTTAAAAACCTTATCCTCAATAGTAAAAACCTTGTCTTCCACGGTTAATTTTTTGTCTTCCACTGAGAAAATTTTATCCTCTACCTTAAAAGTTTTATCTTCAATAGTAAAAGTTTTATCTTCCACAGTTAACTTTTTATCTTCTACTGAGAAAATTTTATCCTCTACCTTAAAAGTTTTATCTTCAATAGTAAAAGTTTTATCTTCCACAGTTAACTTTTTATCTTCTACTGAGAAAACCTTATCTTCTACTAATAGAGTTTTATCTTCTACTTTAAATGGTTCTATACCACTAAAAGCATCACTAATAGAAGATGATAGTCTACTTGCTGCCTCAGTAGTGTCTACCTTAACCGTAGTATTATCCACCTTTAAACTTAAACTATTTAATTGTGATAATACCTCAGAACCATCTAATCTCATCGATCCTGAAGTTAAAGCTTGGGAAGCTGGACTGGAGGTTACACCACCCAAACCCGAAGTACCATCTTTAAATCCTTTAGGTATAATGTATTCACCTTTCTGAGCAAATACTGGGCCAGTTTGTGTTACCACACCGCCAAAATGTTTAACTGGCATAGATCTAGTAGCTACACCACCCACATTGTATGTCTCACTCGTAATAAAGTCCTTCATTCGTTGCACTGTGTCACTAGTTACATAGCCATAATCTCCAGCAGCCAGCCATTTTTTCATATCTGGAATATCTTTTTTATCGAAGTCGGAAAAATCTTTCGGTGGGCCAGTCTGCTTTAGGAACCCTGCTCTTGCCAATTCTTTGTCCCGTAGCGTATTAGAATAATTATATAATAGAGGGGACTGAGCTCTTGTAACAGCCCGTCTTCTTGCATTTTTGCCTTTAGGATCTAACTCACCTCGTGCAATTACGGCGGCGTCTTTAATATCCTGTAAAACAGACGTATATTTCTGTTCATCTGCCCTTATGTATTCCACTGTACCATCAGAAGTTTCTATTTTCTGCGCGTTTAAAGCGGAGATTTCATTCTTTATCCTCTCAGCACTAATGATGGCCCCTTGAGATTCATCCCCATATAACGCTTGTAATTCTTTAAGTAGTTCAGCTCTTTTGAAATTTCTAGTAGGTATATCTACAGTACCTTTCTTACCTCCAAAATCAAAAGCCTCTAACCTAGCTGGTCCGCCCACTTTCTGTTGAAGTCTGGAGTCATCATAAATATTACCACCTTCTTCTAAAACCTTCATCACTAAACGTACTTTATCAAGGTTCTTTTGGCCTGCTTGAAATTTTGCTAAATACCCTTCAGATGCTTTACTTTCACCCGGAGAGCCATAAAATAATTTCTTATAGCGTTGCATATTCTTCCATATATCACGGCCCTCACCGTGGTACCTAAAAGCCTCATTACCATAGTTACTGTCTAGAGATAATCTCTCGGAGAAATCAGTAAGCGCGCCAGAAGAATAAGCATCTTCGGATATAGCAAATGGGTCATGTACTTGTTTCTTAACAGTTGCCATAGATCTAGGTCTATAACTTTCATCTACAGAACGATATGACTTAGTAATTACTCTACCTACCTTCACCCCCGAATCTTCATCAGTAAGTATTCTTAATCCTCGGTGTTTATCAAATGAATAATCATACCCTTCTTGGGTGTCTTTATCTAAGTATTCGTTATCAGCTAGAATTCTGGTCATGTCGGTTCTAGCTTTTTTATTTCTATCCAATTTTAATGCAAAATCTTCAGCACTAGACATAGCATGTAACGATCTATACATAGCCGCATCTTTAGCTTCCGCTGTCCATTTATCCATGACAGCTTTAGCAGTAGTATGTCCCCACTCAATCACAGGCTCTTCTTCATCGACATTCCCTCCATCAGCAAACTTACTTGGAGCAGCCTTACCCACAGACTGCCAGTAGTCAGTAAGCTGTTTCCTATCTGCGTCTGTTTTTGCATCACCTAATAATTCATATTTCTGTTTATTGGTTATCTCTTGCTCTCTAGTGGCTTCATACCAAGCCCTATTGTTGGATTGCTCTTCTTGCGATAAGAAGGGGCTATTGTATTTGGAAGTTAAGAATCCATCATATATAGAGGTTAATCCATCCATACCTGGGATTATATTACCTTTACCTATATTGCCCTTCAATTTATCAGACTTCGCTCTACCGGTATTAAAATCGGCTGTAGAAGCATATGATTTTATATTATTACCAACAGCTGTAAAAGCTCTACTATCTTTTAACATGGTAGCAGATGGATCAAACGAAGTGCCCATTAATTTATCTACTGGCGCACCTAATTGATTGTTACCTACGTCTGAGGTGCCAAACTCTGATTTAATCATACTGGCCACAGACCGAGTTAGTACAGGGGCATTGATTCTTTCATTAAATAACTCTTCTCCTACCTCTGCTACTCCTGTGGAATCACCTATAAAACTTCTTATCTTACCACCATCAGCCTTCTTTAATATATCTGCCCCTTCTTGTAAACGAGATCCTGCACCATAAAGTTGTAATGCTTTCACAAAACCATGTTTTTCGCGTAGGAAACTAAAAGAATGAACATCATGGCGTTTTGTAGCTTTTATTTCGTCTTCTAATTTTTTTGTCACCTCAGGTTTATCAAATTTTCCCATACCTGATGGTAACTTTTTACCCTTCCATCTCTCTGTAGGATCGAACTGTTTACCCAGTAATTTATCCCAAAGAGATAAGCCGCCCTCCTCAAAAGTATTCTCGGAAGCTAGTAACGCGTCAAAATCATCTCCGTGTGATGAAGTTAGTTTACCCCCTAACTTACCAGTAATATCAAAATAATCATTCACGTCCCCTGCGTTATCAAAATATCTACCAAAACCTTTACTTAAAATTGTTTTCATTTTACCGAGTCTTTTAGCCTGTGGTATATAATTTAATAGTTCTAAGCCCCCAAAACCTTCAACAGCTGGTTGGGCACTAAGACCTTTTTCTTTAAAACCTTGATACATGCCATAGATAGAGGTGGGGATAGAAGTAATTGGGTGACCTACAGAAGCTACAAAACCTAAAGCTTCTCGCATCTTTGCCATACCCTCTTCTGTTTCCTCTGCTGTGGGTATAGGTTTACCAGTAACAGTACTAATGGTTCGGCCACCGTCAGCATAGGTACTTATTTCTTTTAATAACTCGGCCTTATCAAGGCCTGTAACTGCCCTTGCACCTGCTGTTGCCTTATTTTTGGTTTTTAATTTTCCTTTCATCCAACCCAATATACCTTTCTCTTCTTGGGCTTTTTTGTTCTCTTCGAAACGCTCCATTACAGGCATTATATCTTCAGGAAATAAAGAATTTAATTTATCCTCATCATTACCAGCCATATCAGAAAAAGTATTATATAATCCCTTTAATGTGGAGATACCTGCAACAGCTTCCCGCTGTTCTTCAGAAAGCATTGACTTCCGTAAATCAATATATTTACCTGTTATTCCTTTATTATATAGCTCTGACTCTGGATTAAACTCTGGGGGCAGTACCGCATCAGGATCTACAAAATACTGATGTGCTTGTGTTATGTGCCTCTGGTTTAAGGAGCCCCCACTCTCAAAAGCCACAGGGACCTGCCCTTTCTTATTCATTACATCTAGATTCTCATAACCAAGCCGTTGTGCAGCAGCTGCTCTTATTACAAACTCTCCTGGACTTAAATAAGCGGGTACCTTATCTTCTCTTGGACCACCTTCTCCAAAGATTCTTCCGCCTGCGGCTTTAGTAGTAGGTTCAGTGGAATCACCAGAACCATTACTGCTAAGACTGGTAGCTATTTTTTTTAGAGTTACTAACTGAAGTTCATTTACAGCTACAATTTGTGAATTGTCTTGCTCAGAATTAGGGCCAAATGGCTCTGTTTTTAAATTAGCTATAGGATCAAGGCTTATATTTTTCACGTAAGTCTCCATTTCCTTAAACCTAGGATGCTTTTTAGCAGCTAATTCGACCTCTGTTGGAGGTGGAGGTACTACCTTATCTTGTATTGGAGGCAACCCAAGCGCATCTTTACTTATTGGACCTACAGGTCTACCAAACAATGTAGGGCGGCCTCTATTTGGATCAATATTGTCGTTATTGAAATCATATGGCTGTGTTTTTAAATTGTCCGCAGGATTAATACTAATGCCTTTCAGAAAATCTTGTGCTTCTGCTAATACAACTTTTTTATCAGGGACTATTGAAGAAAATAAGTAATCTGGTTCTAACTCTTTTTTTTGAGGCCCATTGAGTATGTCTGCCGCAGTTTTTTTGTCTACAAAGTGTGTCACTAATTCAGCTAGAAGTAGATTAGACATCCCAATAACATTTACTAGTGGGTTAGTTACCATGTTTTCTAAAGAAGTATCTAAATCAGTAGTACCGGTTGCAGCCTTGTATGCATCTATTTCTTTATCATAACCTGCCATGACTCTACTCATAATACCTTGCCAGTCTTTGGTTCTATCCATACCTCTATATACTTGTGTAGTCCCTGTTGCTTTCATTGCCACTAATTCTTTCATGGCTTCCTTGAATTGATTAGCCCCTAAGTTGTCTTTTTGCCCTTCCAGCTGAGCTATTGCCTCATCTATAGGTATTTTTTCCGTAGCTCTTTTCATGGCTTCTTTAAATTCATTTTTAACGCCACTAATTTCTCCATATTGTTTATCATTTAATTCATTACTTCCTAACAACCCTTCCATATTACGGTAAAAATCCTCATAAGGCTTCATAGTAGAACCAAGCCGCTGGTTCTCGACTTGTTGTTCTTTATCAATACCTAACCTTCTATACTTCTCATCAAGATCTCCTAGTTTTATACTAGCAGCAGTTCTAGATTTAGAGTCTGTGGCATTCTTTATCTCTGTGAGTAACTGGGCACGTTCTATATCCATAGAGGTTGATTCACCAGAAACTAATCTTACTCCTACCTTAGCTCCCATTCTTTCTTGTTCTGGTGAAACAGGTTGGGCGGCTAACGGATCTGAGCCACCTAGCAACACCTCAAAAGAATCAAAATAAGTTTTTAATCCTGTTATACCAGTTACAGCGTGCTCCACAGAAACATCTGCCAAAGCATCATTTAATTTGTTGATAGCCTCTGAGTACTTAATAGCCCCTCGCATAGAAGTACCCAACGCCTGCAACTGTTGGCTAGTTAAAGTAGTCACGTTTTGTAAGTTAGCCAGAGTGCCTTCAAGCCCCTTTAAGTGCATCTCCCAAGCTTCTAATTGTGAATCAGATGTTCCATATTTGGTACCAAAATCTATATTTTGTTCAGTGTCAGCTATCTGAGATCTAACAAAACCTAAAGTTTTTATTTGGGCCTCTTGTATCAAAATCCCTTTAGACATTACTGCAAAGGATGACCTTAAGGAGTCTGACCCACCTGCGTAAGCTCTTTGTTGAGTCGACATGTCACGTCTACCTATTGGAAGAGTTGTCTCGCCCCCAAAACCCAATAACTCTCCCTTTAAAGAACGTGTAGGATCTAATAAACGTTTATCATCAAAAGTTGTAAATGATTTTTGAAGTTCTGCTCTAAAGTTCTCCATAGCTCCTATTAATTTAGCCACATCTGTGTAAATACCGGTAAAAACTTTAGTGTCACCTATTTTATCTTGAAGCCCTGACATTGCTTCCTCAAGTGTTTTACCTTCGGCAGCAGCCAATGTTAAACTAGTTTTAAAGTCCTCCATAACATCCATAACTATATTAATTGCTCCGCCATCAGGACCTTTCTTCTCTGCCAACTCCTTTTGGGTCAGTACAAGCTTTCCTATGTAGGCATCTACGGCTGCAGCATTCTTTTCAGAGTAAGCTAAAGAAGCTAGACCTTGTTGTTTAGCTACGTTTACACCATCCTTGACTCTGGCTGCTGTTTCCCCTTTTTTAGATTTCCAGCCCCCAACTGCTTGCGCAGTCATTACAACTGCTATGGCTTCTAACCCTCTCAACAAATTGTTGCTCCCTACATCAGTGACCTCATTAAGAGACTTAGTAGTACTCTCCAGATCCAGGGTAGCATTTAACTTTTTTAGTCTTTTACGACGTTCTCTAATGTCTTTCTCAGGGTCAATGCCTGCGTCTTCCGCCTTTTCGGTTTGAGCTTCCATGGACTTATTAAAACCCTTTAAAAACTTTTTGGTTTTTTTACCTAGATCATTGGCCATATCAGAGTAATCTCCTGTTTCAACCGCGATCTTAATCTTATCCACTGCTTCTTTAGAAAAGTCCTTGAAATATTGTGGCATATTGTCTTTACCTATTCTAGACTCTAGTGATTTCATTATAACAAAAAGACCTGCACCTACGGCAGCCATATTTTCTTTATCAGACTGGGAGCCTCCGAATATTCCCACCCCTTCGTATGCAGCAAGTGCTGTTGTTGATAGCCCTTGTAAAGTGGAAGTTACAAATTGTTGAGGATCTAAATCATCCGTTAATATCTTTTGATAGCCTTCTATTTTTTTATCAATCCCTAGCTTTTCAGCCTCTTTACCTTCCTTAGGGTAATTATCTTTTTGTTTCTGTAACCTGTTTATTTGATCTTCTATAGTAGTTCTCTTCTCACCCAAAGATTTCCCCTGAAAAGCAGGAAGTATTGCTCCAGCGATTAGAGCCTTCTCAAATATTTTAGGATTTATTAGTGGTTTACTGGGATCTGTTGCGTAGGCTTTTTCATAGTCCCTTACTTCTTTAGAAGGTACATACCACTGCCTATTCTTTGCACGCTCGATCTCTTTCTCAGGGGCTTTAAAGGCAGTTAACTTATCAATAAAGCTCTGAGTCCTTAGGGCGGCTTTTGCCATCTTAGCAGACTCTATAGATTGCATCATTCTGTCTGGAGTTGTACCTATACCTTTTTGTGCTAAAGCGGATGCCCTTGATGCCACTAATTCCTTGTTATTGGAAGAAAAAAACTTGGTAGGAGCAACTAGTTTAGTTAACCTAGCAAAATCCTTCATACCATATACTTTCAAAGCCCTACCATAAGAATCAGCAAGTGTATTGTCCAGTGCACGTACAGTAACAGTATCTCCTTCCTTTGCGGCGGCGTCTCTGATGGTCATTAGTTTCTGAAGACTTTTGAATGTTTTCACTGGATCAGTTTTATTGTCAACAGTATTATCCAATGGGCCTTTACCTGCAAGCTTCCTTTGTTCGGCTATAACTAAGTTCTCTTCTGCAGTAGCTGCAGCTCTTTTAATATCCCCTGGTCTTCCATAGGTATTGGCGGCCATTATGTCGGTGTTCGCTAAAATACCCTCTAAAGGAGACTTCAGTTCCGAAACTCTCATTGAAATTTGAGCAGCCCCCTTATCGTTATCTACTTTATCCATAATACTCATTAACTCAACATTACGGCCCCTAGTCATTATTGCATCAAAACCTTCAGGAGCTTTACCTATCTCTTGGATATCCGCATAGGTGCTTGCAACTGACTTAGACTGGCCTATTAAGCCTTCAATACTAGTCTCTTGTACAAGAATTTTCTTTGCTAGGGCATCATAATCTTTAAACATTAACGAGGCTCTTTGCTGATCATTTAAATCTTTATAGTTAGTAACCCCCTGATCAATAGAAGCCACGCCTTTAGTTTTACCGCGCATAAACCCAGCAGTATGTTTATCAACTTTTTGCCTTTCTTGTTCTACAAGTATACTTTTCCTTGTGGCTCTAGCCCCCTCATACAGTGCTTTATTTAAATCCTCTATTGCTGCTCTATATTGAAAAGCTATTGAATTGTTTTTTAAAATATCTTGTAGGCCTCGAAGTTGTTCGGCCAGACCTCCTAATACTGAGGCGTCCAATGAGGCGTTGTCTCCCCCTAAGGCAGATTTGGCTGTGTTATACTTTTGTAGGGGATCATAATACTTATCAATAAAGTCTGAACTATAATCTTCTTTATAGTCCTGTTTTCCAAAAGTACCTGTTTTTGTATTGTAACCTTTTTCAGTCTGTAATAATACATTAGTAGGAATTTGATCGTAGAAGCGTTCACCTAAATCAAACTGACGTGTATTTAATTTTTTTTCAGATACCCCTAATATACCTGCTGACGCTCCAGCTACAAAAGTATTAAGCTTAGTTACACTTATTTGGGCCTTTTGTAATATCTCATCAACAGGGAAAAAAGCTCTTGCTGCTGCTTCAATTTCTGCTTGTGAAAACTCTTTAGTAGTCGGGGTTGTTGTGAGTGCGTCTATAAATTCTAAGAATAACTTATGGTCTTTACCTATTTTCAAAGTAGCTTGGCCTGTAGCAATACCATATTTCTCTGCAAAGTTTTTATTAAGTGTAACAAGGTCATTATCTGATGCACCTATAGTGCCATCTTTCTTGGGTTTCCTAGGTAATCGTCCTGCCGAAAATAAATTAGCTTCAGTAAGAACACTAGACGCTTCTATATAAGAACCCAGTCCACTTGATTGAGTTCTTAATACTTTAGATGCTGCGATGTCTCTACCACTAACAGTTCCCCTTACTTCAGCAATCTGGTATTTATCTTCATATGCGGCCTGAAGATCAAACGTCTTCAATGCGTCTGGTGATTTATATAGATCCGCGATATCAGTTACAGTAGCACCTTCAGTACTTATACTACTTAAGGTTTTACCTAGTTCTGCATATGTAGCACTGAAAGTTTTTAATACTTTAGCATGTGCTGTTAATGATCTCTCTATGTCTGAATCAAATGCCGTAGACATAGGGGCTTCTGCTTTAGCCGCTAAAAGTTGATCTAGCTCTTCTCTTATAACTTCTAGTGCTTTCTTAGGCCCTACAGTGATATTCTTAGCCAACATTTCACCAATTAATGGGAATTCGGCTGCAAGTGATTTAACCTGCTGCTTCCATTCTTGATTGCCCCCCGTCTCAGTAAGATCGTCTGTAAAACGGGCTGCTATTTTAAGTTTAGATAAGGCTAGTGTGACAGTCTTGGCTCTTTTTAATTCCTCTAGATATCCTGTTAGATTAGCTGTATTACTTAATATTACACGGCCAAACTCATCGAAACCTGCTATCATGCTAGGGTCCATAGCGCCTAAGTTAGAATCAAATGTTCTAGTAGCCTTTAAAGCGTCAATCTTTTCCAAGATAGGGCTTTTATATTCGCCACGTTTTATACCCTTAGCCTGAACCTTTGGGTCTGATAATCTAGTTATCTTCTCTTTCTGATCTTGTAAATTTTTATATGAAGTAATTAATCCCTGTAGAGAATCAATCTCCTTAGCATCTACCTCCAACCTATTTAACTGCTCATCTTTATAGTCTGTTGCAGATTGAGTTAAGTTTTTGAATGCGTCTATTATTGTTGGGGCTAATAAAGCTATCCCCCCTAATGTACCTAAAAGTGGGGCCATTGATTTCATTGCAGATGTATTCTGTGAAGCAAAGCCCTCCATCCAGGACTGGGCCCCTTTACCCACCTTATCACCTACAAAATCAAAAGCTCCGCCAGTACCTTTTATTGCTTTGCCTGTAAAGCTTGTTGCTACCCCTACAGCTTCGTCTACTGGACCAGGTATCCCTGGTATTAAAGATATACCGGTGCCTGTTTTTTCTACTAGAGCGCCAAAGGCTGTCACGTATTTACCGACTGCAGAAACTGCAGACGCAGAGTCAGAGCCTACTATGCCTGCGAATTTATTGAAGGCTTGACCTGCTGATAAAGCCCCGAAAGCTAACTTACCTAAAGAGCTTTCCATATCATCAATATTTACAGTACCAGTATCACTTAACTTAGAAAGACCAAATAAATCTGAATCTAGCTCTGGAGTACCTTTACCAAAGACCTCAAACATCCCTTTATCTATCCCTTTAGAAAAATCATCTTTTAGGGCTGAAAAAGAAAGTTTAGTTCTATCTACTAGGCTCATTATGGTATTAAGGGCCTCAGCCCCTTTAGTTATATATCCCACAAATAACACCATCCCGGCTCCAGCTAATTTAAAAGATGCGGGGACATTATTCACCGCTTCTACCAATCCTCTTATACCGGTTAGACCTGCTTTAAAACTAGGAAGAACTACTTTACCTACTTCTACTTTTAACGCAGAAAAGACTGCTTTAGTTTGTTCTAATTGCTTAGAATAAGTTTTCATCAACTTAAGGTTTCTTCTTTCAGCTGAACCTTTAGCATTCATACTATCGGTTGTGCTTTTCACTACTTGGTCCCAGTTATCCATCAATACTAATACCTGGTTGTACTGACGAGTACCACCAATAGCCTGGGCTATACTTAGTTTTTGAGCTTGTTCTAACTCTTCCCACTTACCTGCCAAATCCTCAAGTACCTTATAACCAGGTCTGAGTGTGCCTTTCGGTGTAGTAGTTGCTACTCCTACACCTTTTAGAGCTTTAGGTCCTTTATCCGCTGAAATTCGTCTGAAGATAAATCTTAAAGAAGTACCTACCTCTTTACCTGTTTGACGTGTAGTAGACCCTATAGCAGCTACCATACCATTCAACTCATCAAAAGTGAACCCGGCATTCCTACCAGCAGAAGCTGATTTTTTTATGGCATCGGCTAAATCGCCGGCTGTAATAGCTGCCCTTGCCTCTACTTGACTCCAAGAATCTAAGAACCTCATAGAACTCTCACCCTCGGCTCTAAATACCTTCATAGCTGCAGTTAAGGCTTCAGTAGCGTCTACAGCACTCAAAGTTGTAACATTAGCTGCTAATGTAGAAGTTTGGGTCCTCTCTTCTACTTCCCCTTGGCTCAAACCTTGCTGTGCAAATACCTTCATACTACCTAAAACATCCGTAGTCTCCACACCATACTGCTTAGCAAAACCTAAAGCTGCTTTTTGTAGAGAGTCGAAATCAGTAGTTAATGGATTCATCACCATCTGTAATCTAGCCATAGCAGTCTCAACATCAGACATGTGTTTAACAGCATCTTTAATATAACTTAGTCCACCATAAACTAGTGTGGCGGCTGCGCCCCATTTAACTACTCTCTCTATAGCAACACTGAAAGTTCTGTTACCGTCCACTAAGGATTTATTTAAGTTATCTAGCCTACTTTTCAGAATTGGAACAGACTTCCCTGCACTATTTATTGCTTCACCGTATTTAGAAATTACAAATCTCTGGTTATCCATCTGTTTACCGCTAGGCCCGAAAGTCTTAGCATTATAAACAAAGGAATCCCCTTCCCTGGCCCCACCTTCTGCCTCTGGTGTTCTATAATGACCTTTAATTTTTTCAATATTCTGGTAATGCATGGCAGACTGCTGGTCTCTAGATAATTGTTTCGGTACAGGAACTAAAGTCGGGAATTTATATTCACCTGTGGGATTCTTAAAAGAGTCTGTATCCAGATCTAGGCTGATATAAATAGTCTCCAGTCCTTTTAATTCCTTTAAAACTGTTCTAAGATAGGTTATCTGATCTTCATTATAAAGCTCACCTACTGGTTGTTTCAGTTGTAAGTCTAGGGCTGCTCTTAATCTAGATAATCCGCCTTTTACTTTATCAAAATTCCATCCTAGATTTATATCTTTGCCCATATGGGCTACTTTTTCTGCATTTGTATAAAGATTAATCAATGATCTATCCATATCCATTAAATCTTCCAATGCTGCCCTAACAGAATCTCTAGGAATTGGTACCGAGTCGCCCTCTAGATTAGTCATATTTTGGAAGATATTACGTAATGTGGGGTCTTCTCCTAGAGGCTGAGATGCTTTTTTTTGAAGGGCAGCTGAATCCATATAAATTCCGGCCCCTCTTGCAGATTCTGCATGTAAGTACTGTTTATTATAAGTATAAATATCTGTAGGTTTGCCTAGACCATGCTTAGCAAAATCCTGAAAAGCTTGAACAGACTTCTGGTAGGCACCGAAAACATTTACTATATTATCAGCCCCTGGGTCTGTATTATCTAATTCCTTTCTTGCAGCAGCCATCTTTTTAACAAAGTAATCCCCCACAGCTAATCTGTATGCCTTCCATGCTGCATTAATCTCTCCGCCCTCAATTTTACCAGTATCTTTAAGCTCAGTCACTAGGGCACTAAAGGCTGCGCCCCCTGGGCCCTTCTCGCCGTGCTCCGTTACTCTTTCTTGGATCTGGGGGTGCATTTTATCAAACCGGGGACCAGACGTTTCATAACCCTCTTTTTGTTGAAAATATTTAGCACGCTCATGCAGCACATTAAGGTTCTGATGCACTTTATAAGTCTCTCGACCTTCAGCTATAGGATTCGCTGTAACCATATCATCAAATTTAACAGACTGTGCTTGAAATTCTCTAGCACGTGTACCTATCATATTTAAACTTTTATCAGATAGGCCGCCTGTTGAAGGTAGATTCTTTCTTGCACGGAGACCCTGCTTTGTTACTAGTGTATAATACTCTGTACTGGTAGCTATTAATTCAGCTATAGTTGCTTCGGCCACTTCTTTCTTTTTCAGTAAAACTTCTATCTCTTCGGCTTCAGTATAAGAAGCTGTTTTAGCGAATGATCCGCCTTCCAACTTAATCTCCCTTCTAGCTTGACCTACCGCAGCAACATCATTATCTAGCCGCTCTTTATCAAAAAACTGGTCTAGCTTAATAGGTTCTTGATCAGGGTTAGTTCTACTATAGAAATGAGCGGATGCTTTAGCATCCTCACTGGTGGCAGCAAGATATAGATTCAGCTGAGAGGCTACATCACCTAATTTACTATCTTTTAGATTCTTACCTACATAGTCTTTTATCTCATCTAGTGTAGGAGTTTCTTTACCAGTTTTTTCTTGGAATCTAGCTACAGCTTGTTTTAAATCGTCGTAGTTCTTTTGACTTGTAGTTTTAATATCTACTATATGAGTAGCAATCTCATTATCATCATATTTAATTGCATCTACTGTGCCAGAGATTTCTCCAGCTACTGAGTCGTACCTGACTGGTCTCTCTGTTATATACTCCTTCTTATAACTATCTTCTAGTTTAGCATGAATGCCTGTACCTAGTAAAGATGATGAATCTAGAATATCTCGGGCTTTCCTACCCGCTTTGATGCCCTGCATCTGTTTTTTAATTTCATTTATTTGGTCTAGCCCTTGACCTCCCTTTAACCCACTGGCTCTATATTTATTAGCAAAACTATCACCTGTAGCCTTATTTAAACCACCGGTAATCTCATCTACTATCTCCTCAGCCCTTACTAATTTTTTTTCTAATTCTTCAGAAATTGTAAATCTAGGACTAGTATCCTCAGTAGTCTTGGCCATTCCGGCTGCCCTTCCTAGGAAGACGCCTACACCTTCAGCAACACTAGCAATATTTACGTCCACAATTGGCCCTGTACCACCTACGCTCAGTGCTCCTGGACCTCCTGGACCTCCTCCACTTGGCATTGATCTGCCAAAAGCATCTCTCTCTAAGCCTCTTGGATGAGTGAGTTGTTCAAAATTAGCTCTTTGGACTTTCTCCTTTGCGATTTGAGATATACGTTGTCTACGATCATCATAAGATTTACTAGCATAATCACCTTTAGAGGTGGGGAGTAGTTGCGTTAAAAAGGTTGCTTCTCCTGTTTTAGTTTTGGCTGCTTTTAATATATTATCTGTTTGAGCTATTACTATAGCATCCGCTAGATATTGTTCTTTTAACTTATCTACAGCTTTATCATGGGCATCTAATATATCTTGATATGCTCCGTCTGTAGTTTCACCTTGAAGTGGTGCTGGCCCCTTCTCTGCATTAGCTAGGAAAGCTGCCTGAGGAAGATACTCTTGTTTCAGAAGTGCTGTGGATTCTTGACCTAGGCTAGGAACTCCTACAATTCTACTATATTTCTCTAGAAATTCTTTCTGAGTTTTACTGTTCTTCTTACCTAGAGCTTCCCTGGCAAAACCATGCATAGGTGCGTCACCACTTAATCTATCCATTACACTTGAAGAAGTTCTATCTTTCTCAAGTGTCATTTCCTGTACTAACTTCATAATCTCTTTCTGATCAGCGTAGATATTCTCTATACTGCTTTCAAGTAGCATTGAATAACTGCCTTTCTTATTACCACCTTTATTAGAACTAAAGTCTATAAGAGCATCCTGTATATTTTTAGCTACTGCTTTAGCTTCCTTATACTTAGCGGCATAAGCATCAGCCTCTTTGCCTTGGAAGATTCCTTCGAGTTCAGGAGCCTCTACGTCACCATATTTATCCTGATATAGACCACGTTGTTGATAGCCTGATGCGCCAGAGGTCCTCATTTTATATAAAGGCATTAGAGGACTTTCCGCTGAATCCAATATATTAATACCGTCACCCTTAAGTTGTTTTCTAATAGAAGCCTTTACATAGTCTTCTGCTGAACTACCTTTAAATTCTTTTTGTTTTTTGGTATCGGACCAAGCACTAACTGACTTCATAAGCCCTTCATGCGCCGCTTCAATTACTTGATTACTCAGCTCGTGAAGAAAGCCCTCAAATCCTATAGATTTAGTGATGTATTCTTTAAGCTCTTCTCTATTACCTGGATCTAGTTTAGTAGTAGACTCACCTCTACCTCCAGCAATACTGGCTGCATCAAGATACAAATCTTCGGTAGACATACCACCTAATCTACGCCCTAAGGATTTCTTATTTGCCTCTGCAAAATCAGTAAGGTCGCCGTATGAGCCTTCTCCGGCATTTATCTTTTCTATTAAGCTTGAAACGCCTGGGGACCCTTTAGATATTAGATTTGCCATTTCAGTAGCAATTGGGGTCTCTCCAGCATGTTTTACATCCAGCCCTTTCTGTACCCCTACACGTAAAAACTCATTCATCATGGTATGTAGTTCTTCCCCCATTGTGTTGCCCATGGATTTAAGGTCTAGGGGAAAACGACTTGCTAAATTAGCAGTAGGCTCATATTGAGCACCCTGTCGTATAACTCCGCCACCGTACCCTAAGTTTCTTTCAAATAACTTCAACTGCCTATTCAGAGCTTCAGTGTCTTGTCCGGTATTAAGTTTAAAAAAGTTGGCATTAATAGCATTAGTCATTTTAGTATCATATAACTTAGTCTTTATACCTTCTTCAAATACGGCCTTTTCTCTACCACTACTGGGTTGGTCTTCTACCGGCTTCATTTTTGCTAATGCGTTTAATAGCGCTTGACTGGATGCGGTATCTTTACCGGCTTCCGGTTTTACTGCCTGCAATGTCATGGCAATTTTAGCCATATGTTTTTCATTTCTAAAAAGCTCTGGTAATAGATTATTTAAAACAGTTAATGGGGTATTCTCTGTTCCACCAGCTCCAGGAAAAGTACTTAAAATATCTAGTTGTTCTTGAGGTTTTAAATAATCTAGCCCCTCAGTAAGGAAAGGTTTAGTCATAAAACCGAACCCTTCTTTTTCTGGGAACTTCTTTGAAAAGGCTATCTGCTGTTCTGCTAAAGTATATTTCTCTGTAGATGGTATTAAAGCTTTATAGGTGGATTGGTCTCTTAAAGCTTGAGCAGTAGTGCCTCCCTGCTTATCATAATCAGTTATAGTTTTAAAGTGTTGTGAAATTTCTTGCCTCGCTAGAGCTGTCTTAGCGGCGTGTAATTGTATCTGATCACCGTCAAAATCTAGATTCTGTTGGACTGCTATAAACTTAGGAATTACATCAGAGATAGCCTTATCTAGTGCGGCTATAGTAGCAGTTAACTGATTTATTCTTTCCAGATCAGGGGACTCTTCTTTATACTCTAGTTTTCTTTGTTCGGTTAGTTCGTCAATTACTGAGTCAACTTGTTTTTTAGCTGCATCAAACTTACCCATATCTATCTCTGGCATACCTGGGGCCATTAAAGTATGTTTGGTCATTTGACGACCTTCTCCTTGTTTTAATAGCTTGGCTTCATATGGCTGAATAGACGCTACACCTGTGACAGGGAAACGCATACTTTCTAAATAAGGAGAAAGCTCTGATTCCAAATAGGCTTCCATCTTAGAGCGCATACCGGGGGCTACATTATCAAGGGCTCCTTGTATCTCTTCTCTATAATCCAACATTTTAGCTAAATTAGATTTTTCAAAAATAGGTTTTTTTAATTCTTGTACGGTTCCTCCATCTACCTCATACCTTCTAGCAAAGTTAGTAGGTAGCTTAGATGCGTAACTTTCAGGGATACCAACTTGATGTTGAGTTAATACAGGCATCCCTTTAGAACGCGCACTCTCCACATTTTCAGCATGCTCTATTTTTATTTTTTTTATATTTTCAGAGGCTTCCTCTAAAGCACTTAAATCTACCCCTATACCTCCAGCAGACGAGCTGATTGAAAGCAGTTCTTTACTAAAATTATCTAGATCCTCTGTTTTATCCACTGTAGCATTTATGGCTTTGCCCATTACTGCTGGCATTTTTCTATTAAATAGAAATTCTTGTACTGAACCTGTCTTACCTAAAGCAGAAGTAGCCAAGGTATTATAGTATTCAATTTTCGCTCTTTCTAATGATTGAAGGGCTTTCTTTAAGTCATCTTCAGAATCAGATGGTTGTACATTCAAGCTTTTGGCGAACTGCTCTACTGATGCTAGACCAGCGTTATAAGCCTTACCTCCTAATACATTAGCCTGCTTGTCATACCTACTGGCCCACTGAGGATTTTTAGGGTCGGGGCTTCCTTGCGGGCCTATAAGTTGGTCCACAGCCTGATCTATAGTAGTTTGGTAAACTTGGGCCTGTGATTTGCCTTCACCAGATTTATTATCTTTAAACGCTCTGATAACATCACCTCTAGTACCACCCTTTAAATGCTGCTGATTCTTATAAAGCATTCTCTCATCGGCAGATGATTGATCTAATGTAACTAATAGTGTGCTTAAAATACCTTCAAGTTCACCTACCTCACCAGAAGTTAATTGTTTAGTACCTGGAGACTCCCCAACTATCCCTTTAACTCTCCCTCTATAACCAGCTAATCTCTTCTTAATTCTACCTACAGTATTCCATAACTTTTTACTACCTGACTCATCTGACTGGCCGGCTACTTCGTCTACGTTCTTTGCCGCGTTTACGACTGCCTGTAATCTACGAGCCGTCATATCTAGGCCGCGTTCTCCTGCCAAAGAAGGTTCAGGGTAAGTAGTACGAGCTAATGCACCTGGTACATAAAAAGATTCACGTTTAGAAGGATCTTTAGTACTAGGTATTTTTAAATTCATTGCTCCAGGAAATTTTGCAATATCCAATATAGTATCATTTAAAACCCTCTCTTGATCTTCTTCAGGCATCTCAGTTATATTAGACATTGATGCTCTAGATACAAATTTTCCAGTAGATTTTGTAAAGGTTCTTAAACTACTTACGTCTACCTCTTGAGCAGAGGATAACAACTGCGTTGCCATCTCTGAACTGTCATCATTTAATACCTGTAGAGCTTTTAAGTACTCCCAGTGCTTCTTAGAGTCTAAAGGAATAGATGAGGTCATCTGTTTAATGAATTGGGATTGCTCGCCAAATACAGTAGCATAAGCGCCGAAGGCAGGTATATTTATCTTCTGGCCGGCTACCTGTTTCTTTATATCAGTTTCGCTCCATGCTGGATTTGCATTAGGGTCTTCGATTACTTCAACGAATTTGGGCCCTATTAGGCTCTTCCTGCTCTTTCCAAACTCATCTCGCATATCACTATAGAAACTAGATCCAATCTCCAAATCAGCTAGTTTTCCGGCTTGTGCTAGTAACTTATCCTCAGTGCCCGGGACATTTCTAGATTTAAGTAGTTTCATCATGTCCTTGACTAAGAGACCTCTTTTTTTAGGATTACCTTGACTCTCAAAACCTAAAGCCTTACTAATCTCACTAAGACTTGGAAATTTACCAGTAGTGTCTTCTTCTGTACCCAATAATCTTTTATAAGTACTTGGGTCAAATTTAGTTTTTAAAGATGTAGAACCTGCAACTCCAGCATCTATGACATTATTCATTATAGCTTCTAGATTCTCAGCCTGAAGTCCACGCTTAGCAATACCATGAGAACTAATACGAATATCTATAGGCTTTTCTTCATATAATTTAGAGCCATCCATTCCTTTATAAACTTCAATTAAGCCCTCTATACCGCTAATATCTTTAGCTAAATCAAAATCTAACTTAGCTAAAGCTTTTTTTGTTTTAGTAAATAAAGTCTGTTGTGCTTTTACGTCTTTGCCTTCAGGAACTACCCCTAAGGATGAATCAGTGAACATACTAAGCATGAATTTATTACCACTATTAATAAGCGCTTTACGAGACTCATCCAGATCCGCGTTAGATAGTCCTAATTCTTTAGCATACTCCTTATATATTTCCTGCACTAATTGTCCCATACTTTTAGGTAAAGCTACAGTCCCTAATCCAGCAGTAGCTCTTTCAGACTTACTTAAAACTTTTACTTTCTTATCCGCATATAAATCTTTTAACTGCTTACCTGTTAATTCACCTGTACCGCCAGGAGCTGTTATAGAAACACCCTTGGACCCATACCTAGTAGTAAACTTTCTACCGTAGTGGTTAAAAAAAGTTTCAGCTATTTTGGCTGACTGGACTTGCACATCTTTACCTCTAACGGTAGTTAAAGCACTCGTTACCTCTTTGATAAGTGCGTTATCAGCTCTACCTCTGTACTCTTGTTTAACTCCTAGAACATCCTGAAATACTTTATTGGCGGTTTCAATAGCACCTATTAACTGTTGATCAGGTTTAATATCTCCTACCCTACCTTCCTGTGATGAGGACACTTGGCCATCTGAACCAACTAAATTCAATCTACCTAATTTATCTGGTTGAACTATAGTCTTAGTTACAGAAGTTAATACATCAGCAAGCTTCCCTGATATTACTATCTGATCTTCAAAAGTAGAGGCGGTGTTTCTTAACTCTGCTATAACATTAAAACCGTAACCTTTGTCGCCGTACCTTCCGCCAGAGATCAACTTAGTTTCTCTCTCAGAACGTAAACTTGGGAAGTCTGTCCCTACCCCTCCTCCACCAGGTCTATATGCCATAGCATTAGTAGTGTTGGAAATATTCCTACCTAGTTGTTGAAATTGTGCTCCAAACGGAGCCATCTCTGAAAGTGAATCAGAATACATTTTAACAGTCGTAGCATTAAGAGCAGCCAGATATTTCGTATTTTCATTTCTACCGTCTTTTCTATATTCTGATATAGTTCCAGCTTGAGATTCAGGTACTCCCAAACTAGATAGAGTCCTAACATCTGCGGGTAATCTACCCTGCCCCATACCAGCATCTTTTAATATAGCTGTATCCCTGACAAACTCCCGCAAAGATAAGTTCAAATCTCTAAGGAACTGTTTCTGGCCTTCTGCGGTCAATCCTTGTGTACCTACCTTACCTTTTTGACTGTAAATAGGGGAGGTCATACTCATAAGATTAATTACTTTTTCTTGATGAGACGCCCGTCTTGGGCGAGATGGGTCCGCTATAGGTATGGTGCCCACCATTTTACCAATATAAGATTCCAAATCCCTCACACTCTTAGAAAAATCTGGATTCTTTCCTACAGCTTTAAGAGGTGAACTAACAGAGTCAGTTCCCTCAAGTATCTTCTGAAAAATTTGGTATATATTTTGAAAGTCTATACTCTCCATACCTTTAACTAGATCATAAGCAGATACTCCGGCCTTAGAAGTAGCAGCTATGAATTCTTCCATTGTTTTTGTGCCCGAAGCAAACTCAGCATAAATACTCTTGTCTATTTTTGCTAATACATCGGAAGCCGATGTCACGTGTTTTGATTTTTCTAATTTTCCTGCCTTTAATACGACGGAGGTTTCTAGTTGCTTAGCAAGATCAGCCCTAACAGCGCCTGAATCCACTGTAGTCTGTCCTGTAGCATTTACAATATCCTTGACCCTACTTAGGTCTATCAACATTGCTTTAGCTACTTTATTTGCTTCCTCAAACTGGGTGCCGGAAGGCCTGATTCCCAATTTCCTAACTTTACCTTGATAATCCTGCTCTACATCAAAAGTTTTAGTTTTCTGTAGTGATTCGAAGACCTTCTCAAAGCCGGTTTTATACGTTGCAAATTTAGGAATGATACGTTTACTACCAGTAGCTGTGTCAATAGTAGCCGCTCCAGTTGCAGATAATTTAGCTGCTGGTATAGCTATTTTCTTAACTAGAACTGAGCTGCCATACTTTCTCTCGCCTAATCTACGAGTGGCTTCAATGTCACTAATTGTCTTTTCAAATATTCTATTTAAGGCGGATGGGTCTGTAGCCCCTAACCCCTTTATAGCCTCTACCATCCTCTTGGATGGTGCGGTCCCTTGTCCCTTATCATGGGTAGATTTGATATCGGCTAATTGCCTTGCTGTACTAGAGTCTAACCCTTTCCAACTAGAAATATCTGATTCTGAGAACCTTTTCATCCATCTACCAATTGACTCTGCTATAGTAGCTTCATTCTTAGCTAATAACTCTTTAAACACCCCTTCTTTAAATTTACTAATCAATGCTGTGGGGTCATTAGTCTTACTACCAGTAACCCTCTTAAGATTTTTTACATCCGCAATTTTAAAACTATACTCGTTGCCTGAAGTTTTTTGATTATACCCTTCAGTGAGTTTAAAATAATCGGATATAGAGCCAGTATCAGTTTTACCTACTATCCTCCAATCTTTACCAGAGTTGCTTTCCTTACGTACTTTAGCAAATTCTTTCTCAAGGGTTGATACCATATACGACTGTAAGTCTAACAACGAATTTGCTAAACCGCTTACATGCTCTTGAACTATCTTCCTAGAATCCTCTCCAAGATTTAACTTCTTACCTGCATCAATATTTGCTGTCTTGCCAGGTGTGATATTACCTTCAAAGTATTTATATACTTCCTTTTGAGTAGAAGCAGGTGCCTGTCTGGCAGTGTTAACTGACGTTGCTCCATGCCTACTACTAGGTATTGTAGATGGTTGGGTTTGAGCTAAATTATTTTTAGCGGTGTCTGCCATTTGTTTCGAAGATTTATTTACAGCATCAAAGGCCTTACTTACACTCTCAAGATTCTTTGTTGCTTGATCTGAAGATTTTTTAACTGAATTAAAAACATCATCAGTTGTAGAGTGTAATATCTCATATACCTCTTTAATCCCATCTCTGGCAGCCTGACTAAGTATTCCTGTCTTATGGGCATGGCCTTGAGTTTTATCTACATACTCCCTTAATTGAGAGGTATTACCTCTCTTGTCTTGGATTTTATGTATTAACTCTGATATTCTATCACTAGCTATATCTCCTGCTGATCCTTGAGCTACCGGTTTCCCGTAAGCAGTGGCATGAACTTTACTTAGCCCTTCTAAGACTTTTATTAGATTATTTACACTAGTATTAAGATCCTTAGAAAATTTAACTGCTTCACTCTTAGCATTAGGTAAACTAACTTCTTTAACGGCTTTACCTGACTTAGAAGATTGGTATTCCTCGACTTGTTTATGAACTGTTGTGATTCGCTGGGTTACACTAATTTCAGGATGCTCATAACGTAATCGCCTCTGTATGTCATCTGCAGAAAAGATAGTCTTAACTGGTATACCTACCGGTTTAGTTATTTCTTTTATAGCCTTAGGCACATTAGAAATGTCTATATTAGCTACCACGTCAAACTCACCTGGTAACTGTTTCACGAACCTATCTATTTCATCTTTAGGTAATTGAATCTTTACAACTAATGTTTTTACAGTGTTTATAACTTTATTAGCCTGATCTATGAAATCCTTCCACTCATCACTTTTTACAGCCCCACCTTTAATTTCTGTTGGTATAGCACTAATAGTCTTTTCTAACTTACCCAATACACCTTGAAGGCCTTTTAGGTCTACTCCGCCGTCTGACTGTAATGAGCCTATAGATTTTCCAAAATTATCAAGTGCTTTAGTTAATTTAGTCAACTCATCGGCGCTAGAACTAAAAGTATCAAGGGCTTTTATAAGATTGTTGACGGCTGGATTGGTGGAACCAGTTGTGTGTTTTTTTATCTCTGAAGCTAAAAGTTTAGTAACCTCTTTAACAAGTTTGGCTTGAGGGACTTGAGCTCCCTCACGAACCGCCCTAGCACCACGTACCGTTTTATCTTTTGCTTCTCTGGCGGCGTCTATCATACCTTTGGCGGCAGCCCTAAGCTCAGCTGGAAGCTTATCTGCCTCTCTTACAAGAGAACTGATATGACCTACTAAAGTTTTTAGTTCGCTACTTCCTTTTTTTAAATTAGTATAAAAACCAGTAATCTCTTTTACTTCAAGACCGCCTTTGTCAGAGGCCATTCCTTTTGCAGAATTAAACGCCTTTAAGCTAGTCTTACTTAACGCCAACACAGAGGTAAGTGTAGAATTTAAGTCATTTATTACTTTATAGAATTTTGAAGGGATAATATCAGATACAGAAGACTCCATCGCTTTACGAAGAGCTTCTTGGGATTTAGGATCAATTTTAATATCTTTAGTCTCTAAAGATTTGAAAACTGATTTCAGGGCTGGGGCTATTTGGTTACTTATTGCTTTAGCAATAATATTAGGATCTAAGGCTTTGCCCTGTGGGCCGGAAACTGTAGCACTACCACTCCCTCCAAAACCCTTGCGTGAGAGTTCATTTGCGAAAGCTGTGGCTAGTGTTTTAAGTTCTGCCGAACTTATCTTAGAAGATTGGCCTGAAGCCTTTATGACTTTTTCCAGCATGCGCATTAGTGCGCTACTAGAAGTGTCTTTAGTTTGTTTTTTTAATACTTCCTTGATCTCTCTTAAGCCATCATGGACTTTTTTCTGATTTGCTTGATCGGATTTGGAAAGTTCTACAACCGCTACGCCTTTAGAACCTCCGCTCTTACTAGATGTTTTAGATTCATTTGAAGCATGTTCGAATATATATTTTTTAACCAAGTTAATAGCCCCCCTAAATTTTTGAGAAAAAAATCCCTTTAAACCTTTAGTAGTTACTTAATTACCTAGCCAGTCCTCTTTGTCCTTTTTTTAATTTCATTTCTCTCTTTAAGTTTTTGGGCTTCTCTTGGAGTATCATATTCTATATCTTGGTACAATTCATTAGAAGCTGTTACTATAACTTCTTCGGAATCAAATGCTGATAGTTTACCTGGTGACCTACTTTTACTTCGCCTTGCGGCGTCCTCGCGGGTCCTTTCCTCGTAAAAAGCTTTCATGAAAGCATCAAGTGCTTCATCATCTTCTATAATTAAATCACTAGGTCTATCTTCCGACATCATTTGGTATATATTATCATAATAGTTTGACCAATATGCTAAACTTAACATATCAGTTGTATATTCTGTAGAAGGAACTCCAAATAAAGCTTCAGATAATTTTTGACTATTAACATACCTAATTCGCCAAAGATTATGACGAGCAATAAATCTAATCTCATCCGCTGATAAACCAGAATAAAATATAAGGAATGGAGTTAAAACTTTATCTCTAAATTTTAAATCAGTAGTGTGTTTAAAATCTTTAAAAGTTTTCCATAATAATTTATCAGCTCTAAAAGTACATCTCCAACATAGGAATAATGACTTCTCTTCGTTAGCTTTTACTTCTGCAGACATCATAAGCTTGGAAGTCTTCTGGGTAGTAAGCTCATAAATCTCAGATTTTAATTTTGCCATAACTCCCTTAATTCTAGATTGATTGGCTTTTACAACTGTAGTTTTGGCAAGTAAAATTCTTTGCCCTTCTAGCTTTGTTTTCAAGCCATCCAATTTCTTTTGATCCTCTCTAGTGAATAAATTTCTTTTTTCAATTAATTCTTCTAATGAGGATCTATTTAATAGGCCATTATCAATAGCGTCTTGGTATTCTTTATCATAAAGAACATCAGCTTCTAATTTAACCATATTGCTAGGGAATTTAAATACAATTGGTTTATCTCCAATTATACTAATGCTTACTCCTGTAGAAATTCTTGTAATAAGTCTTTCAACTTCCTCATCCTCTAGCAGCATTCTTTATTAGTTCCTTATTTTTTTTCAGCCGGCTTAGTTTTGGCTTTAGCTTTTGCTTTAGCTTTTGGCTTAGTTTTTGGTTTCTCTTTCTTTTTAAGCGCTGCTTCTTCTGCAATTTTTTCAGCTGCTTCCGCTTCTACTGCTGCAGCGGCTTCCTGTAGAATACTAGTCTCCACTTCTTTCATAGCTCTAGCCTCAGGTGTATTCTCTAGAAAATTAGATTCATACCCCTGTAGGAATAACATAACCTCATATCTAGACTTCAGTGTTAGACTTTGATCTGTGGAAGCCAAAAATTTATCATAGTCTTCCCAAACTTTAGTAGCATCTTTATTTTGTAGAATACAAGCAGTGAGGTATTCAAGTCTTGCGTCATCAGCCATTTGCTCACAAGTATTACTCATAGGACCACTAAGACGTTGATTCCACTGAAATAAAGCTTCTCTGGCTTGAGAAACTTCTACCGCTAGAGCAGCTTTGTCGTTGTATACCTCTGTGCCATTTAATCTAGTTATGAGTTCGTTTAGAGTGATTGATAATTCTTGTGCACGTCTATCAAAGTCGTCCCCTATTACCCCACGTCTCCGCAAAATATCCATAAGTTCTGCACTTGTGGGGATGCCTTCAGTTAAACATTTAGTGTACACTTTGCTGTATTGCCAGTCAGCCCCACGAATATCTTCTGCGCTGGGGGTTCCAATAAAGTACTCTGTCTCTTCATCAGAGCCTGTAAAACTTCTTCTGTCTTCAAAAATTTCTTCTACCATCTTAGTTTCTCCTTATCCTTTATTTCTAAATTCGATGATCTCTTCACCAAGTTTATCGTATTCAATTACGTACCCATCGAACTCCTTAGTAAGATTACGCATGCAGTCATTTCCCACACGTAATATTTTAGATCTTAGTTGTTTAAAATTATCTTTAGGACAAGCTACGTCAGCAAAATCTAATGTCTTTTCCATCATTTTAGTGACTTCCTTACGCATAGCTTGAACCAGCTTTTTCCGGCTGTTGTCCTGAAATCTTTCTCCCATAGCCTTTACCTTCCTTTAGTCATATTCTTGTCCTAAGAATAGGAGGGGGGAAATCCCCCTCCCTTCTTAATATATTGTCTTTCTAATTAAGCATTACGCATGATAGCATTAACGTTAGCGTAAGATATATCACCTTTAACTACGTACAGGTCATTACTGGATTTGAAACCAAATGTCTGTGTTGCATTAGAACCAACGTCAAGGGTCATACCCTCATCGGTGATCTTAAGGTTTTTAACAACTATAGTTTTAAGTGCATACTCTTGATCGAGTGCGCTATACGTTGTCATTGTACCGTCAAGAAAATATTCGTCGCCAATCATATCACTGCCTGTAAGAACTTTACGTCCTGCACCAGTAGCCCCACCAGCTTCTTCATCAGTTTGTTCAAAAACTTTAACAACTAGAGTCAGATTATCTTTAGTCATAAGATCTGTAAGATCTATAGATTGGATAGTCGTTGCATCATAGTCGACCAGTTTTCCTGCAAACTTGGCCCAGTTTTCCAAGTCACCAGCAGTAGTATCAATACTCATAGTAATTGGAATAGGTAGAGTAAGTGGTCTATCATAAGGACCCAAGTGCCCGAGCTCCGCAAGGGGTTCACGAGTAAGGTCAGTAGAGATAGTAGCACCAGTTAATCTCCAAGCATTATCATAATCAACTGCACTAGAGTCTGGATCAACAATGTATACTTCTACTTGGCCCTGTCTTAATGCGCCTACGGCATCAGGTCTAGTAGTTTCCTCTGTTAGAGGTACAAAGTAATTATTCATCGCTGCTGAATAGGCATCAGCTGAGTAAACAACTGCAAGAACATCCCCAAGCACTGGAGCATTAGGCCCTGTTGGGAAATAAATTAGATGTCCTGTAGAATTATAAACATAAGTATCAACAGCTGCTGCTACTCCTGCTACAACTGCTACATTTTCAGCGGTTCCAGCTACCATATTATAATGAGTGACGGCTGAAACTCCATTGTTATCTTTTCTCAAAAAACCTAAACCTGTTGAAAGGTCAGCAATTACACCTGCCCCTAAACTAAGTTCGACGTAACCATTACCTATATGGGTAGCATTAAGTGCATTAGTAACATCAGTATCTGCCATAGAACCTGAAATTGTTGATTCAAAATTGACAAACCTACCATCATTCAGTAACCACATTTTATTGTCTGTTTCCGCGCCATAATTCTCTGTAGCGTTAGCTCCAGTTGTATAGCTGTATTCCAGACTATTGATATACACTTCATCGAGAAACAAAGTTTGATCAATGTTATTAGCCAAAGTACCAATAGAACACTCGTCCTGAACTGGCGCCCATAAAGTAACACCGGTAAGATTACCACAAGTTACTGCGAAATCAGCTAGCGCCACCCCATGCATATAAGTTCCATTTGCAATAAGATTAGCATTAGTTATATCAGCAGTAGCGTCCATAGCAATTTTTGCTGGAGCCACTTGTGCTAGTTTAGCGAATGTTTTTACGTCACCAAAATCATTGGTGTTCAAAGTTACAGTTACTGCAGGTACATCATCAACAACATCGATAATATCAAGGTGACCAAGCTCAAAGATATCCTCAGATGTGAAAGATGTAGTTGTACCTAGAGACTGTACTCTATAAAGTACTTCACCATCAACCCATACGGATTGTGAAGCATAAATTATTCTATTACGTGCCATATTTATTCTTTCCTCCTGTTATTTTTTTAAATAGCACTCAGGTTGGTAGTTAAAACGTCCTCTCATCACTGGATTAATGAGGCTATCTCACCAGCAACGAGCCTGTCCTTATTTTCTTGTATAAGTTTCTATTTCAAAACTTATTCTAGATCTGTAAGCATTTAGATCACTTAACATTACTTCTCCACGATCCCTAGACATTAATAACGGTAAATTAACATGCCTGGACGAGACTTTATTAAAAGTCATTCCTCCATGAAGCTGACCTAAATCATTTAAAGACGTTCTATTAAATAAGGAGGTTAGTTTATTGGAGGTATATTTTCGACCATAAAAAGTTCCGTCATAGTCTAACACATCCCCAGTAGCAAAATTATAAACCGGTGCTGACTTATTATATAGGCCATCATGAATGGTCTCTATAATATCGTTACGTTCAGAAGTATTTCCAGCAAAAACATGTATTTCTGCTTTCCTTTTAACTTTTTTTCCGCCACCTAATTGATAACCTTCCTTATCAGTACCACTAGTGTCTATTACTACAACCGGTGGTTCTGAAGCTTCAATAGAAGCCCACTCATCTACAACACTTATATAATTCCAATAGTAGTCTATGTACTTAGGTACTACTGTATTGGTTTCCATTATAATTCTACCATCTGTGTAATCTACTAAATAAGGTGTGCCGGATATAACAACTAGATTCTCATCATACAGTACCACCCTATTAGATTGCTCAGGGGTACCTGTACAAGGATTGCCTGGGTATTCAGTACCTGATATAGTATTACCATAGTCAGTACCTGTAACTGTTACAAATTCAGAGATACAATTATCAGTAGAATATATACAATCACCATTATCATCGTACGCTGGGCAATCAAAGAACACCCACCCTCTACCCCTATCAATTGGGGAAGGTTCCAGTGGAGATTGCGCTTGATAAACATAACTCCCATTACATGATAATTCGGTTAGTAACTCTAAAGGCACCATTTCTTCTTTTTCTATAAAGTCTCTTAGAACTGTATCCTTTATATAACGATACAAACTTAAATCTTCTTTTCTTAAATTTTTCATATTATACCCCATACTTTTGTGAGATTTCTTTTATACTTATCTTCAATGTACCTTCTATCCACTTTTCTATATTACTATCCACATACTCTTCTGCCGGCCCAAAGACAGTAGCATCTAAAGCAGGTGTGTTGGAGAAAGAAAACTTTATTAATTTTTTCTTTAAAATATTTTTTTCACCCCGTCTTATTTTATCATCATATTTTACTAGGTAGACCCTCTTTTGTTTAGTAACTGTAGGATCTATAGGTTCATTATTAATGGTAGATTTACCTGTAAGTTTAGTAAGATCTTCATGAGAAATTTCTACAAAAGTACCAACCGTCCCCTCTAGTATCTGTTCCACTATAGGTATACCTGTAAAATTAAAATTATCTAATGCAGGTAAAATTAATTCTGTAACTTCTCCACTCTTATATAAATATTCAAAAATCTCTAATCTCTCTTTGAATCGGTCCCTAAACATCTCAGGATTGGTCTTACTTTTTGGATCGCTTACTTTGACAGACAAACTATCATAGGCATCCATAATAATTTCTTTGATGACTTCAACCTGAACTTCTAGTGATTGTTCTAATCTAGTAGTTATATGTTTACGAGATTCTCTAAATATTCTATTCATTAGTCTCCTGAATAATTCTTTAGTATTTCATTACTATCAATACTAGCCTTATCAGTAGTGAAAGCTGTTATTATTAAAACAGTTTGATTACCTAACCCTCTCAATATAGGGGGCTTAGATAATCTACAAGTAATACCATCAATAGTTAACTTATCACAGTTTTTAAATAACTCAAAGTGTCTTGTATCTGATTTTAATTCAACTATGGTAGATCCTTCAGTTCCAGCAGGAGTATATGACACACTGTTACGGTTATTAGGATTCCAAATAATCAAACAATCAATCCAGACCTTTCTAGGAGTTTCTAAGTAACCCTTACCTTTACATATTGGGCACCTACCCACCTTGAAGAATTTGTAACGAAGCTCCTTGTCTAATCCTATCTCTATCTGTTTATTTCTAGCCTCCAACGCAGTCCATTTACATTTGCCTGTGGAACTATCAGTTAACTTATCATAATAGCAATTAGGACATTCCGCCTTTAAAGGTTGTTTATAAACAACAATCTTTCGGCTTAAAGTTTTGATGACCTTCTTCATGGCTTTTCTGTACCTACGTTTTGTATTAGAACTTATTCCGCTATATCCCATACTAAACCTCTCTTTGATATCTATTTTTAATTATTGCTTTATACCAGGCTTTATGCCATTGTCTATCAGTGTTTGCTCTAGAGTTACAAGAACGACATACTGTTATCAAATTACTAGGTTTACAATTCTTCTTATCGTAATCAATATGATGTATTGATAACATACCATCTTTTTTCCAACAATCTGGATTTAAGCACCTATTGCCATCACGATCTCGTATATCTTGTTTATATTCCTTATCCTTCCAAGCTTCACAGTATGGCTCAAAAGAAATACCGCCTTTCCAAAGATGACAATTCCCTCCAGAATTACTTATATCAGAACATATCTTACACCTTCGTCCTCTACTCCATTTATTCCAAGTTTTAGTCTGCTCATGCCCATTAGGACAAACACATTTAAATTGTTTATGGGCGGATATATATTCAAAGTTTAATAACTTCCAACCACTATCTTCAAAACTTTTTATTATAATACTTTTATCTATTCGTTGCTGTGTTGTTATAATATTTCTAGTACATACTTTACATCTTGCTCCTCGTTGCCAATCTGCCCACCTTAATGAATTAATATGTCCTTCTGGACATTTATATTTTAAGTTTATTTTACTATTTACGTATTCATTACTTAAAAGTATAAAACCTACCTTCTCAAAAGAATTTTGAACCTCTTCTATAGTAGGTTTACCTAATCCAACACAATAAGGGCATCTGGTACCCTGACTCCAATCATTCCACCTAATACCACCTGTATGTCCTTTAGGGCATACAAAATCTAATTTAGTGTGGGCGTTAACATACTCTCTACTGAGTAGTGTATAATTATCTTTCTTAAACTGCCCTCTTACATAGTCAATTGTTAATTTTTTACTCATGTCGTACTCCTAATCAATAAGTACCCCAGAAATAGATTGCATCATTAGAGTTTTTATCATTTCATCTAACCGCTTCTTTAAATCATCTAGTAAAGCTTTTCTGATTTTTAATCCTTCCGAGGGGTCATATGAAGAACCCTCATCACGAATTTTTGCCCCTGATTCCGTCGAATCTTCAATCAGTTCTTTACGTAATAAATCTATAGCTGTTTGTATCATATAAACTGATGGAGTTGCAGTAGTTTCAGTTAATTGTGAGGGCACAGGGCATGTTTCATATGCATTCATTATTTGACGATCTGACTCTCGGAAAGAATAATACCAAATATCAACTCCATGAACGGTTTCTTTTATTATTTCTTCTCCACAAACACTTGTGATACCTGAACAGGTGGAGCACATTTCATCTATATACTCTTGAAACTTCAAATATCTATAACCATTTACTGACGGGTTTAAAGTATCATTGAAAGCCTTACCGCCCATAGTTATAAAAACTGGCCAACCAGACTCTGAAAGCTCATAGGTTTTACCATCAGGGTGGATAGATGCCATAGCTTCTTCACCATACTCTCTTCTGAGAGAAAGAGGATCGCCGGTATATATCCTTATTCTATCTATAATACGTTGATCAGCTGTACCATAATTGACTTCTTTTGGAAACTCTGGGTCATAGTAAAGATCACCAGTCTCCCCCAGAATGGGTGAGGACCAGCCGTTAGCAGTGTCTATAGTACTGACTCCGCTCTCCGTAGTCATCCAGATATACCTAGAGCTATACCAATCATTATACTCTCCGTCATTGTCATATGCTTGATAGAAAGACTGGTTAGCTGATAGAGCTATTGGTATTGGAAACTCAGCCGATCCTGACATAGTAACCCAATTATCTACGTCATCTGTAGGACCTGGTGGTTGATCAGACTCTGTTCCTGTGTACTTAGCGATTTGTATATGATTATACGCGGTAAGTACTGTCGATATATTGTCAATTGTAAATGATAAACCTATCATAATGCTCTCCTTCGTATTATATATTTATTGGTTTCGGAAAAGGACTAATAACCGAAACATCTGGTGTTATTGGTTCTATTCCTGGAGGCTCAGTAGCCACCATTGGTACTGTCCCTATATTCTGCGCTGTCATAGTCAAATCACCTATGTCCGCAATTTCCATGTCTGGTGGACACACAGGTACTGTAACCAAAGAACCCATGCTTAACGCCACATTATCTAACCAATAGTCAATGTTGCCTTTTGTTTCAAAAGTTAAACTATTAATTAATGTAGGCCAGCCTAACTCAGCAAATTGAGCCTTTAAATTGAATCTGGATAAAGGTATCATCACCCTTGTCCAAGTATTTATATTAGATGTATTGATATAATTACTTAAACCTAACGTAGTACCATAAGTGTAGTTAGAAGAAAATAATTTAATATAAACATCTTTCTTACTATCCCATTCTCTAATATTAATCCAAAAAGATAAGAAGTCATAATCATTAATATCAGAGTCTGTAGTTCTAGTAAATTCTACTACACTGTCTGCCTTGTCGTATATTACATCTAATCCATTTGTACCTCTGTACTTAGAAGCAGTTGTCTCAACCCCTGCTCCTGTTCTCTGCCAATCTACTTCTATATCTAGTATACCCGTACCATTCCATATATTGTAAATAGCCGCAGAGTCCGGGCAGGTTTCTGTAATTAATAAAGTCTCATAATCACTAGTGGTAGCACCTGTACCATTAACATACCCTGTAACTTTATACCAACCAGTAGCAGAAAAACATAAGGTCTTTTGCTGTTGATCTATATCTGTTGGGCTTTCCCAAACTACATCCCATGGGCCCGTCTCAGATATACCTGAGGACACTGTCCAATTATAACTAGTAGCTGAACCATCAGAAGAAGTACCTATTATATTAATACTATAATAGCAGTCTTCAGGCGTAACGGTCACAGTAGTATCAAAGACTACAGTCTCATCTATCCAAGATGTTTTATGCGACCACCCATCTGACCAATCAGCATATAAATAAACTATACATTGTGCTGAGGTGGGCACCTTTGTAAACTCGTACTCATAAGGTTTGTCTAATTCAGACTCTACTAAGAATTTATCAGCCCAAACCCACTTATACTCCTCATGGTCTGGTAGACTTAATCCTACCCTATCAATGTTAGTAGATGTATTAACAAATGTTACTCCACTAGCTACTACTGCCTTAGGTGGTACTTGATCCATACTAAGCACCGGTCCTGAGAACAGCCCTTGTGTGATATTCTCACTGTAATTAACTTCTCTATCAGCCCACCCATCGTTCCAGTGTACCTTGATAGCTATAGAGTGGCTACCAGAGTTAGAAAATGCCCCTGGAGTAGATAAACTTCCATACCAACTTCCCCCCAGACCTTCCGTATGATGTACTGTAGTATTATAAGGTACATTAGTTATAACAGTATCTGTGGCATCATCATTAATATTCCAATCAATACCGGTTATCCTAGAATCCGGATTAGTACCTGTGTAGTCAAAAGACACTAGAGTACTTGGTATTGGAACATTATTACCAGTAGCTTCATTACATATTAAATTGGCTACTGGAGGGCCGCTGAATGTAGACTGAGTAAAATTCTCATTATAAGTCACTGTCTGAGACTGATAGCCGTCATACCAATGGACCACCATCGATACATTACGAGTGCCTGGATTTGTAAACGCCCCTGGTGTAGCAACATGCCCATCCCATGAGGTACCCTCGCCCGCAGTATGAGCTATTATATCATCCCTACTAACAGTAACTATAGTGTCTGTATTTCCATAGGCCCCACTGTCGTGTATTATCCAGTCTATGGACGTTATAGTATCATCTACATCTGTACCTACATACTTAAAGAAAACCTCTGTATCTGGGGGATATATAGTATTACCTTGTGTTGCTCCAACCTCAGTACATCTAGTTATATTTGGAGCTGGTATATGCCAATACATATCAACCTCTACTGAATCAGTTATTGAGCCTCCGCAGTAGTCAAATACTTCTATATCTATAGTATACGTACCAGCAGTATCATAAGAATGGGTACCATTAGTAGTGCCAGTTAATCCTAAAGAGGACTCACTATCCCCCCACACATAATCGGTATATTCTATCCTATTAACGCTGTTTATATCCTGGCCATAGCGTGTGTACCAATGATTCATAGTAACGCTTCCAGGCGACAATATACCAGTAAAATTCCATTCATGTACATCAGTACTACTATTAGATATAGTATAAGTAGTATTCACGTAGCCGTGAGCTGGGATATTATTAGCCCATACTAAATTAGGCGCTATATTAACCTTAGTTTGGATATCATTAGTATAAAAGGATGCTGATGTTATATCCAATTCAAATGCTCCCCACTCAGTCAATACTCCACAGTCAGCTGTCCTATCTGGGTCACCTTTCCAAAACACCAGTACTACTTTTGAACCTGCTAAGACGACACCGGTTTGACCTAAAAAATCACTATCACCTAAATTACAGTTCCAATACCCAGAACTTTCTATTACCCTTACATCATTCCATTTAGACGAACTAGAAGAGGTACTATTATTATAAAAATAAGCCTGATAGTATATATCACTATTGCCTAGTGATACATCTGTATCATAAGCATAGCCATCTAGGGTAATATTAAGTGACATTTAAACGGCACCTCTTTTACACAATATACTGTTATACCAAGACTTATTCCAATCACTGTCAGTATTAGCCTTACTATTACAAGACCTACAAACAGTAATTAAGTTACTAGGTTTACAATTTTTCTTATTATAATCAATATGATGAATAGTTAAATCATTCTTATTAGGTGAATCACAATAAGGATTTAAACATTTATTACCATCACGATCTTTTATGTCTTGTTTGTACTCTTTATCTTTCCAAGCTTCACAATAGGGTTCAAAGGATATACCGCCTTTCCAATGTGGGCTTCCTTGACCAGATATCTTTATATGGGAACAAGTAAGACATCTAGCTCCCTGCTGCCAATTAGCCCATCTAGTAGTACCTCTATGTCCAAAATTACATTCATAATCTATAGGCGAATTGACTCCATTGTAACCACTTAACAGTTTATATCCTTCATCCTCAAAAGTTGACCTAACAAAATCTACAGATAGTCTACTATTATTGGCAATCTTTATTCTTGCGCACTTCGCACATCTGCTCCCTAGTAACCAGGCATTAAAAGTTATGGTACCTGTATGGCCTTCTGGACAAATATATTTTAACTTGCCTTTGTTCCCGTTATAACTGGTACTAATTAAATTATAACCTTCTAACGTAAAAGCATCTTTTACTTCAGTGATCATATATTTTCTGTAACCTGTGCAATGAAAACATCGTCGCCCATTGTACCATGAACTCCAATTTATACTATGTTTATGTCCATTATTACAAATAAAATTAAGTTTAGTATGTGCATCTTTATACCCCCTACTTAAAAGAGTATACCCCTCTTCTTCAAAAGAGTTTTTTACAAAACTATACGTTAATTTTTTTGACATATTAATTACCCCAACTTACTATATAAGGTCCCAAATCACCTGTAATTTTGATCCAAAACCCAGATATTTCCATATGACTATTATCATTATATACTAAATTAAAGTTATGTGGGCTGGATGTAGGGGTTGATCCACAAACGTAGCTAAAAAAAGCCTGTTGGTTTCCAATATAAGTATTACTTACTTCTACAATATCACCATACAAATCCAGTATTTGATCATACACATAATTTTCAAATTTGGCAACAGTGGCCTCATCATGTACATGCTTATGTAAATTAGTGCTCCAATATCCCAGCTCTACTGGAATTGCCGCCAGCTGCCAACCTTTTTCTAACTCAATAGTACCGCTGCCAAAGGAAGCTCCTCCAGAAACGGTAGTTGTTATTATTTGAGGACTCCACATGTCAAAGCCCCTTGCTGCTAGTGGGCGTATGTCCATTTAGAATTCCCCTCCCATCATATAAGGAAGCTCTGAGCTCACTGATTCATAATGGGCATATGAGATACCAGAGCTTACTGGGTTATCCCAATTCAAATCACTATCGTTCTTTATAAGTGTTACGATATAATCAGTTCTGCCGGGAGGCACTTTACGATAAATTTGTGAAGGATTAGGAGTGCCCGAAGCAGTAATTCTAGGTATATCTATTATTGAAAAGTTATGAGGTCTGTTGGCCTTTGTTACTTCATAAATATTTTCATTATTAATTATTATCTCTTCAGTGCCAGCCAAAAAACCAGAGCAAGTAGCGTAACATATATAAGCACCAGAATCAGGTAAACTAAGCTGAGTTTTATATATCCCGCCTTCAACTGTAGACTCACTTAAACTACCACTTACTGGAGGAGATAGTAATGCATCATCAATTGTCCTCACATCATAGGTGACAGTTTGATCGGCTACAAGTTCAGCAGTAACATCATCGATAAGTGATACTGTTATTGGGAACGACTCGTTTTTGTTGGCCTCTATCATATAATACCCTCTTTATTATTTTTTCCAGATAATGTCAAATAAATCGGAAGGTACTAAATAGTCGTCAGGATAGATAAAACTCTTATCTTTAGAGACCCCTCCCCTTAACGGATAATCATAACAAAAATCAGTAAATTCCGAACAATAAAATTGCTCTGTGTCCTGTTTATCAAAATCATAGTCGTATTCTACATCTTTTGCTAGTTGTTCATAAGCCTTTTGAATAGCAATATCCACTAGACTTTGGTCGGTACGCCTTACTACAAAAGCCTTATCCGCCCTTAAAAATGTAAGAATATCCTCTCTAACTATACCATCTGTACGTACATGTATGACTTGATTATCCCCTACATAAATACCCACGTGCCCAAAATCCCCTTTTATGAACCAAGAACTTATATAATGATCATGGGCACTACCTACTATATCTCCTGGCTGTAATATATTTATAATACTTCGCCAATCAGGCCCTTTTAATTTATATTTAGAATCTCCAAATAAAATTATCCCCCCAGCATAAAGTCTAATGTTCCCAAAAAAATCCACTATTGCTTCTTTAATAACTCTAATAAGGCTTTTTTTATTTTTCATTTATTCTCCTCCTATATGAATTTATACAGTTTTAGCTCTATGTAAACACATAGTACAAGCTATTGACCAGTCATGATCACCTATACCACTAATGGTAGTATTAGTATCAGCTACCATCTTCAAACGCATACCATGCCCTAACTGGTCTGTATCGGATGAATTAAGTGCTATAAACCCTGAATCTAACAAGGGCATTTTTCTTACAAAGTGTGCTATCGGTATTTCAGCAGCAAATAGGTTATATTCGCCTGCTCCGGTGATATTAGGGGTTATATTTATAAATTTCTTTGTTGCGGTATCCCAAATAGCATCCCAGAATGCGGTAGGTCTGATGCCTAAATCATTTTTAGGTATGTATACCAACCCTCCATCATGTTCCGCTATATTTGACGTAATATTTATAGTGCCTGTTCCTGGGATAGTTGGAATTATTAGATATCCGCCATACAAATTATAACTGGTCCCACTAGTTACAGTAAAAGAAGTTGCTCTAGTCACCATTGCTAAATCTAAAGTGTCTAAGTAACAGTTGCTCCAAGTAACATAACCTTCATGAAGCCAAGTCTCATTCTCTACCATATTAAAATCAATATATTTCACCAAAGGGTCCGGTTGCCCAACAAGATAATTAAATGAGAATGGCTCACCACCACCCACTACTGATGGATCAGCAGGATCATCGCCTTCACCTGTCCAACAAATAACCGTACCAGTTTTTCTAGACGTTTGATGAAATCTTAATTTACCGGATCTATCTCTTAACTCATCTGAAATATCTACATTTAAATTCTGTTCAGAACTTTTAATTACCACATATTGGGCATCATCTATGTCATCTGAAATACCGTCATGTGAAGATACTAATCCACTTAATGTAGTAATATCTTTAGGTTGCAAAGTATCTCTAAACCAACAGTCACATTCAATGCCCCCTGTAGCTAAAAAAGCTAATGATGTAGTTATTGATGATCCTCTTATTTCATTATCGAATTTAGTTATATCTACTTCATCATTTAAGAAATCTGTAATTAAATAAGTATATTTTATATCTGTCATTATGCTACCCTCCATATTTCTAATCGTGCTCTTCTAATATATGATGTTTTATTTGTTTCCCCACCATAGTCTATATCAAAGAAATGATCACCTGCTAATAATTGAGTAATTACAAATCCATTAATTGCATGGTATGAATTATTATCTTTAGACTCTTGATTAATCTCCATCACTGTATCTGTGTCGTCTATAGTTACTCTTGCCTCAAAATCAGACCTAGTATCCTTTCTACGCCACTCAAAGTACCATCCTAATCTATAGTATCCAGTAGGTATACCAACTACTGATAGACTTGCTTTTTCTATATAACTAGTACTATTAGTACTAGATAAAGAGGCATCTCCACCCCAAGCGTACCAGGTTCCAAAAGATAAAGAAGTTGGAATGTTAATAGTTATATCTACTACTCCTCCGCCTACATCCTGGGCAGTTACATTTTCCCCTATAAAATTTATGGCTGAATGAGGGGTATTAACTAAATTAGTGCCCTCTTCCTTTATAATTAAAGTAGATCCTGAACCATTCGTGCCATCTGCTCCAGGAGGGCCTTGCGCTCCAGTAAGTTTTACTATACTTAAGAATTGATCTGATAAACAATCTACCGGCGTAGACCCACAAGAAATAGCTAGCTCAATAAAATCTCCAGTAGTTAAACTAACTATAAACATACTTGCTTGACTATGCGTTTCATCCTGATATAAATTCTGTAATACATAGCTTCCATTTAAATCATTAGTACCATTAGCCACCACTTTACTTATCACATCTCTGCTATTACCAGAAGACCTGACACTAGAAGAATAATTTATTAAGTACACTCCAGTTTCTTTAATATTTATCCTAGAATCCACAAGATTATCAAGTTCTAATACTGAAGTATCAGTAGATACATCTAAAGTGTCAAAAGATATATACTGAAAAGTAGTAGTTAATGTAATATTAGATGTCCCACGTGCCTGAACAGCAGCTAATGGCAAACCACTAAGAGTAGTATTATTACCGCTTGGGCCTATAAGTATATTACCTACACCATCACCAATATATAAACATTTAGTATCTGTAGTAAATCCTGGCTCAGCCAGTCCTAATGTAGGGAGCTGAGCTTCTGTACCCTTTCTTATTTTTATCTCAGTAGTCATAGTTTACTCCTTATACAAATGTCCCACCATCTACCTTTCTCACTTCTATTGAACCTCCGGAGTGCCCAATAGAGTCATTATCAACTATTACTCCTACACCGTTAGATGTTACGGCTACAGGTGCTATACCAGGACCTGTAGAAACATCTGGGTTTACTGTTATATTATCTGCCCCCACTGTTAATCCATTACCTCCTCCTACATTCAGAGTATTACCTGATTTAGTTAACCCTGCTCCGGCTGTTATTCCTGCTAGCCCTCCAAACTCAGACCAAATAACCCCATCCCATTTCTGGTATGTATCAGTAGCACGATCCCATACAAGAGCGCCCTCACCTTCAGTAGACACATCATAAACTACAACAAAAGAGGTGCCATCATACGCCACTATATCGTTATTTTGCAGGCCAGTTATGGTACCAAAACCGGCATTAAGTGTAGCAGCATTAGTTATAATATACCTATCGCCATTAGACGTAGTTGGAACTAACGAAGCATCTTCTTGTATACCTAAAACATCCGCTTGAAAATCCAAACCTGTCATTGCTTGATCAATTGCTATACTGATTTTGTTAGCAGACCATAGATCTGTTACTAAATTACCGGAGTCATTAATAGTTCTATGCAATGCTATGGCGTCTAAATGTGTTCTTAGAGCACTGCCAGTTAGTTTACCACTACCATCCCATAAACCATCAGGTCTATTAGTATCTAAATAAGTATTTAATACCTTACCATAAGTGAGACCGTCTGATACATCATCTAAACTAGAAATTCCTCCAGAAACATCTCTCCATGCAACTCCATTATCTACCCAAGTAGATAAATCATCAGTAGCATGATACATTCTTCCTGATACTCCTGCTGTAGGGCGTACAGCTAGTAAGCCTACTAATACTCTACCCACTTTATGTGCCACTGCCCCATCAGATATAAATACTTCTTTAGTATCAGTGGTATACCCCATCTCTCCACTTTGAAGAGGGGTGCCGCCTCCCATAACAGTATCTAATTGAACCTTAGTACCTCGTCTAATTCTAATCTCTATTGCCATAATATTTCTCCTTTTTAAATGAAGGCTCCGCCATCAATATGTTCTATATCATATCTCAAGGTGCCTGAAGTTGTTAATAATTCGTAATCTCTTACAATATTTTCTGGAATTTGAGTATCTGATAAATACCCTATATGACCAGTGCCACTTAACGTATGTGGCTGGGCTACTACCTCAGTAACTACACGTAATCTCCCTTCAGTATCCAGATTTAAAGGGGCCCAATTTCCTTCCTTATGTGCCATATTATGTGAGGAGTTTTTAATATAACCTTCTGGATCAATATTTTGCTCCCTTACTTTTATGACCCCTCCACTTACGGTAGTAGCCAATTCAGTAACTACTTCTAGTTTTGGACCATTTATACCACTTATAGTTGACAAAGTATTACCTAAATTATCTACTAATGTTACTTCACCTTCTATTATTACATACTCCATAATTAATACCCTCCTATAAGATTATCTCTGGAGTATTCGACAGAGGTTACTTTACCAGCTACCCTATGAATCGCTCCAGAAATAGTAGCTACCACATGTGCCCCTGTCTCATAATCATATATATATTTAACGAAGGAAGTTACTCTTCCTCCAGTTCTATTTAAAACTGTAGAACTTATGTGGTATGTTTTGGTATTATCAATCCACTCATCTACTGAAGATATTTTATGTCCAGTCCTTGTGTACTCTACAAACTTGCTACCATTATGTAGTGCTATATGCTGTGATGGATCAATCCCACTACTTGTAACGTACCCAGTACCAGAAGAGCCTACTGGCGCCCAATCAGTATTTAATAGTCCTACCTTACTATAGATACCACCGCCGTTATCATTACGTAGAAATATAGAACCTAAATCAGCTACTAATCCAGCTAGACTAGGATCGCCTGTACCAGCCAGAATTTGAGTTAACCTGTCTTCATGTAATATTTCTATACCATGTTTAGCATTTAAGTAACTGGTTCTAACCATCAAATTCTCCTATTAATTATTTATATTTGTCTTTCTTTGAACCAAATAAATTACCACACCGCTCACAAGAGTAAATATCATATTCCCTGTGTGATTGAATTTTACCACCTTTTTTATGTATTGTGAACGTACAGAGTGTAAATCTTAAAATAAAATCCTTAACCTTTTTAAACATAGTATAATTCTCCTTTTCTTTTGAATAAACTTCCCCTAATTATAGGTAAGTTACATAATTACAACCTACTATCTATAAACAAGTTACTTAAATAAAAAGAAAGGGCCCGCATTTTATAAATACGGGCCCTTTCTATAAGTCTTAACTAATTATAATTTAATTCAAATTTTCATAACTATTAACTAAGCACTGCTACAGTATCAACAGAAGCAGTCTGAACAGTTATTCTCTGAGTTTTAACTGTAACAGCTGCCGCATCGGCATTATCGACAGTTAGACTCATAGAGGTACCATTAGCAGCAACGTCAAAATCGACTTTAAGCTTAGTACCAATTGTAAGAATAGCATATTCAGTTAGATCTGCAGATGTTGTACCATCATGCATAGCATAAATTTCAGCAGCGTATCTATTACCACTACCGTCATAAGCAATTACAAACCACTTAGCGCCTAGATTTCCAGCCTGAGGAACCGTATCAACTACAGTATCAGTAGAAGAAGCGCCTACAGCAGTAGTAGCCTCTTTAAGAACTGCAGCAGCAAGATTGTCATGCGCTGTATCTACATTAGTAATGTAGGTATAGTTATCATTAGCGGTAACACCTAGCCCAGACACAGTAGCATCAGTAGAAGCGAGAGCTGCGTCCAAAGCAGAAATTGCAGCGACAGCTGAAGTATCAGCAGCTACATAATTTTCTGTAGAGTAGTCCATACCGGCAAGACCAGTAGCGGAACCAACAGCGGCTTCTAAATCATCAATATCAGCACCATTAACCGCTATACCAGAAGCATTGGTGGCTATATCAATGTCGTTACTAAAAATATCACCCTCATTGACAGTTACTCTGCCTTCAAGAGTTGAAATATCACCACTAGCAGCATCTGCTTTATAGTCTAATTTCTCGATTGCACTCTCTACAGAGTCAGTGTCAGAAATGGTACCAGAAGTAGCAGTATACCCTGAGGAAAGAGCAATAGTAGCAGCAGTTTCCATATCAAAGTCGGCGATCTTAATAACCTCTGTCTCAGCAGAATTCATCATATAAGAAGCACCATCTTCCTGGCTGCCTGGATCATCTGGGAAGTCGTATCTTACAGATACAGCGTCATTAGCACCAAGTGCGTCAGTCTCTACCCATTGATCGGCCCCATCGTCCCAAGTATAAATAATACCAGAAGTAGTAGCATTCAAAGACAACATCTGGTCGCCATTGGACCATTGATCATGTGTCCAGAAAGGAACATCATCATCAGAGAAATGGTCAGTACCAGCATAATCAGCGACACCAGTAGTAATAACATCACCAGTAGCACCCATTATGGATTGACGCCAATTAACTCCAGTTGCAGCGATATTATCTACTGCTTGGATAGCGGCGTCAAGTTTACTAATAGCCTCTTCAAGAGAGTCTCCATCAGTAATATAATTTTCTTGATTATAATCAGGAGCTGAATCACCGGCAGAGCCAGTATAAGATTCAAGAGCCGTAATACCACTAGCATTAGTCGCAATATTAGTAACATTAGTTGCAATGTCTGTAACATTGGTTGCAATGTCTGTGTCATTAGAAGAGATATTGGTCTCATTAGTGTCTACTCTACCTGATAAAGTAGTAAGATCAACATCCGTGCCTGAAATAGTGGCATCAGTGTCATTAAGCGCCATATCCAGTTTATCAATAGCGTCCTCCAACGAATCTCCACCTACAATATAGTTTTCCTCAGTAAACTCAGTTACTGCTGGATCTACATTGTCATCATTACCAACAAAAGCTTGGATGTTATCAACATTACCAGACTCATCAGTGTTAGAAAGTACCCAACCAGTGGTAGCATCCCCTGTGTAAAGCATCTCAAAATAGCAATAATTTAAATCTATAACAAGGTCATCACCTGACCCGTTCATGTTTAATCCATTCAAATCTACGGTAACGTTGTTAGTTTCAATATCACCTAGCCCAGCGAAGCCGACAGAGTCGCCTTCTTCAGGAGCTGCAGGCATGGTTATAGTGAACGCTGCGCTGTTTGAATCTAAAATATATCCTTTACTAGCCTCAAGAGTAGTAGTACCACTAATAGTGGACCAAAGAAGTCCCCCACCCTCAATTTCACTATATGGTTGCCAATCTGTATCTGATGCACCGGTTTTCTTATAACTAACTCCGTCCGCTCTTAAATATAAAGAACCTAGAGGGGCCGCAATACCTGCAGCCGATGACGGGTCACTCGTACCGTTAAGTACATCAGCTTCAGCGTCGCTACCGAAGATCCTTAGACCTTCTTTTATACCAAAAAGTGCCATAATTTAATTCCTCCTTAAAAAGTTTTTAATTTAACACTACATTTAATTAATTCTGTCTCATTATTCGTTATCTTCAACTGGCAATGAGTACCATTAATCACTGAAATATCAGTGACCGCTTTAAATCTTTTACCTAAAAAAGCATACGCTGTAGATTCCATAACATTATCATTGTATAAGCTTGAAATTTTAGTAATTCCGCTGTTTCCACCACTTAGAATTTTTACATTCCAATCAAACGCTTCATACTTATTCAAATCAAGAGTAAAAAATTCTTCCGTCTGTCCAGGTTGTATAGTTTTTTCAACTAATCTTGAGTTGATTTTTCTTAAAACAATCATTTATACTATCCCGCCTGTTATTTTAATTATATTTATCTGGAAATCTGCAATTCTTTTACTCTCTTCTGTAGTAACCTACATAAACTGTCTTTATCAGTCAGTTGTCTTGCTTCTGTCAAAGCATATTTTAATAAATTCAAATCCATTACTCTCGGTAAAAGCTCTCTAGCTTTTCTTACCGTAAGATTAACTACATCCTCTACCTGTAACTGTTTGATAGCTACAGAGGAAGTGAAATCTGAATCTGAAGAATTACTAGTAACTTTAACTGGAGTTGCTTCTTGAACAACAACAGCCTCAGTCTTACTATTAACATCTTTAAAGTCAAATACTATATCCCATCTATCTGAATTCTGTAACTTGACCTCTTTTAACCATTTTACAAACTCATCACCAGGGTCCATGTCGTATTTTTTGCCGTATTGTTCGTATAATTCCTTTAGAGGAACTTCACCTCCAGGTCGTATTGAACGTTTCATTGCATACGCCCACTCTGATGATTTATTCTTTACAAATCCTTCCATAATAATCTTCTCCTTTTCTGTTTAGTTTAGCCTTGTCCTTTTCTATCTTTTATTCGTTACCCCGTACTCTATCCATTATAAAATGGAATAAGTTGGACAAACGATGTACAATGATACACATTATAAAAAAATCTATGATTTTATTATCTAAAGTAAATATTAGTATTGATGAGAATGCAGCAGCCCAAACTGAGAAACAGTAACCACAATCTAAGATTCGATGTATAAAATTTAACACTTTACTGTCGGACTCAAATAGTAGTTTTCGTAGAGGCTCAAACAATTCAGACTTAACAACCAATTCAGTTAAAGCTTCAGTAAATATTACGGTCATTAATATCTCTATCAATATAACTATCACTAATACTTTTTCCTTTTAGGCACAAGGTATGGGGAAAACCCCATACCCTTGCACCTTATTATATTAAATTAGTTTATATTATAAACTACGATCAATAATACCCATACCTAGCATCCTACTATCGAGACAAGCAAAACCAAGTTCTGCCCATCCAAAGAAACCTTGTTTCTGTACACGGAGTAGAGTGGGATCGTCATGCGCTTCATATTCTTTACGAATAGGCATAACGAGAGAATCATTCATACTAAGATCAAACCCAAGGATCTGAGTTTCACCAAGGGTACCTACAGTACCATCAGCAGAAGTAATATTCGGGTTATCTATGGAATATCCATTATAGACATTACCTGGAGCCACAAATTTACCATACGCAGAACCATCACCATTGATATTAAACATTCCGGTTGCGCCTAAATGCTGAATCTCATGGAGAGATACATTCCAAAGACTGCCCATACCGGACGCCTGGAAAATTTCTCTACGAGTGATTGGATCAATATCAGTATCGGTCCACTCTCTGATATCTGCAGCATCCTCTGGGGATACGTACAAATCAGTAAGAGTTCTTCCAATTCTCTTAAAGCCTACTATCATCTTATTAATAAGTTCTTTAGATAGATAGCCGGCACCCTGTGCAGCAGGGTTAATTTCATAAATAGGTGCGGGTCTAGACCCTAACAGCCCTTTACCCGAGAAAGCAGATGTAGCTGCTGGCATAATTACACGCCAACCACATTCTTCCTCATAATTTGCTAGATCTTTTGCGGCACGATTAGCAGCTCTAGATGCTATATCGATTCTCGAATCTCTCGCATAAGTGATCTTCCAGTCGGCAGCAGCATCAATCGTAAAAGTAGGTACATACACCTCTTCTCCGATACCTTCTATAAAGTTCTGAGCTACATAACCAAGACCTGGGAGAACCCATACAGGGATCTCGAAGTCTTCTGCTACAGGATATACCGCCTGTGCTCCTGGACCTAGTCTTTCCACAGTAAAGAGTGTTCTCATAATAGAGTCCAACTCAATTTTTTGTAAGATTGGAGTGGTCAAAGCTGCAGCAAATGCACGATAAGCTGCCATACCTTCAGGAGTATTTATCTCTGAAGTAGCTTTGAAAAGTTCCATCATTTCCTGTCTTTCCATTATATATATTTCCTCCTAATATTTATTAGTTTTGGATGTGTTAAAATTCACATTAATCCAAATATTTTTTTTATCAAACAAGTAATTTTACCCTAATTGGGTAAAGTGTAACATTATCCATATTAGCCTGGCATTTTGCCAAACTTGCGCCTTTAACAACGCGAGCTACAACAGTATTAGATGCTCTATCACCGGTCTGACCGGTAGCATCTGTAGCTGGAGTAGAGTTAGTAGAGTTAGTAACTCTAGCCTGAAAAGCTCCTGCATATAGAGACTGGCCTGGGGCCATTTTCTCATCAGCAGTTCCACCAGTAGCTTCGCAGATATAGTGAACAGTGTCAAAAATACCAAGATGAGCAACGCCAACTGGTACAGACTTATGCCCTACAATAGCACCCTGAGCGCTATATAATGGTTGAGCAATAGCATCACTAGAACCCAAATCACCTGGCATAACAAATCCAGTAGGATGTACATTATGGTACCCTACCTTAACTTTCTGCATCATGAAACCAAAAGGGGCTTCAGTAACAACACCTGTCATTGCCTTAACCATTGGTTCCTCGTTAGCTGCGGTTGGGTCTAGATAAATTACTGAACCCGCATATGCAACAACGTCGCCGGTTCCGGCTCCGCCAAATGCATTATCTTCCGAATAGCTACAAAATTGGTTTTCTACAACTGAATGTCTAGGAATAAACATACCTTTTCTTCCTCCTTATTAATTATCAGACTTAGGTGACAAACTAGCAGCCATGGCTTTACCCATTGCTTCATATTTACTTACCATATCATCTGAGGGTTTATTTTCAAAATTCATAGCAGCGGCCATTGCCTGGCCAGGTGCTACTTCTGCAGGGGTTGTAGTAACTTCTTCTTCAGTAGAAACGGTTCCTTCACCGGCTTCTTCAGTAGTAGTTGTTCCTTCTTCACCTTCAGTATTTGTTTCAGTAGCCGCAACCGTTGCTGCAGCCTCTAGTTCTTTCTTTACAGCATCACGAAGTTCAATTCGATCAGTCTTGTAAGTAGCGAACTCTTCATCTGAAAACTCTCTCACTTTAGCTGTTTGAGATTCCAGGTCACTCCCCATAGCTACTTTAGCTTCTTGGAGTTCGGCCATTCTAGCTTCTGCTAGTTGGTCTTTTTTCATATTGTCCAAAGATTCTTCAGAAGCAGTTAAACTGGCCTCTGTTTCTTCCAACTTTGCCTGGGCTGCCTCTAGCTCAGTAGTAAGTTCGGAAATCTTAGAATCTTTTTCAGCCACTTCTTCTTTCGTAGAATCCTTGGCTGCTGATAGTTCTGTCTTAGAATCTTCTAGGTTCTGAGTAAGTCTTTCAATAGTCTCTGCCGATTCATTAAGAGCATCTTGTGTTCTCTGCATTTGACTAGCTTCCTCTTTATTAGAGAAGATGTTTTTGACTAAATTTTCAATGTCTTGCTTTAATGCGTCTTCCATAGTAAGGTTTTCCTCCTTATATAATTAAAATATTGTTATTTTTCTTCTTCTTAGGTTACCAACCTGGTTAATTCAAATTAAAATCCTTTACCGTTAACTAATTCATTTTAAATCGTTATTTAAGGATAACTTTGCGCAGGTGCGCCAGATCCTCTAGTGCTTAGTGTACTTACATCAATAGGTGCACCCAGCATAAACATAACATTAAATTCAACATCCGCAGGTACAGCAGAGCCAACTACTAATGTAATAGTATTGGCTCCTGTATCATGTTCTACCCAATAAGTATCACCTGGGTCAGACGTTGGAGTCACCGTAACAACAGCGTAACTTGCAAGATCCATGTCGTAGAATTTAAGCCCATTAGCCAATTCTACTTCTGTGGCTGTGCCAGATACAGTAGCCGATGCAGACCAAATAAATGGTACATTATGGTTATTGCCCATATTCTTGTATACTGCGGCAGCCTTGTCAGATGCTGTCATCTTTAGCTGTTTAGGTGTACTTCTAAGAGACCCTGTTTGAGCCTGTCCTAATTGTGGCATATTAACTCCTCCTTATTCTAATAATTAAATTACTTTGTCTGCTTTATCTAAAGCGGACTGTAAACGTTCCAGATAAGCTACCGTAGTATTTTCTGAATGTTTACTTTTAAAAAGTTTTTCAACGTATGAAGCTGCAGTTTTCATTACCTTATTTCTGAGACAACTTTGGTCAGAAGCGTCACCTAGAAATGTTGAAGTGCAGCTTTGTGAAAACTCTGCACACCATTCCTCATTCAATAAAGTACCATCTTTATCTTCAAGACGTTTTTTATAACTCACACATATTCCTACTGAGTCATTATATTCTAAATCTGATTCTTCTTTTTGTTGTGCTTCTATCTCTTTAGAGGTTACATTAATACTTTCAGCTGTATCTTCCTCAGTGGTAGTAGGTTCTAGTAAGTCTAAATTAAAGATGACTGTGTCGTCCTTAACAGTCTCTGTAGCTGTTTCTAGAATAACTGATGGAGGGTTAGCTGGATTCTTTACAATACCGCAACCTGAAAAACATATCCCTCTTAATACTCTAGCTATAGTACCTTCTGCTACTTCTTTCCCGTCTTTAATTACTTTTGCAAATTTACCGTATGATGCTTCGTCTGCTATCTCTATTCCTAAAACCGTTGCTGCTTCTTTAGGGATGATCATGTCACCTATCTTAACATCGAAGTCCTTAAAAAAACACTCCATACTTACACTCCACTCATCATTAGCTATTTCTTTGGATAATTCAGGAAATCTACTTTTATATATAATAGAGCCTATCTGAATATGCATATCTTTTGTATCCAAAGTAGCTGTCTCTGTAGAAGCTAATTCTATGGTACTTAAAGCTTCCCCACCATCATCAGTAAAAGCACTAGAATAAATATGTCCTATAATTTCATGTTCAATATGTTCTACATCCATAGCTTTACTAATTATAGTATCCTTAGCAGCTACCAACTCACTACCTAAAAAGCAGGCATTATTTAAATTAGTGCCGGTGGATACTAAGATAGCAGAAAAATAACTTAAATCAGGTTGTTTTTCGCTACCCTCTGGAAGATTTATTACAGATGCTACCTCTTTTTTTAAAGCTTCCGTTTCTTCTGCCATTTTAATACTGGCTGTTAAATAAAATTTATTTTTAATATCCATTTATTGCTCCTATATTATATCTTTTTTTAATAATAGATTGGTACCAGGCAACATGCCACTTTCTATTAAAATTAGCTTTAGTATTACACGAACTACAAACTGTTATTAAATTACTTGGTCTACAATTCTTTTTATTGTAATCTATATGATGAATAACTAATCTTTTATCTTTGTTATTACAACAAGGATTTAAACACCTATTACCATCTCTATCTCTAATAAATTTTTTATACTCTTTGTCTCCCCACTGGGAACAATATGGCGCATAAGCTATTCCACCTCTCCAATTAAAATTCATACTACCAATCATGCTTTCTGATTTTCTAATCTTCTCACACTCACCACATCTATTCCCTTGATACCAATTTATCCAAATCATTTTTCCCTTGTGCCCATTAGGACATTTATATTCAAGATAAAACCTAGCATTAGTATAAACAGTACTTAAAAGAGTATAACCTTCTTTTTTAAATGAACTTCGTATATCGTTTATACTCAATTTTACATTACCATAACATTTACCGCATCTATATCCTGATTTAAAATCATTCCACTTAATAAAATGTTTATGCTCATTAGGACAAATAAATTCCAATTTAGTAGTAGAATTTATGTACTCTGTACTAATAAGTGTGTAACCTTCAATCTCGAACCGTGATTTGACAAATTCATATGAAAGTTTTTTACCCATACCTAATCTCCCCCATTGAATCTAGAAAATTAGCGTATTCTTTGGCATCTAGTACACCTCTTGCTCCGCTAAGAAATGCAGCGTATTGTTCATTAGTCATATCTTTTACATCCTCAATAGAGGCAGTCTTTTTTGGTTTTGCTGGTTTACTTCCAGGCTGTTTACTTGGATTGGTATTTGGTTTCTTCTTTGTTTTTGTTTCTCCAGCTGGTCTACCCTTACTAGGTGTACCAGTAGGTGATTTCTGTTTAGGTTGAACCCCAGGACCTTCAGCAGCCTTTTGAAACGGCGATCCTATGATTCCAAAAATTCCATCCTCTACTAGTGGTAACTCAGTCTGCATATTTTTAAGCTCTGTTTCATAATCGAACCCCAGTGCCTCCAAAGCTGTATTATAACTAAGCATTCTTCTATCAACTAATGAACTCAGAGTTGCCATATAGAGCACTTCGTCCTTTAAAACGCTCTCATCCCATCTAATTTTAGGGAAGCGATCAAAACCCATTGCCTCAGCAATCTGGCGGTATTCTTTGTAAATCCACTTCTCTACTTGACGTCTAGCATAGTTAATTTCCTCCATTATACCTTTAGTAAGTAGCCCTACTTCAGCAGTATTTATGTCACCAGAGCCATCTATAATAGCTCTAGATACTGCAGTACCAGCAGTCATATCTTCATTAACTTGTTTATACTTATCTTGACCTAGGATAGACTCTATCTCAGGAGAAACTATCTTCTGTATATCTAATGTATGATTCCATACTACATCAAATGATTTGGATGGGGTGTCAAAAAGTTTAGCCACAGTTTCTAATTCAGACTGTTTAGTTACTGGGAACTCATCATTACCTATAGTAATTTTTAATATATAATTAGATATACCATCTAATGTACTAATGTCTGCATTCTTTAATTGCTGCTTGTAATTAATGGTATCAAATACTCTAGTTGATCTAGGTCTAGCATAACGCTCATAGGGTTGCTTTCTATAAGTGACTGAACCTACCAATCTTGAGTCTAACTGAAAATCTCCGCCCTTCTCAGCAGCCGACTTGATTTCTTTAGGTAATGCTTTGATCAATTCTTTTTCATCTTCTGTTAACTCTGATGTGGGTTTCTTAAGTAATTGACCTAGTTCTTGAGGAGGGGTTAACTTAATTGCTACATTATCAAATAATAAATTACCTTCAATAGTAACTAATTGAGGATTCAATACTGTGTACGCCACAGGTAAATGTCCTTTTGACCATATATTCTTCTTTGCTGCCTGCTCAAATTTAGCTAAATCTACTTGAGATACTCCAGCAGCTTTTGCTTGTGCCACTATAGCCTTAACCTCTACATCTTTTAGGTCTTCAAACTTTGCGTGTAATTTAAATAACCTCTCTTGTTCTGCTTTTGCCTTCGGTGATTTAGATGTTTTTGTTTTTTGGCCGGGGACTGGAGATAGATGAGAAACCCTTGGTTCATATTTAGCTAATACCTTATAAGTAGTAACTTGCCCTATCTTAAAAAAGTCTAAAAATATCCACTCTAATAACTCATCAAAATTGACATCAAACGTCCAAGTATCAAAGAATTGTTTTATATTAGGATCATCAATATCATTTTCAAAACCTTTCATAGCTAACGATGCTAGAATATTAGTAGTAGACCCTAGTAAAGGGTCAGTATAGTAAAATTCATCTGCCTTCTTAAATAATGCTTTAGGGTCTTCATCATAGGCACTTTTACTGACGGCTAAATCGAGTGTTTGACGGGACATAAAATCCCTATTAACGGTAGCAGCTGATTCAGAATGAACGTGTGGTGTGATAGCCATCCCAGGTTTATCCAGAAAAGCTAAATTCTGTTTATTAGGAGTGAGCATGAAAGTTGACTTACCTGAGACTTCATCTATCTCTATAGACTCTATCCCAGCATTAGGGTATTTCTGCTGTAAATCAGCTGTAAGTTTATGTGTGTCTATGGTATCGTTTGTCATTACTTAATCCCTTATATTAGAACTGTCCCTGGGTTGCCTGATACAGTAGTGACATCAGAAGTAACCAGTGTAAATTTATTAGTATCTTTTCTACCAATAAGATCATCCATTGTGTAAGTAATAGGACCGGTTCTATGTTTGGTATAATCATTTGAGGGGGGAGTTGTCCACCAAGGAGGTGTAGTAAAATCATTTCTTACTCTATCGTCGGACATAGTTTATTTCTCCTTTTATATATATTATGGTAGGGGAACAGTGTTTGTAGACTTTAACTTAATTTTCATCACTACTAACTGTAACCCTACCATATTCTATTCTAAACGCTCTATTTAATAAAGAGGTTAGTTAATTACTTTTTCTTCTTATGAAGTACAGCATCCCCTAAGCCAAATCTTCCTACAGGAGGAGCACCTAATCCAGTACTTCCCAAGGCTCCTAAATAATTGAAGCTTTGGCGACCTGAACGGTTTCTAAAAAGACCACTATCGTTATGTAAAATTGGCTCCTCACCTTCTTCTAATTCACGTTCTACCATCCTAGTACCATGAGCAGCTAATATTAATGCAGAGTATAAATCCTTATTCATACTTTTAGTTGGTGTATCGAAGTGAAGAATACCAGTAGCAGTCTGAGTTACTACTATACTTAATAGCTGTGATTTCAGCGTAATTATTGAATTATAAGTTCTAGCCATTAAATCATTAGCATTAACAGGTAATTCTGGGAACCTGAGGCTTTTATCTTCGAACATAGACTTAGCAGTAAAGTTAGCATCTGAAATCCAAGAAGGATTAAAGTTTACCATTTCCAGTATATGACGACCGTCTTTGTGTACGTTATCAGGATTCCCCCTATCTATGATAGGCTCTACATTACCGTACCCTTCTTCCAATAAATCCATTATGGCCTTACCTCCACCACCTCTATCCATGAATATTCTAAGCACCTTAAACTGTTCACATAAAGCCTGAACAGCCTGAGTCAATCCTTGAGTGGTTTTAGACATCAATTCTATTACACTTACTATCTTATTAGGTTTACCTATCTCAGTCACTACCACACCACAGCTGGCCGCTCCACCTTGATTAGGATCAATGCCTATAATATAACTCTTATTTGAGTCACCTTTATGTAGTATAGTGAAATCAGAATCTAATGTGCATTCTTCCAGGAGTGACGCTTTAAAAAAACCTTCAGAATCTGATACCATAGCAGCTTCATACTCCATACTATATTCATGGGTACTCATGATACGTTTAGCTTCTGCAATATTCTTTTTATCTAGAAAACCTTCTGGTAAATCCCAATAAGGTACTTGCCATACAGTATACTCACTCTCTTCACCTTTAGCTTCTGCCTCTGCCATCATTCTCCAATGATCTTGCATTCTACGCCACATATGATTAAACTTGTAATAACCGGAAGAAGTCATTACCATTTTATTTACTTTTTCTTCTGCAAAGTCTCCAGCCACAGCTAACCCAGCGTTTATAAGTCTGGTCTGCTCCTCTAAACGACGAACACGCTCCATAGGTGCTAACGATGTAGCCCCCATTGGACGCACAACCATATCAAGTGTTTGGTCTGGTACTTGTGCTAACTCATCCACTAGAATTAAATAGAAACGTGACCCACGAATCTTATTACCGTCACCTAGAGGCAACGCTTCAAGGTAGGAAGGTGTTTTACCTCCCACTGATTTAAATCTTAAATAGGCTGTGTCTGAACCACGCGTAGGTTTTTTTGCGGTGGCTTCTCTAAGGATAGAGGACTGGTCATATAATTTTTCTACTTCTGCAAAGATCATCTTACTCTGTCTAAATACTGGTGCTATTAGTCCTACTCTATAGCCAGGATATAGCATACAACTTAATGTAGCTAAAGACCCCAGCATAAAAGTTTTACCAAACCCACGACCAGCTACTGCTATAACATAGTTTTTAAACCACATATCTCTAAAAACCAAGCGCTGTATGGGGGCGAAATCCACACCTAGCAACTCATAAGCAGCTACACAAGGATGGGCTCTATAGAACTCAATGAGTTCTTTACCTCGTGTCATTAATTCATCTAAATTGTGGCGTTGTTTAGCCATTAATCATCTTCACCTCTTCTATTCTCTTCGACATCATTTCTATTACCCTCGTAAGACTCTCTTTTTTTCAACATTTCTTTTTCTTCCTTTCTCAACTTAAGCATACGTTTAGCTTGGACATTTTTTGCTTCCTGATCAAAAGCTACTGCTATGTCTACTATAGAAAATCCCTTTAACTCGTTAGGGTTTATTCTATCCCGTCTTCTAGTAGATAAACTTTCCTTTATTTTCTCATTACGTTTATCTAGTTTCTCTAAAGTAGCTGCTATATCTATTTGACGATCAGTGTCATCCTTACTTTCCTTCAGCAGTCTAAAAGATAATACCTTATTAAGGGACAAATTCATAATGTCGTCCATATCACTAGAAATTAATTCGTCTGCATCGAAATCTGCCAAGTAGGCTTCCATATAGTCTTCATACATCTGAGCCTCATCTTTTGAAAAAATCTTGTCTGTAGGTATAATTTCTTTTATTAATTTTTTGATGACTGGTTTTTTAGGTTTTCCACTCCCTGTTCCACCCATTACTCTAAATCCTCCTCAAAATTATCTTTACCTTCTTTTAATTGTAAAGCTTCTTTGGCCATTAAAAGTAGTTCTGGAGTAATAGCGTGACTAAAAATCTCCTCTATATTATGCCCATAGGAGATCTCCATCCTGAGTTTATTAAACATAGCCCTCTGGGTTAATACATCTCTACTATTATCCAACTCCTCGGTGACTTCACACAACCATTCACACATAACATCATCGGATACTCTACAATAGGTATTAATTATTTCTTCAGACAGTGGATTTTTCTTCCTAAAATAATTCTGTAATGATCTAGATATTTTATTTTTAGTTGTTTCCTTATGTCTTTGCCCTTTCTTGGCCTCACTTATTGCACGTTTACTGGCCTCACTAAGCCTAAAACCAATTGGCCTTCCTTTTCTACCCTGTTTAACAGTGTTAACTTTCAAACTATACCTCCGACACTGATGAAAATTTATTACATTGCTTACATATAATGCCTACAGTAAGGGTAGTGCCATAAGTCACTGTACCACAATTATCGCACTTAATTAAAGAGGACCTACCTTTAGCTTTAGGTGGTTTCCTAAAGGAAAAAGGTAAATTCTTATGAGTATCGGCAAACTTACTCTCCTTGTGTATTCTTTGATTTAATTTATTTACCCCACTTTCAGGTTCCCATCTACGAGGTGTTTCCCCTGGTCGTAATTCTCCAGTACCTAAACTTCCAAAATGATTATCTATTGACATAAACGTCTCCTCTTATATTTCTAAATCAATCTTTAAAATTTTTAAAATGTCACGTACTTCTGTATAAATAAAATTGCGGGCCCCTTCTATACCCATCTCATAATCTTCCTGCATTTTAGCAGGAATCTCAGATAGGGCTTCAAAAAGCTTACCAGACTTTAAATTTTCAGTAACTTGTTTTTTATATAAATTTAAATTAGCTGCGTAGCGCCTATCCATAAATTTTAAAGAAGACTCGATTATGTTTCTGATTAATGCTACCTTAGCTTGCTCCGATAATTCTGTATCATTGCATATAGTCATTATGAACGCAAATAAACCACAATAATCTTTAATTGTATCCATCACATCTTTAGTTATCTGGCCTTTACCATCTAACAAGAAGTCATCTAAATATTTAGTACTACTACTCATGGGTTACATCCTTATACTGCACCTCTACAAATCTTTTAGAGGCCACATAATCACTAACATATAAGCACAATTCTTCTAACGAATACTCGCTCATGGGCTTTGATACCGCTCTAGTAGTCCATGGACCATAATGATAATATATACTATTATACACTATATCAAATTCCTCTTGCGTTAATAACTGGGTATCCTTCTGTATCTGGTCTACAAGACCAGCAGCTAATTGAGGATGATTTTTTTGGGCCCATGGGGAACCTTTTAACCCTTTTTTTACCAAGTCATGTACTATACAAGCACATAGTATTGGGTCTCTATTATATTCTATACCCAAACCTCTAGATAAAGTATAAGCAATATTAAAAACTTTCTTCGTATGAATCATAGTACCATCCCAACTAATCTCATTTAGCGGGTGATATTTACCGGTAGTACTAGCAGGACAATCAGTAAAAAAATAGTCTGGACCTTCAGCCAAACATAATTTAGTAAACTCTCTTACCCTATTATCTGAAATAGCTGCTAATTCTGCTTTAAACACCTCTAATCTTTGTTCTGTATTCATAAGTCATAATTCCTTTAATTCTAATATGGTCTAAATGAGGGGGCTTCCGTAGTTAAATTAACTCGCTCAATAGCTATAGAGTTGTGGTTTGGGTTGTACCCTGGAACCTTCCAACCACTACCATCTATACTATTAGATCTGCCCTGAAAAATCTTAGGATTAACTATAGTAGCAGTGTAACGCTCATTCTTATTGTAAGTCATCGGATATCTTTCTTGATATCTACTCAACTGAGGGTTTCTGAATTCACCTTCACTAATTGGCATATAATATCTCCTAAGTTAATTTATTTTTTTTTATTTTTTTTCTTATTGAAAGGGAATCCTTTATCGTCTTTCTCTTCGGTGTCCTTATCATCTTTCTTATCTTTCTTCTTATCCTTTTTGTCCTTCTTCTTATCATCCTTAGCTTTTGCTGCCTGCTCAATGAAAAAATTGCCGGCCCTTTCAAGGGAGGCCGCATAGTCATTATCTTTAGAGGCTTCCTCTTTACCTAGGGATTTCATAATCTCCATTACATTTAAAGCAAACTCTGGAATCTGCTTACCTTTCCATTCATAATGCACACTCATATACTCGTTGTCCCCTAATTTAGAGGATACGTTTGCATAGTTATATCCATCACTATACCTACTAATACTAACATTTTTCACTGTCTTAACGTCTATCATGACGTTGAAGTCGCTATCTGCCATTTTCAATCTCCTTTATAATTGTTTCGGCCATTGCTTCTAAATCTACAATAGTGCCGTGATTAAGTATATTAAAATCTGCCTCAGTGTAATTATCTAATGAAATCTCTGAAGCGTGAGAAGTTCCATGTACTTCCAAATCATGTGTTCTTTCTATTCTTATGTGGATACCACCGCGTTCTTTAACAGCGTTAATTTCACTAGGAAATCTACCATCGGTAATAATTACATTTTTTAAATTATTTCTATTAATATATTTAAATAATTGTTTTACCCAAAAACTATCATCTATGGCCCTAAAAGCCTCAGTGCCCATAAACTGCATAATCTCCCTAGGAGTCCAATAAACTATTTCATCTCTATCAGTGTTTTTCCTATAACGCTCATCCGGCACTTCCTTCAACTCACCGTATAGTTGTTCTCTTGAAAGATCAAAATCCTCACGTAATCTACGTTTTAACTCATTAGCATAAGCCATAGTAAAATAATTATTTTTAAATTTATTTTTTAGAATTTCTCCTAAAGTATCTTTACCAGATCTAGCTTTACCACTTATTACTATTAGTGCCATAATTCTTTTCCTTTAATCCAGTTTAATATTCCAATCAGTTATTCTAATAACCCCATCTATACTACTATATTCAGATATAAAATTATCTCTTTGTTCTAAAAGATTAGTCATATCTAAACTAGTATTAGTGGCTATTAAAGCAGTTATCAAATCCACCTTAGATTTAATTGTATTTCTTATCTCTACTGCAGTAGTCAAGTTAATCTGAGTACCGCCTATTGTAACTAATGTCTGTTGATTAACTTTATCAATTAATAAATTAATATTCTGCAATTCATCTAATTGTATTAATAACAATGCGATTAATTCGTCCGAAGGTACTGAGTTTAGTAGCCACCTTTTTAATTCTTTTATTTTATTTTTTATATTTTTTCTTTTATCTAATTTTTGTCGTAAAAACATAATCATCTACCGTAATTTATTTTAGTGCAAATAAGTTGAACAATTACCACAATACTTCATACTGCTTCTCCAGCGGCGACCACATGTGGAGCAACGTATTTTAGTCTTGACAGTAATAGGTCTCTTTACCCTTTTCCTTTTAGTTTTTGGGGTAGCCGTAGTCTCACCTTTAAGATGAATAATTATAGATGACTTAAAACCGGTTGCACCTATAACTCCTATCTGAAAGTCTTGCTTAGTCTCTGCGCCTGAAACAGTGATGCCACTATCGTTGATGCTCTTTGATGAACAACCAATTACTTGATTAGTCTGAGAACAAAAACTAGTGAATGTAGTATCACTATAAAAACTACCGCGCGCTCTTGGAGTGTTATCTTCAACTAAAGAAGCCCACTGTATTGTTTGGGGTTCCTCAAAGCTATATTTTATCTCCACTAGGCCATCTTCCATAAAGTTTCCTCTATACTTTGAAATCTCATCAGTCTTCTCAATAAACCTAAATTTATTTCTAACTGTTGACCCTTTCATAAATCCTCTTAGCTCGGTAGTCTGATTAGACCCAACTATAATACTATTACCATCTAATGCATCTTTACCATCAATAAATACTTCTACTAGCGCTTTTCTTGAAGAATCTTTATTCTTCAGTGCTATTGAATAGTCTGAACCAAAAGGAAGTCTGACTGTGTTACCTGAAAACTCCCTTAGTACTTTACCTTTATGCTTAATTACTACTATAAATTGATTATTATATACCATTTTATTCTCCTTTAACGGGCTACTGGTTAAAGCCCCTATTTTATTTAAACCAGTAAGATTTTCATTATGGTAGATGATCATGTTCGATTAACCTCTTAGATTAACTTTACATCGGCGGCTTGCACGCCTTTTGCTGTTTTAACTAAAGTGTATGACACCTTCTGACCTTCTTTAAGGGTCTTAAAGCCATCCATTTCAATTGCACTAAAATGTACGAAAAATTCCTCAGGTGAATCTTCACCCTCATAAACAAATCCGTAACCTCTAGAATCATTAAACCACTTTACAATACCTTCAACTCTGTTGTCCATTAAATTTACTTCCTCCTAATTTTTAATTAATTCAAAGTGTGGTAGATCGTGAAAATTCTGATCCTTGACTTGAGTGTCGCCATCCCAGTCAGCACCGCACCTGATATTTATATTCATAGAGGCTGCGATGCCTCTAACGAATCCTACAAACATGTAAAACCTTTTTATATCTTCCCAGTCTATGATATAAGGGGCTACATCCACCGCATAAGATGGCTTACTGTTATGTCCACCATTAGGCCACTTTACCCCAGACCTACCTGAGTGATAAGCTTCATTCTGAGCTTCTTTACCTCTATGACCACAAAGCACACTACAATCAAAGTGTTTAACTACCTCAATAAATAATCTCTGTAGATCTGGGTGAGCTGTACTTAAATTCTCTTGCGATCTTCTTCCAAATGCTGGCATTTTTTTATATATCTCCTTATACGTAAACAGGTTACTTAATTACAACACTATAAATGAGAAGCTAGTAGACACCCATGCGCAACAGTTGTCATGGGTTCAGCGGCTCTTCTTACTGTCCCAATTTTTAATGGAAAATCTAAACCAATGATGGTCTCCTGTACCTTAGGTACAAAACCATTAGCTAAAGTCAAACCACCAGCTACAACTAGCGGGACTTCTTCCCTAAAAATAGGTAAATCTTTCTTTCGTTTACTCAGCTCATATGCTATATTTTCTAATGTATATTTAATTACCGCACTGTAATATACAGATATAGCCTCTGCTATTTCACCTTCAGGTTTATTAAGGTCTATACCAGCTTCCTTCTCCTGTTGTACCAGACTGGGTGAAATATCAAGCGCTCTCCCTACGGATTGATCAATGTAATCTCCGGACCGAGTTAAACTAAACTCCACTAAAGGATCTCCTTGATGGATGACTACACAATTAGTCATGCCTGCCCCATAAGACAAGCAGACGCCTGTAAGTCCTTCATCGAGTAGTTCTGATAAAGCTATAGCAAAAGACTCATTTATAGGCGAGGAGGAATAACCTAACTCTTTCAAATACATACCCATAATCTCAGTATGATATACGATATCAAAATTAGTATCAGTAGGAGCTGCTGGTACTGAATAAACTACTTTAGCTCCTGGTTTTGCTGGACCTAGTAAATCTTTAATAATGTATTTCAACATAGGTAATGATTTCTTATTTTGAGGAGAAATTACCCCTCTCTGTAAAGGTCGTTCAGCTTTGTCGTGTCGTTCAATTGCTATTTCTAGGGCATCCTCTCCTACTACTATAAACGATTCATCATCATCAATTATATAACTAGCTTTCCTTTTATCTAAAGACATTCTAATACTATTTTTATTAACTTCAGACTTAGGCTCTATTCTATAAAAAGCATCTCGCTGCATTTTAAAGGACGCGTCCCCTGCTGAATCCATACTCCCCACTACTAACATATTAGTTCCGATATCTAAACCCTTATGCCCTGGATCTCCCTCCACTAAAGGCGTTTCCTCAATTACCTGCTCAATTACGGGCTCTTCTATTGCCGGTCTTGTTGTATCTTCTACCATAACTTCCTCGTCTCCAGCACTTGCATGCTTATTTTTAATTTTCGGTACACGCTCTTGTGGACCCTTAGTTTTATTAAAATTCTTTGCATTCATAACTCCCCCTCATTAAAGTTTAGGTAACCCACCCATTAACTCTTTTAATTTACCTATATTAGATGATAATTTAGGTTTTTGAGATTTAACCTCTTTAACGGTAAGATGTGACTCCATCTTATCTCCAGCACCTCGTTCAGTAGGGTCTATGACTATATTATCTATAGCAGGCCTGTCGGAGTCTTCGGGAGTGTATGACATATTCTCTGTAGCCACAATAACTGAGGGTGAATTACTTAATTTATTAGTTAATTCTAGTATCACATCATCTTTCTTATCTACTCTTTCTTGTAGACCTGTATTGACAGCCGTAAGTTCTGATATCCTTATGGTACTATCTTTTAATGATTGCTTTAAAGTATTTATCTCAAAGATATATTTCTTTTCTAGCTCTACAGATACCTCCTCTATAGCAGTATTAACCATTTCATCTACTTGATCTTTAGTGTAACCGTCAGAATTAGACCTATTGGTAATGGTAGATGTGATACTTTTGAGCTCATCTTTTAATGCCTCTATAACTGAAGTACCCACAACAACAGGAACTTCTTCCTGCTGTTTTTGTCTAGTCTGATTACTTCTAGGGCCGGTAGCTACTAGCTTCCGGCCATCCTTCTTTTCATATACTTTGTTGTATGCAATCATTTTAGCCTCTTGTATGCTGGACCTTATCAATCAGTCCGTATTTTACTGCTTCCTCTGAACTTATGTAGTGATCTCTTTTCATATCTTTCTTAACCTTAGCTAGTTTCTGCCCAGTAAATTCTACATAATGTTTAGCCATTTTTTCATATAAATTTTTTGTCTTATTAAAACTATTTTCCATGTCGTGGAACTTACCTTGGTTCCCACCAGATAGCTCATGGATCATAATGTTACAGTTAGGTAAAGCAAATCTTTTTCCTTTAGCACCTGCTGCTAAAATAAAAGAGCCGGCTGAACAAGCCTGCCCATAAGCAAGTGTGCATACATCGGGTTTGATGTAATTCATCGTATCATAAATACTATACATGGAATCTATCACTCCTCCAGGACTGTTTATGTACATGAAGATGTCTTTATCTGGATCAGCTGACTCTAGGAATAAGAGTTGTGCAGTTACAGCGTCGGCTAGGTCATGGTCGAACTCTCCCCTAATAAAAATAATTCTATCTTTCAAAAGTCTTGAATAAATGTCATATACTTTTTCCTGATCATTCTTACCTGCTTCAATAACGTATGGTACCATAATTCTTAAATCCTTTTTTTTCTTAATTAATATCTCGGGAGTTCTCCCCCACATGTATATAATATATGCATGTTTATGTCTTTGTCAAGTTATTTAATTAATTATTTTAATTTTGGTGCACATATACCTGACCAGTCCCAGTATTAGAACTTATTAAATTAGCTCTTCTATGATCCCAACAAATACCGTTAGATTCAAGACTAGTTCCGACACCAGGAGAATTAAATTTAAATAATAAATTATTACTAATACCATCAAATACATATATTATAGCAGTAGCCAGTCTAGTTACAACAATTAAATTAGTTCCGTCAAATGTAATATCGCCTATTTTGGTACTACCATCAACAGCAAAAACTAATGACAGGTCAATTACATTATTAATATTAGATGTGTTAATTCCTATATACTCTGTTATCTGAGCATTGCCTGTAGCTCCTATTAAATTACCATTAGCAATTGTAATTGGACCACCTCCACTAAAAAGGTGTACAGCAGCTCCCGTCGTGTAATCATAAGTTTCAATTCCACCACCGGCACCGTTAGAATATAATAATACTTTATCACTAGATGAATCATACACTGCACTCCAAGGATAATCATATGTAGAAGCAAAAGAATTTCTTATAACTTCATTTACCCCTGTGTGTACGTAGATTAGATCTGCTTCATGATCAGTAGTAACCATGTCTCCGTTGTCTAGAATAGCAATACCCCTAGAGGCGACACCTGGCGTAGAAAACATCCTATCTACATTAACTGCATTTTCTGTTATGTTATCTATTCTTTCTATTTCTTCAAAATCTTTGCTTGTAAAAAATTCAGCTATTGTAGGACGAATCCAACCTTGGGACGCCTTACCTCTTAGATTTTTAGATACTTCGTATATTTCTTTTAAGTTCACCATAAACCCTCCAAATAACTAATAAATTTTAATTCAAAAAACCTAAAATTAAATACTCTAGCGTTTCAATATCACCTTCTTGATAAGCAGGATAAAAGTAAGTATTCATGATTTTATTGTTTAAATTATTAAACATGATCATAGTCGGTTGATCTCTCCAAATTGTACTTACAAAACTTACGCAAGAATTCACATCTCTTAATTGCATAGTTCTTTTTGCTATGTGTATTGTTAAAGTTTCCATTATTATCTTTGATCCAGTTTGTTTTTAAAATTAATTTAAAAAAGTTTTTTATTAACACTACCTTAATTAACACTAGTAGTAATAGTTAATCTAGTATTTTATTCTTATATATTATATGTAGTACTTTTTACTACGGTACTGTAGTACTTTTTACTACGGTTGAGCAAAATAAGTTGCCGTATCGTAGAAATAAATATCACCAAAAGATAGGGTTTCTTCTTCAAAAATGGCCTTATCTTCTTCTATAGACGTCTCTTTTTTAGGAGCATCCAGTAGTCTAATTCCATCCATAACTTCATCTCTGTACCAAGTTTCTTTGTACCTTTTTATTCCTTTTGCGTCAGTATATTCTACCCAATAACCTAGTATGAAAGTAGTTTGTTTCTTAGCCATGTACTGATTAGATGTCTCTATCCATCTGACTCCTTTTAATTTCTTTACATTTTTTTGGATGGTTTTATCTACCTGTCCTACCATCTTAGCTAATCTTCTAGTAGATATACTACATGCGAGTTTACCCTTCTCAAAAAATTTACTTCTTAGAGGGTACCCTTCATGGTCTTGCCATCCACCCCTTACTACATTATCTCTTAGTGTTCTAAATAAACTGTTTGCACTACATCCGTATATCTTATTACTTTTTATTCGTTCTATTGTATTATCTTTAGTTAAGTCCACAACATGCCTATTAAGGTCCATATAGAACCCTTCATTTTTAATTCCCATAAGTCTTTCCTAATCCTTATTCTAATCCTTTTAATGCTTCTTCTAGTTGCCGTTTAAAGAAATCCCTTTCCCTAGGGGTTAACGGGACATCATATGGCTCTAGTGCGCCCTCTGGGTGCTCTGCAGGTAATCCACCTGTCCGTTCTAGTCTATTTTGTTCAGCTACAAATTGAAACATTGTTGGAAATTTATTTTTTTTATTTTTTTTATTCTTTTTCAAAACTTATACTCCCGTATCAATTTAAAATCATTGATCATTTCATATTGGTTACACTCAAGAATTATACCGTCTAAATCTTCATCAGTCATCAAGCACTTATGCTGTTCTATATATAAATCATAATTCTCTGAGTCTTCTACGTCCATGAATTCTAGATAGTATTCTTTGTCTTCTTGTGTAATAGGTTCTACTACTCTACTTAATCTATGTCTACAAGTGAAACACTTTGATTTGTATATAGCCTCCAAAGGATTAACAATATTTTCCATACAAGCTCCTCTACTAAAATTATTCTATTTCTGTACCACGTTGGTCATAGGATCTTTTTATAGTATCCTCGTCTTTACCTTCTGTTATTTCTCCTGATTTTTTAAGTCTTTTTATTTTATTATTTATCGACTCTCTTGATCTATTTGGAAATAACTGTTCTAACTCTTTAATGGTTAGTTTACCATAGTTCTTTTTGAGAAGCTTTTTTTCTGAATAGCCCCAACCTTTTGTTTTTGGCATACTACACCTCCTTACACTCAGGACATTCATCTAACCAAATCATATCCTCAGTAGTTTTAATAGATGATTCAGGTTTAAATATCCATTGTGAGCTGTTACAGTTCACACAGTACACCAATAACCACTCAGAATTAAACAAGCCTTCCACACATTCACTACAAATGGGGATTCTTAATAACTCGGTGGTTTTATTTTCCTCTTTAAGACCTAAACACTGACATAAAAAATCTACCGCTTTTGGTGCCCTAATCTTCATTTCTTTGGGTCCATGTTTTAAACAACATGTCTCATTTCTAAGGCTTAATGCATTAATAAAATTATTAACATTACTAGTTAATGCTCCTGGAATATTATCTAACATTAGTTTCTCCTTTCCTATAACCTATTTCATTATATCTCCTCTAGTTTATACTTACTTTGTTTATTAAACTTATTTAGTATCAATGAGGTTATCTCATTAATAGTCTCATTACCAGGCTCTAGGCTTATATGTTTGATATTGTGTTGTCCTAAAACAGACTTGACAATATTATCCACATCTACAGCTTCTGACGCTGTCTGTTCTCTTCCAAAAGCTTCATACTTAACTGATTTATTTCTAGTTAAAAATATATTTAAATTATCATATGAATTATATATACTCATAACATACTTTTCAAATTTATCAGTTAGAGACTCTCTTCTATAAACAAGGGAAAATAGTAATGAAGTGTCTGTAACAATAACATCTACTGCATCACCTATTCTAGCTAAACGTTTATTTTGTTCTCCAAATACGAAATCTTGTATTCCTAATACCTTCCAATTTTCTTCCCATGTTAAATCCTTGGCGAACTCAGTAACTAATTCACAATCAACATAATGTAGTTTTAATAACGAAAATACGCCTGAGGCAATGCCAGATTTTAAGTTGCCTGGCCCCCCTAGAAAATTTATAACAAGTGGTTTTTTAATACTCATAATCTTATCCTATAGTTTTATCTTGTAATAATTCAGCAACCTCCAGAATATCACTTCTATATGAATTTTGTAAATCCACATAAGCTATTGATCTATGAGGAAGCACTCTTAACAGTTTTAATAATCCTGATTCTGACGGCTTTACCACGTCATAGGTTTGACCTAAATCTCCTAGTAGTATCAATCTACCAGTTTCCGATGGACGGCTTAAAATCATACTAATATAGTCTACAGTAATAAGTTGAACCTCATCAACTATTAAAGTGTCATTATCCAGTAAAGAAAGCCCTTGGATAGAGTTTATAGGAATAGCTTCAAATTTTTCTCTGAAAAGAATCTCTTTTACATAATCATACCCTTTATTACCTTCCCCAACTTGCCCTTTAGTGTTACCATATAAAAAGTATAGTGCGCTCATAAATCCTCCCAACCAGTCCTGCATCTTTTCAACCCTGTCACCTGGAACGAAACCTATGTCATACTTAGAGTTGAGACCTATAGGGGCTCTAGTTATAAATACTTTTTTATCGTCATTAGTCAGAGCTTGGGCGGTGGAGAGTAGGGTTTTACCTGACCCCCATTTACCCGTTATCAACACATGCTGTGCTTCTTTCAGAGCGTATATTGCACATGTTTGATAAATATCTCTAGCTTTAATATGTTCACCCTTCTTACCCTTAATACTTCTGTATTCAGGATTGTCGTCTATTTTAATAAAAAGTTTTCTAGTAGGATTATGGGCATAGACAGTAGGGTTACTAGTAGGTGTATTAATAATTACAAAGAACCAAGAGTCTCTAATTAGAGGCCGATCACTAGCTTTATTAAACAGGTTGTATACCTCATCATATTCCTTGCCCATAAAATGTCTTCCGTATCCAAAAACACCTTCAGTGTTAATTTCAAATAACTTGTACTGTTCTATGTATATGTATGGATTGAATATATTATTTAATACTACATCATATAGTTTTGTCTTTACCTCGAGTGCTTCAGCGATAATATCCATTGCCATATCTTTAGTAGCTAACGTAGCGTCACCATCTTTGGCACATTTAATTATTTTTAAATCATTAGTATCTAATTTTTCTAAATCAATGCCTGAAATATCGAATATTATTCTATCTTTATAGTCCTCTTTGAATTCGATTAGAGCCCTTATAGCTTGTCTAGCACTATAAGCTGTTCCTCGTTTAAATTTATGCTTGTCTAATTCTTGTAGTACTGTTATAGGTATTACTATTTGTTTATATTTTTTTGTTAATTTAAATAAAATCTTTGAATCATCTAATAGTAAATTAGTGTCTATTACAACTTTATCCTCTAATTCACCATCCCACTTTAAAAGTTCAGCCATTTAATATTCTCCCTTACTAATTTTGATTTTTTTTTGAAATTCAGATTATGGCTAATCATCCCCCCTTTTTTTAATTATTTAAAATATATTACGTGGGATTTAAAAGTTAATGATTTTCATATAGATAATCCTCCTTTTATTAGCAGATTAGAAAAATTAACTAACCTCCTCTATTAATAAGAAGGTTAGTTAAACCCTTTGTTTATTACTGTTCTAGCTTTTTTTGAGCATCGTAATAGGCCTTAATTATCTCAATTTTTTCATCTTTATTTAGTTTCTCAAATAGTTGTTTACACATAACGTAACAATCAGCTGGAGCTAGATCAATAGTTAAATTAATTTTAGCGCCCTCCGAATGTTTACTACCGACTTCAATAATATTATCCATATGTTTATCCTTATATACTAAAATATTTTAAGAGAACATCACCTGCTTCCTCTTCATTTTGTACCCAACAGTTAACAACACTTTTTACAAATGGGTGATTACAGTGCTTATCTTTAGTCCAGTCACCATTAAATATTCCTATTACAGCCTTATGATTATTATCATGATACCAAGCTAGTTCAAACATTGTACCAATCATTGGCTTATCTGTATCATAGTGGTTCATGTTAGCTATTGCTCCAGTAGACTTCATAACATACATTTTATCTTTAGGTACTAGAAGATTAATACCTTCCGTAGTATATACTTTAGTTCTATCTGGATCAGATCCGTCGCCATATTCAGACTGCACAGACTTATTAAACTCATTGTTGCAAGGGTCAATAAAGTAAAATTGTCTATCATCCTGAAAACGAATTTTTACTCTTTGTCGCCAATCATAAGTTTCTTTGTGGTTAACACTAATCTGTCCAATCATGTAAATTTTATCTCTCATAATTCTTTTTCCTTTTCCTTGTTTATATTATAGTAAAGGGTACTCATTAAATGTAGAGAATTCCGCTGCCATCAGCATGGCCTCTATATATTTAATTTCGCCTTTTACCTTCCTCGCTTCCATTCTATCTTCTGGTTTTACTAAACTCTTTAGCACTGACAATCGTTCTTCCATAGCCTCTGTTTCCGTTAAGAAATCATTCCTCATATACGTCACCATTTTTTTATTTTATTAATTATATCTAAATATAACTCCTTTTTTAGAGCAATATTTAATTCGGGGGTCATTTCTTATTGGGATAAACTCTTTATCACAGTGCTGACAGTAAATCTTTGTCATATACGTCCCCATTAGTTTCAATTTTTGTCTGTTCATACTTCACTACTACCCGTCTGTAGAATTCTAATTTGGCCCCCTCACAAGCACCAATAATATCATTAAATACTTGGTAGCTTACACCATTATTTCTTATATATGCTATCATCAACTCTGTTATCATAAAGTTGAGTTCTCCTGCTGTTTCGGGTGTTGATATAACATCTCTTCTTTTTTTATCTATGTAAGGCATAAATACTCCCTATAATAATTTTAAATGTCCTGTAATGGGGTCTAGCTTACTGGCCAGTTCAGGCCCTATAGCTAGTGATGTAACAGTAGGAACTTGATTAAATTCTGTCCTACCTGCGTCAGTTATTTTAGCTGTGTGTATGTTAACTTTATTAGCTTCTTCTTCTAATTTCTCTAATTCTTCTAATGAGTCTACACTTATAACTATTTTTGTGAAATCACCTATAAGCCATTTATACAGACTAGAACTCTGTGACATGACTGCTGATAACTCTACAAATCTAGGAACTCCTGTGTGAGCCCCAGTCAAAGATACAGGAGTAATAGACAGTTTGTCCAATAAAACTTTCATAGCCGCATGAGCCCCAGAGGCTACTGATTTTCCCTTACGCATTTTTAAATCTTTTCTTATCACTATAATTTGTTTTACTTCATCCATAAGTTTTCTCCCTACATTTGTTAAAGTGCCAACGTCTCATTCCATTATTTGCGCCAACTTTACCGCAATGCGGGCATGTAACAATAGGCCCCGCGCATGATTTGTCACCATTGCGTGCATTACTCATATTCTCACGTGTTTGTTTAGAGGCCTTCTTTCCCAAGCTGGATCGCTGTATGCGTTCGCGGATAATGTCTGTCATTTCATAAGGTTTTCTGCCCTTGTTAGCTTTAGATATTTTTTCTTTTGTTTCTTTCGAAAGTTTTTTACTTTTATGTGTCTTAGATGATTTTTCTTTAGCCTCTACAGTCATTTCTATTCCCTTATTCCAGGGAGTTTTACCAACCATACCATTAATTAACCCTCCAGTTTCATACCCATGTTTTGTAGCCTTGGATTGCTTTTCCTTTTGTTCCTCTGATAGTGGTCCAAGTTTTAATCCTTTATTCCAAGGACTTTCCATAGTCTTTCCACCACTACCACCTTCAGCTATATTATAGCCTATACCTCTTTTCCTTGATTTTAATTTTTTAATCCAATATATTTCAGCAGTATTTAATTCTGCTTCATTACCGCACTCTTGTAATATTTCTTTTTTAAAGCTCTGCTTTCCATATTTAGTAATAGCTAGTTTTAATAATTTACCTGATCCTAAATATTTAGGCTTATTATGTTTATCTTTTCCTACATAAATTTTACTATTTATTAAATTAATTATCTTATATATAACCATAACATCCATTTTATTTATTTTTGCAAAACCATGTTGAATATCGTTGTTTAACTACTGCTGCATAACTAGCAGTGTCCTTATAGAGCTCTTGGTTCTTGATCGATACCTCTATTAAAAAATCCATCTCCTGCTCTATGAATTCCTCATCAATTTTAGTTTCAGGTTGGATACAGAAGTCTTTATATATCATTAAATTATCTCCTAGAAAAATTTAGTTATTAATCTATTTAAAAAACCAGTTTTTTTATCAGAATTGGTAAGTTTTAAAGTTATTGTAGGGAATCTACCTTCATCGCTTACTATAATAAGTTTTTCTTTTTTTAATTGTATTAATATTAAATCTAGCTCAGCTAGCTCACAATGTAATTTTCTACTTAAGTTTAGCACCGAGTCTGAACCATCCTGGTTTAATACTTTTAATGTATGTAGCCTTAAGCCATCTCGTATTATTCTAATTGATTCTAGAGGAGGTATTATCTTACTATTACAATGTTCACAAGAAAAATGTAATACTCCAGCGACTTCATAATTTCCAAAGTCTTTTCTATTCATAGAAATTACTCCATGTTTCTTAACCATAGGTTTTAGGCACTCATAACAAATAGGATCACTCATCTTCTTCCTCTAATAGCCCAGTTAAAATTTCTATCGTTAAAGCTTGCTTTGCTATAGTAGAATACATCATTATTTTAGATATATCCTCTATTACTGACTCTGAGGTAATACCAAATCTTTCAGCAGTTTGTAGTATCCCTGGGTCTTTCTCCAGGTCTTCACATGATGCGTCCATATGACACATTACGTCGTAAGTTCTTTCAGTTAATTTATTAAATGCTTCTCCATGCCCAAAGGTAGGATCTTCTGAAAACATATTCTTTAAAGTTGTGCTAAGATTGTCAAGTACTTCATTAGTTGTTACAAAATCCATCATTTTTTTAGTCATCTAGTTACTCCTTTTGTTATTTACTTATATCTAAATTATAACCATGTTTTTATGTATGTCAAGTTTTTTAATAAAATAAATCTTCTTTAGTTGGTTTAAATTCATCAGTCCATAATGTAGTACCTTTTATTACACGTATCTTGTCCATATAACCATAAAAGTTGTTACCTTTAGGACTACTACCGAAAGTTAAATAGCCATCAGAGTCATTAATAGGTTCTTCAGATTCCCATATATTCTTTATAATCCCATTTTTGAACGTATAGAAATTATTATTAGACCTAGTTATTGCCCAATGAATCCATTTATTAACTTCAACCGTACCTATATGCTTGTCATCAGCTATACCCCAATTATCCCCATTACTAGAAATAGATATAACTTTGTCTGGCCGATTAAGTATTTGGAATGGTTGTTTTTTATCTACTGAGTTTTTATACATGGAATATTGAATGGGCGAGATTTCTAATTCCCATCCTCCAGGATCAGGAAGTTGGTATTCCCACCAATCTATTGAAAAGTCATCAATACCGAAATTAAAATCTCCGTTGTCTCTAATATTTAAATTAGTATCTCTACCATCAAAATTTAAACTACCAGAGCTTTCCATATGTTTGATTTCAGTACCGACTTTAAGCCTGTTAGGGATAGGGGTGTGTTTATTAGTAAGATCTACTATCTCTTCATTTTCTACAGTAATAAATAGATCCCCCAATAAGTGCTCGTCGCTGGGGTTATTATTAATTGTTCTAGAAGCCATTCTCTGCATTAAAGCCGACTTCTCATTGCTATTACTCTTACGTCCTTTTCTACTAAAAACTCTAGATAGTCTTGCCATTAACTGCTCCTTTAAATAAAAAAATAATACTTTCTAATACCTAATTATAAATAGGTTAGATAAATCTAGTTTTTAGGTGGGGCAGGTATTTTAGGTTTAGTTCCAGTGTAGAACCCTATACACACTGCAGCTACTGTACTAAAAGAATAATAGTAGTGTGAAAAACTTGCCATATTTCTACCAAAAGCAATTAACCCCATAGTAGCCATCGTAACGAACAGATAAGTGAATATAGTACTAAACAGCATAATTCTTCTAGCTCTTGAGGGTTCTTGCTCTACCCAAGTTATTAATTTTTTCAAAATTTAGTTCTCCTTTTATGTGGGTAGGCCCGTACCAATAAAAGTACTAGGCAAGGGCCCACAGACATCTTCATACTTATTTTTTTTTTCATGTTCTATTAGTTTCATATCTATAGTATAGCTATTAAAATTCTATTGTCAAGTAAATTCTTTATTAGTCGATCATTTTAAGAATTTTTTATTGAAAAAACTTTTATTACATTCTAATTGTGGATTCTGGGTATACCTAAAACTGTCCATGAATTTATTCATCTCTGTCATCAACTTGCTATACGATATATCATAATTATATTTATTTAAAGTCTGTGCTAGAGAATAGGTCATTGCTCCTCTATATTGGTGATTAATCCAAGCGTCAGCGCTTGTTTGATTCTCTTCACAACCCGCTAGTAAGATAGCATCTCCTTGATCTATAGTATTTATCAAAAAGTTATTCTTTTTAGCTCGCCTATTTACTTGTGGGTCTGGAAAATCAAATGAAAAATCTTCTGTTATAATAACTGAAGAGTTAGTTAATATATTAGATAATGGGGGTGATATAAATCTATTAATAAAATCCTTTTCGGTATACTTGTCACCAGCGGCAAAGCCATTCCTTAAACCAGTACCAGAATGACAACAATCTAGAATAACTAGAGTGGTACAATCCTTTGGAACTCTTTTAAAATAGGCACCCACTTCATGATCTCTTAAAGGGTCGCTCCAGTTTAAATTTACTGGGCATAGAATTTCATCTCTACCATCTGCCTCGTTTGTGGAAGTTAAATCATCTACCATAACCTGAGACCCATGACCTGAATAATGGAATACAATAGTATCACCTGATTGTACACCTGTAGTAAGCCATTTTAGCCCGTTTACGATGTTTTCTTTAGTAGCCTCATAGTCAGATACTACTTTAATTTCTTCTGCCTTAAAACCGAATTTAGATGTCAATATTTGGAATATTGTAATTACATCATTAACACACCCTCTAAGGGCCGAATTAGAGTACTTATTAATTCCTACAAGAAATGCTTTCTTCATAATAATTCCTCCTCTCTATGTATTTAAATTCTATTTTAAAAATTGAATACCTATTCCCTCCGTATTCTTTCTGACAACTATACCATCTCTTCTAAATGGTATATTGAGAAGTACTGAAAATATAGCGATTAATTTATCTCCTACATTAAAAACATGTGTACTTATAAACATACCTTTTTGGGATACATCTATCGATTTTACTTTAAATTTTTCATCTTTATTTATTAAATTTACATAATTTTTAAATTTGACTCGTTTATATTTTCTTTTTTCTTTTTCCATAATTAATCCTTATTTTATATCCATTATATTAGTAGTTAAATAAGTCCTAGTTTTATAGGTCTCCATGCCTTGTATCTTTCTAATTATAGCACTTAATCTTTCCATACTTAAACGAAGATTTATTAAATATCTAGTACCTTCGTCATTAAGAGTGGTGGTGTCTAGCAGATCAATGTAACCACTCATTATCTGTAATGGTTGACTTGCCTCATGACAGACCCCACCTGCAACTTCTACTATTGCTTTTAAACGCTCATTTTCTAGATTAATACGTTCTAATTTTTTCTTGTTTGTAATATCTCTACTGGTTCCATAGAACCCTACTATTTTACCTAGGTCATCAAATAGTAATTTACAAGCTGATTCAAGAACAAATGTATCTGCCATGTTACTAAAAAAATTAGTGGTTTCTATAATTTTTACGCAATTACTTTTTCTACAGGTAGGTAAATATTCAGCTACAGTTGTTTTAAATAATTTACACGAGGTGGCATCCATCATGTTTAATATACTTTTACCTATCAGTTCTTTCCTTTTCCATCCATAGTTCTTTATAGCCTCATTGAAATAGACTACCGTTAGGTGAATATCTGTAGCCCAGACAATATCGTGCCCGTATTCTACTACATCCAGTAATAAGTCTTTCAATGCTTTAGTTTTAAATTGCATAACTCCATCCTTATTTTATACCTTAATTATGTTATCGATATAAAAAGTATTTTCTAAATCATCATTTAATACTGTAAAAGTCAGTGTATCGTAAATACCGGAAGCTGTAGTTAAATCCCAGGTTTCTGTCTGAAAAGTATTTATATTCTGTATGTTTATATTATGTGTTGTTCCTACGTCGTAACTATCTATTATAACTTGTTCATCTGCTTCATCTATTAGAGAATGCTCATCTATAACACCATCAAATAATACAGTAGAGTTAGTTATCCCAGCCCCATACACCGTAGAAGTTATGGTATCATCAGAAATAGTCACTATAGTATTTTTAAGGCCACTACCTGTGTTAGCCCCTGATACATGGCAATTAATCATCTCTATTTTGTTAAAGGTGATAGGTGAATTGAATACGCATATTAATCTTTGAAAAGTAACAGCATCCGCCGAACCATTCCAACTTGTACTTACATGGGTTCCAATTCTAGATAAAGAAGTTACAAATACATTAGAGGCAGGATACTGAGCATCATACTTTGTAGTTTCATAAGATGTGATATCAGATATAGTTATTGGTATTAATACATCATCTAAAAAGAAATCCATAGCTCTTAGGTTTAAAGTGTTTAATCCCCAGTTATCTGTGATGTCAATAATTACTGACTTGGCAGTGTAAGTAGTTTCATTTTTTAATTGTACTTGAATATTTGTTCCTACCCTAGAAGATCTTACATCGAATTTAATATTAGTTATGGTAGAAGTGTCTACAACCGGGGAAAGTATTTTACCAAGTTGCTCGTTTTGTGAGGCGGATATCTCAGCAATAGCTTTTAGAGAGTAATTACCATAAGTATTAATACTATTTTCTGAGTACACTTGTAAAGGAGTAGGACCTAATAGAGGTATAAATAATATTTGATCGTCAGACGGTACTGATACTTCGTGTGTATCTATCTGCCCTTCAAAAATAACCACTGAATTTGCTATTACTGCATCATATATTGTAGATGTAATCGCATCATCAGACATTGTAATTTTAAAATCTTTAATTCCTCTATTGGCGCTACTTGTACTATTATTTATCACTATCGAATCAAATGTAGTGGGTGTATTAAAAACACATATTAACCTCTGATTAGTTGTTTGTCCGTTAGTACTCAACCAGTCATTATCAGCAGCCCCGCCGTCTTTTGGTTGAGAAGTATCAAAAGCATGCTCATGGTGATAACTGTCTGTGAGGTTTGAAGTAGCATAGGATATAAAATTAGTTGTGGGTATGTTTGATATTACAGAGCCCTCAAATAAAAATTCTATTACTCTGACTCCCATAAAATCACCATCCCCCCAATTATTGGTTATATCAAATATTATAGATTTGGTTGTTAAACTTTCAGTACCTGGAGTTGTGGATATATAGTTATTTCTTATTATATCATTAGTGGGGTATTCTATAGGATCAATCCAATGAATTGGCTCTGGTGCCTTAAATCGCATGTTATCGATATAAAAAGTATTATCTAAATCATCATTTAATATTTCTAACTTGAGTTTATTAAATACCCCAGAACTGGTGGTTATATCTAATTCTTTAGATACAAAAGTGTTAGCTTGTGGTATGTCTATATTATACCTTTCCAATGCGTGACTAGTTATTTCTAATGGTTGATCATCTACTACATCACTAGGTACATGCTGGTCAATTTGGCCATCATAGGCTAGTATAGAATTTGTAATAATTTCATCATATATAGTAGATGTAATTGTGTCAGTTGAAGCATAGATTTTAATATCTTTAACTCCTTGTGTGACATAGCCCCCAAGATGATGCCCATTATTAATTATTATCCCGTAGACTGTACGAGGGTTGTCAAATACACATATCAATCTTTGATTAGTTTGAGAGCCTTGAACTGAAATCCAAGCATTTGTGCTCCAAGAACCTACTTTTAAAAGGTCGGTATTAAAGGCCATACTTGCAGCATAGCCTGGGTATACTGATGTTGAGTAAGCCGTAAAATTAGTTGTTAACGGTATTACGGCCCCTTCACTGTCTAAAAATTCCACACTTCTTATCGACATATAGGTTTCTGCTCCACCCCAATCATTTGCTATATCTATTACTATAGAAGTTGAAGCTTCCGTCTCTTTTAATAATTGTAGCTCAAGGTTAGTACCCACCCTAGAAGATTTAATATCAAACGCTAATATTTCTTTATCTATCGTGTTTATTTCTGGTAGCATGGTTTTGGTGATACTAGAACCTATCGAACCTGAAAGAGTAGCTATACCTTTTAATGAGTAATCTCCGTAAGTAGTATTAGTGTTATCTACATAGATATCTAATGTAGATACAGCTACTAAATTTTGTAATACCAGTGTCTGCGCATCCACTTCATTAACTGAACTATGCCTATCAAATACACCGTCAAATATCAGAACCCCATTAGTAATAACGGCATCGTAGGTTGTATTACTTTCAATATCAGGTGTTATAGTAATTTTAACGTTTTGGATGCCCCACTCAGTAGCAGTACCAGTGGTGTGATGATTATTAACTATTATACTATCAAATAATTGTGATGTGTTGAAAACTATAATTACCCTTGTAGAACTAGATGTATTTTGTTGCCACCCATTATCTATATGTGCATCTATTAAGCTGGTATCAGTATCGAATAAATTAGCAACCTCGTATGGAGTAGAATGAGCCTGCCCATAGACTATGTAATCTGAAGGAATTAGTGGTAATTTAATACCTTCAAAATAAAAATCTACTTCTCTACACATTACTGCACTAGCGCCTCCCCAATTATCAGTTATATCTAATATCACTGATTTAGTTAGAGTTGCTGCGGGTTGTTCACCTAGATCTGTTACTGTATAATTATTTCTAAGAATTTCATCGGTAGGATATTCAAAGGGGTCGATCCAATCAATTGGTGCTATTCCTGATACCATTGTGCTGCTTCTATCTAAAACCTGGAAACCCTCATTATTACCTGAGACCCATTTTCTAGAATTTTTATCATAAAAAATTACACCCTCATAACTGGAGTTCCATACAGGGGTTGTCTCCATGGAGAACATGTTTTTGATATAGTTTATTAAGCCTATTTCCATATATTAAGCTTCCTCTTTTATTTTTATCCACCCTATACCATCTCCCCCCACCCAAGTATGTGTCTGAATGTCATAAAGGAGTACTCCTTCATAGTTAGGGTCCCATTCTGGTAAAATTGTGGCAAACATATTTTTAATGTAATCCTTTATTACATCTTCCATTACTGCTCATCCTTTTTTATCCTAATAAGTTCTAAATTCTTAAGCCATTCATCTATCTGAATCTTTTTATCAAATTTTTTAACTCCTTTAAATATAGTAATAATTTTTTCTAAAATTATATTTTCTATCTCCTCTAGATTATCTGAGGCTATTATATTAGTGGGGACTTCACGTTCTTCGCCGTTTGTTTCATAGGTTAAGTCTAACATATCGTCTATAGGTATATCATGAGTTATTGCTATTGAGAATAATAAAGTATATTTTTTCATAAACACGCTCCTTCATTTCTTAACCATTTATGTAACGAAACAATGTCATAAAATAATCCCATTTTTCTTTTAGTTTTTGTACTAAATAAATTAAATAATTTTATTTCGTAGCTAGCATTTATCTTTTCTTTATTGGTTAAAAAAGCTATTTCGCCTATGATTTTACCTTTAGCGTTTCTTAAGGTATTGGCTGACATTCTGGTTAAAATCTGTAAAAGCTCCGCTTGAGCGATTTGTTCAAAATTAGCTTCCCTAATATCTATTATATGGCTCATACCGAATGTCCAACTAGTTAACTGAGTCAATTCCTCTAGACGCTTAAACATATATTTACCTATTATAACACCTTCCCATTTATGGGTAATTATATTGGTAGCTCTATTTATATTGAAATCAATAGGCATATGAAATTACCTCCTTATAAAGTTTTTTTAACTAAATTAAAGTCAAATCATGTGACTAAAGAAAAACAATACTCTATACATATTATAGGTTAGTTAAAGAAGAAGAGTAGCACTAATCCCACCATCCTAAGATATTATTGTCTATATATTTAAATAATTTATGTATGTCTCTTGGTTGTTGTTCAAGATCTTCATAGTCATCTTTTTCTATTTTTTTTAATAACGCTACTGCTCTTTCCATTTGTTCCGCATATTCGGTAGAGGGCACACACATACCACGTAGTCGGTAACGTTTAGAATCCTGCTCTAATTTAATTTGTATCATATATAGTAAATATGTGTAATCAAACCATCTGTCATTCCAAAGGAACTTACGATATGTAATTATATTACTGACAAAATTAAGTGGGTGCCACCATAGCGTCTCAACTATAGTGTCTTTAAGTCTACTTAATGTCCAATAGTTCTCTTCTATCTTAGTATCTGCTATAAAAGGTAACTCAGTATACCAGTCTTCTAGTTCACTAAAGTTATCTATACTGTTATACCATTTAATTAATTTATCTTTCTTATTCATCGTTTTTTAATATATCCTCATATAGTGTTGTTAGTATAAGCGATCTTGTCTTTTTGTGTAGTACCATCCTGTGTTTATTTTTAGTAAAAAATATTCCAGCACTATCAAACCCCTTTTGTTTACCTAAACCTCTCCAATCAGCCACCAATTGTCTTACGTACTTCTCAGGCATTGGAACTGCATGTCCGTCAGACTTCACCCAGTAGTGCCAGTGATGTTTATTCCTATTTTGGTGGTGACACCATGCTGTCTCAAATAAACTCCGTCTAGGGCCTGCGTAAAAATGCTTGGTATAAGCTATAAACTCCGATGGGTAAAACTTAGATAAATCATGGGTAAGTGCATGCCAATATAACCCCATCTTAATACATTCAACCCCTACCCGCCATTTGTGCTCAATAAGATGATATAAGTATTTTAAATAAATCATTTATTTTCCTTTTAATCTTTCATCTCTGCCTTCTTTGGTTAAATAAGCACTGGTCAAACAATAAAACGAATACATTACACTAGTTACGTTCTCTGCAGCCTCTTTTAGCTCTGGGTGTTTTTGTACTACCTCATGTATCTCTACATATTCATGGAAATGATCATTTACCACATGGGCCCTATCCATTACTTCAAAATAACTAAATTTGTCCATTAGATTTCTCCTTTATTATAACATAAAACATAAATTTTATTTGTCAAGTGCATTCTGTGTTTTCTTCATTTAGTATAGTTCTAATAGCCATCAAAAGATCACTAGTTAGTACTGGTTTACTTAGAACTCCTTTAATTCCTATAGTTTTCCATTGCTCTTTAGTTACTTGTGTAGTATGGCCGGTACAAAGAACTATTGGTATATTAGGATTTATTTCAAGTATATGTTTAGACATTTCAGCACCAGTCATGATAGGCATAGTTTGGTCAGTTATTATTAGATTGTATTTAGTTGGTGCCTCTTCGAACGCAGCTAGTCCTAACGCCCCATTCTTAAATATATCTACACTATAACCGTACTTACCTAATATGGTTTGAAAAGCAGATACCACCATAGGCTCGTCATCTACTATCATTAGGGTTTCTGTACCTTTGAGTAGTTTTTTATCAGTAATTACTATTTTACCCTTTTCTTCCTCACTGAGCTCATTACTGATAGGTAAATAAACATGAAAAGAAGAACCTATATTTAATTCACTATAAACATCTATTCTTCCGCCAGCATTTGTTATTATTCCATGAACAATGGATAGGCCTAGCCCAGTCCCTTTACTTTTTACTCTAGTAGTAAAATACGGATCGAATAAACGCTCTTGTACCTCTTTAGTCATTCCAGGCCCAGTATCACATACAGATAATTTAATATAATTACCTGATTTTAGTCCTAGTTTTGGTACTAGTCCCTTTTTGTCGACAAAACTTTGTTCTACCACTACAGTTATTTCCCCTTGATCTACGTCACCAATAGCTTGATATGCGTTAGTTACTAAATTCATTATAACTTGATGCACTTGAGTAGGATCAATCTTAACACTATCTTTAGACTGTATGTCTATAGTAAGTTTTATAGATGAAGGGATAGAAGCTCTTAGTAGTTTCATGGCTTCTTTTATTACAAGGTATATTTTTAAGGGGGCTGGAGGAGCATTAGATGTTCGACTGAAAGTTAATATCTGCTGTACTAAAGCTGCTGCTCTCTGAGCACTAGATACTACCATTTTTAAATGTTTCCTGGCTTTATCTGGAGTCTCTACACTCATTTCAGCTAATTGAGTGTAGCCAAATATTCCAGAAAGGATATTATTAAAATCATGGGCTATACCTCCTGCGAGAGTACCGATAGCTTCCATTTTTTGAGATTGTTGTAGTTGCTTAGACATAAGTTCTTTTTCTTTAGCAAAATTATGTACAGTGGTAATATCTTGTGTAGCTCCAATGGCCTTCTTAACCTCCCCATTACTTCCTAGTAAGGGGGTAGCTATAACTCTTAACCATTTTAAAGTCTTAGTTTTTCTTGTAATAAGCTTTAATTGGATAGAGATTTTTTGTTTATTATTAAATAACTCAGTAAATGCCTCATCAATAAGTTCCTTTTGTTCTGAGAAAAATTCATTAATGAGTATATCAAGAGATATCTCCTCACCTATAGGAATCTCGTGCATATAGTAAAGTTCTTTTGACCAGGTTATAGTGTGTTTGTTAGTTAATTCCCAACCACCCACCTTAGCAAGTTTACTAGTAGTATATAAAAATTGTTCATTCTTTATTAATTGTTCTTCGGTTTGTTTAATATGAGTAATGTCTATGAAATTTACTATTATTTTTTTTAATTTACCAGTCATTGTGAATATTGGAACAGCGTTAACTAGTACCCAAGTGGTATAAGGCTTATCTGGCCTATTTATTCCCAATACTCTATCTTTTAGGGGCTTACCTGTATTTATTACTTTATTTACTGGGTAGTCCTTAAGTTTTATTATGGACAAATCCTCAGCTACAAAACTCCATTCCTCCGCTGTAACCCCCTTACCTATCATTTGATCATGAGTCAGTCCTAATATCTTTTCAGCCTCTTCATTACACATTATAATTCCAGTGTCTTTATTATGTACCACTATGCCTATAAGAAGATGCTCTAAAGTAGATTTATAGTCGGCCTCATTCTCTAATATATCTCTAGATTTTAATTTAATTTTTCTCTTAAAAAGTAAAGTAATTGTAAGCATTACAAATAAACCAAACATAGCGACTATACCAGCAATTTTTACAGAGTTTGGTATTACATTTTGTACATTAGCTTTCTTATGTAGCCAAGTATCTAGGGATTTGTAATATACAGAGTCATCGTCATGTTTCCATTTCTTTAGATAATAATCTATTGCCTCTAGTACATAAATATTTTTTCCTTCAGGAACAGTATAATAAATGAGGAAGGGACTTAAAACTATATTAGTTCGTCTAATTTTATGGCTAGTAGAATATGAGCCGCCTGCCATATTATTAGTGACTGCTGCATCTATTATATTAGCTCCCAGATCAGCAAATACTTTAGCATAATCTTCATAGTATCTGATATTACAAGATATCTCTAGTTTATCTGCATATTCCCTAAATATAATGCCATTTATATCTCTCCTCATCATGCCTACTGACTTATCCTTAAGATCGAATATACTATTTATCTTGGATTTTGTTGAAGAGAACACCTCCACCCACGTAGTCAGTACAGGCTCTTCGGTGTAATCCATATATTCGTCTCTTGTCTCAGTATAGGCTGTACTGGTCCATATGTCTAACTCGGAGTTGCTCATCATTTCTAGGCCTTTACTCCAGGTAGTGAATCTAAACTCTAATTTCCAACCCTCTTCTTTTGCTATCTCTTCTAATAAATCTACAAAAAAACCTTCAGTCTCTCCTTGTTTATTTAAAAAGATTCCAGGAGGGAAGTTAAATGAGCCTACAATCAGTACCTTTTCAGGCGGAGTGCTATTAATGATAACGGGAATTAGAAGTAGAATCAATATTATAATTATTTTTAATAAGTTTTTCATACACACCTTCCTTTTGATGAAGCACAAAAAAACCTCTAGTATAATTTAGAAATACTAATCTAATTATAAAGAGGTTTGTTTATTAAAGTAATTTATATATACTAGCTTTTACTATTTCTTAAAAGCAATTCTACCCATATTTTAGAATGTCGTTTTTTTAGTGTTTGAAGCTCATAGTAATCCTGTGTGTATTGTAATGAGCGTGTATCGTTACTATTACATAACCTTTCGCCTAGTTTTATCATTTGCTTACTTAATTTCTTGAATTCTTGTTTAAGCGTGGTAGTATCTATGGCTTCTAATGAGTTAGAAGGCATGGTAAGTTGGTTGTTAGGAGTATAAGGGCTCTTACCTATGGCTAAAGTAGTTAGACTACACAGAAGACTTATAATTATTATTAATTTAATCATACTTCCTCCAGTATTGATGCATTTAGTTCTTCTATGAAGCTATATAAACACGTAGAACATAGTATTATGGGACGTAGATGGTCTATTAACTCATCTTTATTATTTATCTTTATATATCTAGTACTTATACCATCACATTTAGCGCACCTTAGTGTTGAGTCCCTATACCCTGAACCCTGCCTATTATTCCTAAGTATTTCATATTTCATTGTGGTACCTCTTTTTTAATATCTACAAAATATTTTTATCGAATCATTTAATTTTATGTAAGTTGCCTCTATATTTTCATGTGTAAGTAAACAGTCACATAAAATACTTACTCCGGCTTCTGAATAATCTTTAACTTCTAAACTAATGGCAGTACCTACTCCTCTTTTCATTAGTTCATGTTTTATACGTTGAATAATTTTTGTCATTAATTCTCCTTTTATATTATAGTAGTTTTCTTACAGAAAGGGCAAGGTTTATTTCGTAACCTCCACGCTTCTTTCTTAGAATAGCCTATAAAACGGGCGTCTCTTCTACATTGGGTTTTCCAACAATCGTCGGTAATATCCCACCACCAAACACATCTATTTCTAGATTTTAATGTTATATAAAGTAATACACCTACTATACTGTATAATTTCTAATACTATTGACATACTTACCTCCTAACAATACATTTCACATTCTGACATAGAATGTTCACTTAGAAATTCTCCACAGATATCACACTTAGGTCCTTTATTGTTTGGGTGGTAAGTGTCCTTATAATAAAAGATAGGAAGTAAAAGTGCTACTATTGGTAACACTACTAATGATGCTAGTGTTATTATTCCTATTATATCATACATTTTTTGAGCCGTCCCCCATGTCCGGTTTATGCATAGGAACGAATACACTACTTGCAATGGGAGGAAACTTTTCTCCCTCTACTCCTGCATCTAGTATAGTGGTATAAATCCATCCCCCAGGCACTCGCATAACAATCATATTGGTAATGCCTGATGAGAAACTTAAAGTATCGTTTAAATTCATATTGAATTCTGTCCGTTTTATATTTGCCTCTTCGTCTACTCCAGTTACTCCAGTAGTTGATCTTTTTTCCATTAGTTTTTCCTTTTTCTTAAAGTTATACATTTATGTCCCAATTTTACTACATTTAAACAATATTTGCACCAATACCATTGATCGCTACTATTCTTTTTAGAGGCTATCATATCGTTGTCCACAGTTATTACATACCTCCATGCTGTATTCTTTAATAAATATGGTATAACCACACTCCTTACATGGACCACGCCCACTATCAGTGTTATATTTAATAGGTGCATTTTTTTCATTAATTCTTTTTCTCTTTGGTCTTTCTTTCAAAATAATACCTCCGTTACTAATTAGTCATAAATATAATATAGTACATAAAATTAATTTGTCAAGGGATTATTATATAGCAACGCGTCTAACGGCTCTAAATGAATGCGAAATGGTTTTCATAAAGTAGGGAATTGAGTCACATGTCTGGTTAGAAACACTACTTCATCTATAATAAGGTTAGTTTAAAATACAAAAAAAAACGCCAGCCTAATTAAAGACTAGCATTTTTTATGTTTAATATTTATACTACATTAATTTTTTATTTGTTTCCTTATATTTTTTCTGCTACATCTTTTAATTTTTTTATTTGTTTTAATACTTCGTTTACCTATATTAGATTTAGCTGCTATTTTCTTCATATCTTTCAGAGATTGAGCACTAAAATCACCCTTGAGTTCTTTTTTAAGTTTAGTAACACATTTAACATATTTACCATGATTCTTCCATCCGTTACTAGCAGGACAAGTATTCTCTGATATAGCTAGTAATTCTAATAATTCATTAGACACAGTTATATCATCAGTTAAAATAGTGTCTATTACATCATCGGTTAGAAGCTCAGGATCTATTTCAGGTTCTTCTACAGGAGGTGTTATGTCTTTATCCATAGGCTCTTCTTGAGGTAGTTCTTCTATTATACTAGTAGCCTTTATTGACACACTATCAAAATAACCACCTGAATTCTGTCCGCTAGTGATATCTAGGTATAGTTCAGTCTCAATCAACCATACCCTATTAAAGGTTCTGCCGGCTAGTCTGGGTTCGAATCTACTAGCTGGTAGATCCATGTCCTCCCACCCGTCAATATAGGTCTTATAACCGGTTATTCCCCAAACACTTTCCCAGATGACATTATTACTAGGGTCCACTTCTTGAATTATGATCTTAACTTTACCTGTTTGGGAGTTTTTATTATTTAGATAACTAAATGTCATAGCTAAGGTATCACAAGGCACGTCTAGATCGAACATTACCCCTGAAAAATGATACCACTCTGATATACCTTTAGTTAAAACAATAGATTTGCCTGTATAGAAAACCCCTTGTCTTTCGCCCAAAGGACCGTACTCCATAATTGTAGGTAAAGTGTCTAGTTTTAAGGTTTTGGTTATCACTTTAGCAGTAGAGTCATTACTTATAAGTTGATCTTTTATATAAGTTTTTTCTCCAGTAGTTGTGTTAATTATTGTATCTTCCAGAATAAGTTCTGTAGCTACAGTATTCTCTCCAGTGAGAATATAACCATTAAAATTTTCTGTGATGTTAATTTCTAATGCAAATGACGTTCCGTAAGTTAGAACAAAAAGTGCTACAACCATTAAACTGAGTTTTTTAAAAAGCATTGATATCTCCTTTATAATTAAAATTCTGCTTTCTTACTATTCAATAACTGTGCCAAGCGTGAAAGCCTTTGTTTAAAGGAGGTCTTAGAGCTATATTAAATAAATCTACTGTATTTTGTCAGCTAAGTTAACAAAAATTGTCAATTTAATATTTTCTTTCTATATAAAGAAGCTATAAATAATAACCCACACCCAAGAAGAACTAACGTGGTTGGTTCCGGAACCGTAGGTGTAAGTATTAATTGGTCCTGTGCATGTATTTTAAAAGCCGAATCTGTATATAAGTTAACTACTTGTACTGCCCCAGCATTTTTCCAATTAGATAAGGCAAAATCAGTCCTCCATTGTAGAACCTGACCCATATCCATATAAGTAGCCTCATATGTTAATTCTTCTTCTTCAAACCAAATTAAATTCTGTAAATCATACGCATCTTTATTAGAACCATCATACCCAAATAACGAATTAGTTTGAGATGAGATATATAACCAGGCAGTAAGATCTGATATAGGGTCTCCTGTTGAAGCCGCCCCTCCAGCCCCTCCTGGTATAGCGGAGTCACTTAATCCTCCTACATAAGTAAGCTGTGGCAGCGCTGAATTGATTTCTAGACAGAAAGACTTCCACTCATAACCGGTGTCTATATCGTACAAAGTAAATTCGCCCGCATTGGTCAAAGGATTATAATCGATTCCTTGAATGCGGTCCCCTATGTTGACATACGTCGGCGTAGCGTTTGTAGTTGTACTTATACATAGCACTAATAAAAACATGCTAATGTATGTAAGTAATTTGTTCATGATAATTCTCCTTTTAAATATTAATTTATTAGTACATAGTATCTCTATTATGTATTTAGTAGTTCTTATTAGTTAATAGGTCAGTTAAATGGATAAAAAAGTATCTATATTTCCAGTAAATGAAATAAGTGTATTGACAAATATGAATTAATGTATATATTATTAGTTATGGATAAGACCTATTTTAAATTTTGTAATTGTGTTATCAAAGTAACTACCCCTACCCCTGCAGAATTAGTGTTTACTGAAAATGTATTAAAATTTAAATATGCAAAATCCAAGCCAAACATTAAAATTACACATGTATTTAAATTACGAACTAATCCATTTAAAAAGTTAACTATTGTTTTTAAAAATAAGTATTGGCTTATACAAAAGGATAAAAATAATTTATATCATTATTATTATAAACCTTATAAAATAAAAGGTATAGTAAATGAAGCTCATACTGATTGGATAATACAGTTACCTAGACATATGAAACAACACTACGATAAAAACCTAATGAATAATTTATGTCTATTTTATTCTGATCAATTAATGTTTTACCCCTATTTAGTTAAGAACGAGGGCCTATTATTGCATGGTAATGGACTGACCAAAAATAATAAAGGAATTATTTTATTAGGTGACTCTGGGAGAGGTAAATCGACACTAACAAGGATGCTAGAGGTTGAGGGGTGGACTCTGCTATGTGATGATAGAACACTAGTCCTTAAAAACAAAATGTATGGACACTGGTGCCATGGTTCTTATAATAGAGCTAATAATGTGACCTCAGTAGTAGATAGAGTATATTATTTAAATCATCATGTTGATCCATTTATATTAAAAAAAACTAATGCTCAACTAGCTTTCTATAAACATAGTGTAGATTATTTAATGTTAACTAGAGAATATACTAATAGGATATTTAATACACTAAACGTAAAACATAGAGAATTATATTTTAATTTATCAAAAAATATTATTAAAAAAATAGAGGAGGATCTATTATGAAAAAAACATGGATAAAACCAAAGTGCCAAGCAGTATCAGAACTAATGAGGCCTATAGAAACAGTATTTATATGCAATTCAGGAGACTGGAAGCCTAAACCCCCATGGGAGCGGCCCAATTTACCAAGTATTAGTTTTCTTACTAGATGTAAAGAGGTTATATTGGGAAGGAGACCACATTCAGTATGAAAAAATTAATAATATTACTAATTGTATTACTTATAGGTACTTATTCTACCGCTTTAGCCTTTGATGGCGAAGATGCTTTAATTAAAGCTTTAATTAAAGGTAAGCAAATTAATTCTAAATCTGATGGACTAGGGTACACGCAAGATGATTCAGACATCCTTAAAACTGCATACAAAGCATTGTTAGCTACCAATAAAGACTATCCCACTTGTGAGGTCATGAAAACGTCAGTAGATTTAAAGTACAACCCGTATGAGGTTTTAGTTAATCTATACGCCGCAGACAGAAAAATAGACATAGATCAATTATGTATGTGTGCTACAGAAGCCGGAATAAGTAAGTCATTGATAACACAAGCAGCTGTTAATGGTATTAAAGACCAACGAGATGAAATACCACAGTCACAGTGCTTGCAGGAGGGCTTAGGTTATACTCCCAGTACAACACTTCCTAATTTCAAAGCTCGTCCCCAACAACCTGTATATTCTAGCTCTATTCCTAGATAATAAAACTTGATCACTAATTTGAGGCCTGTCGAATAAATAATACTTATGACAGGCCTCAATTTTATGTTGTGTGAAAACTTTTTAAAAGTAATAATTATTCTAAAAATGCAGTAACAAAGTCAGTATTTCTAAACGACCCTCTAGTTAATTTCATTTCCTTGCACGTACGACATTTTCCACAATTTAACCATTTAGTATTTTTAAAGTAAGGCATACGGCAGCTATGTGTTAGTCGTGCTAACTCGGGTGGTATTAACGTTAATAATTTTTTTTTGCTTCCTACTAATGTCGGGCACATTATATCAGGCGTTAATTTTATAAGGTGTTCTTTCCTATATAAAAAATAACAATTTTTTATAAACTCATAAGGTATACCACCAGGTTTGTACGCTGGACCACTTGATCCTACAATGCCGAGATTGAGTACAACTCTTTTACAGGGCATGTTCAATGCAACACCACACAGTATAGGTAGATAATATCTATAATCATACGACATAAATCTCTTCGAATCCTGCCTCACATCACACACAGATTCGGAGTATGTAAAAGTATAGCTGTCTCGTAGCCAATCAAGTATATCTACAATAGCTAGTCGTTCGGCTATATCTCTACGTTCCCTATTAATAAGATTAATATGGTGTATATGTACCGGCATGCTACCTTCTTGTAGTTGCAAAAAAACAGCGCAGGTACTATCAAAACCTCCCGAGAATGAGACTAAATGATGTATCCCCATAAATAGTATTTTACCTCAACAGAGTAATAGTGATTTATATTAAAGAAATAGAATAAGTAAGTCTAATTTGCATAGGTCTATAAGAACCATCACCAAAAGCTATTTCTAATCTAGCATCGCCGTACATATCCCAAGCAGCACCTGTCCAACTTATATCACCAAACGCATTCCAATTAATTGAATTGGTACGGTCCACCCAAATATTGGATTCAAGTAGTTCTATTTTTGAAACTAAACTACTATAATTAGTATTTAATACATTACTAAATTCAAAGTTGACGGGTTTTGTATCGTAAGCATAATCAAAAGGGAATGTTGTTGGGCTTTGATTCTCATAAAAGAGTACAGAACTACCTACACCATCATTTCCTTGAACCATATAAGTTTCCATATTACTGTCAGAGACTTTAAACTTTATATTGTTGCCAGTATCACCGGCTAAAATGGAATTACTAGGTATACTGCTTGTACTAGGTCCTATAGCATTAGTTGAGGTAACTGTAAATGTATAATTTACACCACTAGTAAGTCCTTCCACACTAATTGTACCGCTAGTAAAATGGTCATCTACATTAGTTACTGTACCTGTAAGTCCTCCAGGTGAAGATGTTGCTGTATATTGTGTAACTACAGGGTCAGCTGTTACATCAGGAGTAACTACTATTATTGCTGTAGTCCCATTTATAGATGTGTCAGATATAACCGGAGCAATTGGGACTGTCGAAGAACTCTCGCCCTCGCCCTCACCTTCGCCCTCGCCCTCACCTTCGCCCTCACTCCCGTCATAAGGCATATCTGGACTAGGCCAAGGTATTACACCTAATTTAGGGGGATACGGCGGTAAGTGGTCAGGCTCCTCTTCAGGTGCTCCTGGCCATACAGGGTAACCTTCCCAATCTTCATCTGGTGGAAACCAGGCAGGTATTGCCCCACCAGCACACCATAAAGGTTTAAAATCCTCACTTGGATTAAATATTTCAGCTAATGTAGGTCTACAATAACCTAATTTTGATAACCCCTTTACATTATTTATTATATTATAAATACCTGATAATTTCCGCATGCTTTCTCCTTTTTGTCTGTTTATTTTAAAACTATTCACATATTTCAATTAAAATATGTGGCTGTGTAATATAGTGCTACACCTATATATAGGTTAGTTTAAGATTTCGCTGGGGCTAAACAGATAATGGGAAGGATTTTTTAACGACAAAATTAGACTATGGTTATATGACCACGATGTGAGGTACTTAAGGTATTATATAACAAGATAAGGTGTAAAACATGTAATAGTATATGGTAAAACTAGTACTAATCTGTGTAGTAATTAACACTAGTTTTACCTAATCTAGGAGGGAATGGATACACGCACACATAAGAATTTAAAATATACTTACGCAATGATACTGAGTTCAAGTAAGACGTTCTAATGTAGTGTGTAATCTATCTACTTTCTTAATCTCATAATCTTTGTCTACACCATCTACCCATGCTTCAATTATTAAATTAGTGTAATCTACTAATATTTCTTGCAGTTCTTCTATTTCTTTTTTATTCATTGTCTACTCTCTCACTTAATAGTTTTAATACTACTTCATATTCTGGCCAGTCTTTTTCAATTACTATACATTTAAGTGTACCTCTACCAGCTGCCTCTCTTTCTATATTAATACCGCCACAAATATCTACTAAATTATCCTTTTGATTGTTATATAGATACTTTTTTATATCTTTTTCTTTTAATACTACGTATCGTTGTTCTAGTTCCATGTTGTTCTCCTTAGAATTTATCGTCGCTTGCTTTGTCTATTATTTTATATAGTTTAGTATCCTTATATGTAATACCTAATAATAATAAGGGGTAGCATACCAAATCATTAATTATAGATAGTATTAGCCATATAGATCCTATTATCACTCTGAGTGGCCATATGATCGCTACCCAAGCATCCTTAGGTCTAGCATCCCTATATTTAGTATCTACACTAGAAAAGTCAGTCTTACAATGGTAACTAGTAGTGCTATTTGATATAGAAACACCACACCCTATTAAATAGATAGTTACTATTAGTGTTATTACATATATATATTCCATCATTTGTTCTTCCTTTTTTTATTATGTTTTTTAGGTACTTTATCCCATGCTTCTTGTACTTTTTCTGGATTAAAAGCTCTAATATCAGCCGCGTGTTTCTTTTTGAATTTATTTCTTAGTCTTTCCATTTTATTAGCTAGATAGTGGTGATAATTAAGTGGGCACTTCTCACTGACGCATAAATGATTAGGGTTGGCATGGTAGATGCATGTAGCCCCCAGTTTATGTCTGCACCAGAAACTACTTTCAACTATTTTCCAATCTTTATCATAATCCATCTTCGTAAGCCTCTAGTTTTTGAAATCCATTATCTACTATTAGTTTTCCTAGGTCATTTCCATCTTCTAGTTTTACATAAGCTTCATATCTATTATATACCGCCGATTTTACCGATGTTAATACTATTTGTTTGTTTTCTATTAATTCTTTAACGAAAGTTGTTGCTAATTCCCCATGTACTCTTTCTGCTCTAGTCTTTGGTCTCCACGTTTCAGGTGTATCTATATCTTTTAGTCTGAATCTTTTTTTAACTGCAGTTTCAAAGCCTAAATCAACTACAGCATCGAAAGTATCCCCGTCTACTACTCTTAGAACTGTTGCTTTATAGTTATACATGTTTTCTCCTTATAGTTTTATCTCTATATTCAACTCTACTGTGTATTGTTTAATAGTTTCACTTATAGCAGTTATATCTAGTAGTCTATATCCTAGGTCATCTACGTATACATCTGTTTCTACATGAAAGGTAGTAACTAGTCGGTAAATATCTCTTGTTAATTGATCTCTTTTTTCTTTTATTTCTTTTACATCCATTACGAGTACTCCTCTTCTACATCAGTTAAAAATTTAATCATATAAGTGGCTAGTTCATCTATTTCTTCTTCACTAGCTCGTTTATCCTTCATTATAACAGTACTGATACATTTATCTAAACTTTCTCTTAGTTGTTTAGCTGTAAAAGTAATATCTTCTTCAAATCTACATATACATAATACTGCTGTATCACAGTTTTCAGTGTCTTCGCTTTGTACTTGCCAATATGTGTACCAATAACTATTTCCCCATCTTGAATAACTCATTATAACTCCTTATATATATCTTAATTATTTATACTAGATTTAGCTAGTTCGTGATATGTACATCCTGGTTGTTTATGTACTTTTTTATGACATTCCTTACATAAAGTTATGCAATTGTCTGGATCAGCAGATAACATGGGATCACATGATTTTGGTTTAATGTGATGGCACTCGTGTGGTCCTTCTGTATTAAGACACTTTTGACAAGTATAGTCATCTAGTTTAAACACTAAATGTCTTACGTATGCTGGGGCCTCTTCTATTAGACTGTTACCACCTATTAAAGTTTCTCTATTGAATATAGGACAAGTATATTTACAAATATCTGAACAATACATAGCATACTCACCTTCTCCCAAAGTATTTAAAGCATATACCCTAGTACTTATTTTTTTATTAGTAGTAATATGATATTTACCACAATATCTACATTTAATCTCTAAAGATATTTTATCATCAGCTAATCTAGGGGATTCTTCTATTGTGAGTTTGTCTTTATAGGTATTGTATTTAGCAATAGCTTTTTCCCAATTCTTTTTTACTTGTCTTATAGATTCATAATTTTCTTTTATATATTTTTCTATTTTATCTTTATTATCTCTACTATACTTCTTAGCTCGTGCTCTAATTTTATGTCTATTTTCATAGTTATACTTTGTTTCTTGATTTTTAATTTCTTCCTGATGTTCATGTCTATATTTTTTTTGTGTTACTCTAATTTTTTCTTTATTTGTTAGTCTCCATTTTTTAATAGTGTCTACATATCTATGTCTATATTTTTTAGCCTTTTCTCTTATTAGATCTCGATTGTTTTCTCGATATACTCTTTGAGACTCTCTAATTTTTTCTCTATTTGCTATCCTGAACTTTCTAGCTCCTTCTCTAATTAGATCTCGATTGTTTTCTCGATACTTTTTTTCCTTCGTTTTAAGTTTTTCTACATGTTTTTCTCTATAGTTTTTATTATATATTCTTTCTTTTTCTCCATATTGTTTAGGGTTTTTCTGTCTTTCTAAAGCGTCACATTGTCTACATTGAGATTTTGTACTAAAAGTCCAAGAACCTCTATTAAATTCCCACAATGCTTTATGTTTTTTACACTTTGTACATATTTTCCACATTATTGTCTCCTTATAGTTTTTTAGGTGGCGCAATTGGTGCTGGAGGTCTATAATCTACAAACTCTTTTCTTTTCCGTAAAAAATACAGATCCGCGTGTTCTTTGCTAGCACCACAAGCTTTACATAAATATACATCAATAATACGATTATTAGATTTAGGAAGTATAAAACTTTTATACCCATATTCACGTCTGAATTCTTTACAGCATTTATGGCATGTGTTCCAAGTAAACCAGGTGAAGATCCTTTCTGATACTTTGCTATCCTTCATTCTTGTTACCATATTTAATTCTTTCCTCTAGTTCTTTTGTTAGTTGTACTGCTTCTATAGTTTCATACTCTTTAATTACTGCTTTAACAACCCTATGCCATCCATCTACTATAAGTCCCTCACTATTTAAAATTATAGGGTGAGAAAAATCAGCGTTTTCTACCTTTTTAATGTGTACTATCATATCCCAAACAGTATCTTTTTTCCAATATAATTTACTTGTTATGATGTCTTCAGTGATAGGTAGATAAAATATTGGAAGATCTTTAGCTAATTCATGAAATACAGATGAATGTACTTTCCTACCGTCTTTAAATATAAAATAATTAGTATCCATATATCTCCTATTTACTTTTTGTTAGTATTGCTAGGATTATTAAAACACAAAATATACCTAGTACGAAGTAAACACCTGATGGGGATTGTAAATGTGCTCCAGTGGCAAGTCCTATCATTAAGCACCTCCAAATGTATCCTTAATTCTATTCATAGTAGAATTATTAATTATATTATCTTTACATTTAAAACACATATTCATATAGGAAGCAACAAGTGCCTTCTCATCTTCTGGATGTTTAAATGCTAGTAACACGTACTCTAGTCTTTCTTCGTCTGTGTACTCATCACACATCTCACAAATTAATTCTCCATTACATTCCTCATCGTATGGCCCTATTACTTTTAATATAGCGGTTGGCATGTTAGTTCTCCTCATTTACTTTTGAATTAATAAAAAATGTTAATACTACCTGCATCAGACTTGCTAACGCATATATCCCTAGACCTACTAACCAGAATGAAATAAATAGCTTACCTACAAACATAGCTACTATAAACATATCTAGTATTGGATTACTACCAGTGATTACTGGAAACATTGAGTTTCCTCCATATAAATACTACTAAACAACAACCTACACATATTCCTATTACTGCTCCTACCCCTTCAAATAAATAGTCCCCTAGTCCAGCAAATACTCCTATTACACCCATAGATGCAAGTCCCAATACTAAATACATAAGTCCTTTTAATAGCATCAGTCCTTCATCGAAGGGTTCCTTAGTTATTTGCTCTACTTGTTCGACTACGATCTCTTTAGGAGACGGTGTTTTTCTTTTTTTTCGTTTAGGTTTAGCTTTATACCCACTTCTCTTTCTTATTTCAGCTATTGAGGGTTGTGCTGTAGCGTCATAGTACCAGCTACCACTATAGCTTTCACCAGCTCCACAGTTCAAGCACCTACTTGGGGTCCATGAACCACTAAATATCTTCGTACTTTTACATTTCCCGCACATTTCTGTCATTATAGTGCCTCCATACAGTGTTCACAACCATCATCACTACCTAGTGGCCATCCACATTTAGTACAAAAGTTAATATTAGATTGTTTAAACTCTTTTAGCTCTTCCTTTAGCATATCTTCAATTGCCTTATCCTCTAGTTCCTTTGCTGTGTATACTTTTATTACAAAAGGTGGAGGTTCAGTACCTGTCCATGTAGTTATATATTCCATTATTTCTCCTTTATTGGTACAAAGACACACCCTCTGCCTGTTCTATAAATTAATCCGCCAGGAACTCTCGTAATAGCAGTAAAGTGACTACCTGTTTCTATAGTCATAGTAGTATTTATCCCTAATGTGTCGACACTGCTTTTATTCTCTATTACTTCTTTTTGTTTAATTTCCATATTGATAGCAATACTATTGGTGATATCATTAGTAATCCAATCCAGGAATGCTGCTAGTGATACTATACCTATTATTAATACCATAATCCAACCTATTGTACTTTTTTTTGTTATCATCTCTTTTCCTTTTAGTAAGTACACTCATAACAAGAATACCTAGTGTGTATGTTAAACATCTTCTTTGTTCTAATCTTTATACCACACTTAGTAACATCCTTATGAGGTTCACATACATGGTTTAAGTTATCTACTCCAATACAATCGATATACTTTTGGCAGCGCTTCTTCTTTTTACTCATCGTTTCTTTGGAGGTGCTGATGGTTTCTTAGGTTTAGAGTCTCTGAACTCTTTATGGCACTTATGACATTCGTTCCATTCAAACCATGTGAATATAGGTTGTTTTTAATTCTTGTTACCATTGCTTTTCCCTCTTCTGTAATAAATGCCTATTAGCCATTACCAGGTCCATGTAAATCTTTATTGTCATACCCTCGCCCGTGAATATCATGTTCTCGTTCTCTATTGTCCCCTCGAAATACTTCTTGTTTGGGTTTAGTTATATGGAATAACTTACATCCAGCGGAATTGCACCGTTTTGTACCTCTATTATTTTTACAGGCTTTTGATCTATACTTTCTTTTTGGATAAAGATAACATTTAAATTTACTCATAATTTTCTCCTTTTCTGTTTTTGTATACCTATATTATATGTACTAAAGTTGGTTTGTCAAGTATAAAAAAAGGGTAATACCTATTTAATAGTACTACCCTTTAATCTTGTATGTATATATGTTTAATTTTTTATCTGTCAAATAATTTCCAATTACCCATAGAACACCATACACCGTCTGCATATTGAGTAGTTGTAAATATCAGTCTATAATACCTATAAGTACCAGTAGGGTCTAAATTCATGTATTGCCAACTCATCATTGGGGGTCTAATGTCCAAAGTAGAACCATCTAGTAACGTGGTCCAATTAGTCTCATCATTGGACCCTGTTATTAAAAAAGTCTTTGGCATTAAATATGCCGGGTAACTAGTTGAATCCCAACCAGCTAAACCTACTTTTCTTATTCGTTTACCCACCCCAAAATCAATTTGGGCCCATTGGGTACCGTTAATTGATCCAGCGCCATTTTCAAGGTATCTACCAAAATCCTCCCAAGCAAGTCTATATAGGTTTTGGTCCCCATTCCACGCCGTATATGTATGATTAACAGTGTTAGCTTTTATAAATCCGTCCACGGCAGGATCATCTAAATAAGGACTGTCTAATAAATCTGTGGGCCATACATTTAATATCTCAGTAAAATCTTTGCTAGTGAAGAATTGACCAATAGTTGGCCGAACAAACCCTTCGATAGCCTTACCTCTCATAGTAGTTTGTTTGATATTAAAAAGTTCTGACATATTGTTAGGTCTATTGGGGTTAGCGTATCCTTTATAAAGTAGAGATAATTCATCAAGTTCAAAAACTTCTGTCCAAAGTGCTTCTCCTTTAGTAATACGAATATTATCAAGATACCCATTAAGATACCGATCACCTGATTTATAAGATCCTATATATAATGTACCTAAAAATGCAGGCATGGGTGTAGTTATTTCAGAAGTTTCTTCTTTAAGTAAGTTACCATCTCTATAGATTCTAAAAATACCATTATGTCTTACTAACGCCATATGATACCAAACGCCGCTGGAAATAGTGTCTGCGATGGTAATGTCAATACCTGTAGTATAAAATCTCCAAACTGTACCATCCCTCCAAAATTGCCACCTTGTTGTTGCATCATTTTGTTCAATCAAATGACTATTACCGTTTTCCCCATCTATAAAGTTTATCCAAAAATCTATAGTAAAATCCTCTAAATTAAATTGAAAGGCTGATGTTGCTGGTAAAGTTAAATCACTTAAATGATCAAAATACAAAGAGCCTGTACCAAACTGTTTGATACTTGTATTAACTGAGACCCCGTTATTGGTAATAGTGTGGGTACCAGTTTCATCCTCAATCGTTAATTCACCATCAATAAATAAATTTCCTAAATTTTGTGTCATAATTTATTTCTCCTTTTATATTTTTCTGGCGGGCTAACACCGACAGGGTACTACCATAATTAACTTTTACAATTCTGAGTAAGATATAGCTGGTGACCATCATGAAATAAAAACAGGTCCTCTAATTTATACATAGGTTTGTTTATTAAATAAATACTGGGATAATCCGAACAGAATATTTTTTCGGCGGGCGTGCCTTTCAAGGTGTTTGAGTTTGTTGTTTAAATTACTAAGATAATTATGCATGTTTGCCCCTTTTCCCCTTTTCCCCTTTTCCCCTTTTTTTATATAGTACTGGTTGTAAGACCTACTACTTATATAAATACTACTCTACATACTAGATACTAGATACTAGATAGGATAATACTACTATGATGGTCACTACCTGTATAACTGGATCAAAAATAAAATGACAGGGACCACGCGCCGAGTTAATCATGGTCGGAACCCTATTTTAACCCAAATTTATAGCCTTAGGGACCACCTCGATGAAGAGTGTTGTTTACATATACAAGTATACATTATAGGGCCCCCCGCCGCCACTGACGGAGTCCCTCAAGTTACCTGTTGGCAAGTGGCAAGCGGGCTGCTAGGTATACGCCTCGTTGCCCTTCACTTTTTGTTTCCCCCTCCCCCCCCC